CTTTAGCTGATTCGCTTTTGGGTGCAAACTGCATTTTGAAAGATTTAAATTCTTCGTCGTTTTCAAACGACTTAGAGAGACTAAATAATGTGTTTTGATTTGCGGGTACTGACACTACTGAAATTTCGTGCAGTTCCAACTCCTTTACCACAAACAGCTCTGCAGCTGAATTGTACTCCGCATCTACAATGCGAAATCCGATACTAAAAGCTGTTAATACGCCGTCTTTTACAAGTTTATAAACATCACCAGCTGCAGAAGAAATTCTTGCTTTTACAAGCAGTCCTCTTTCGTCAACTTTGTGTTCTACCATTCTACCGATAGGAGCGCTGTGATTATGGTATGCCAAAATTACTGGATTTTTCAAATAATTTTGAATACCTTTTTCCCAAACGCTTACAGGAACAATGTCGCCCTGTCTATCAACGTCAGTAGTTGAAGCATAACCTTTGATGGTTAACATTTCAACGCTTTCGTCTGTGGTAGTAGGTTCACTCTTAGTAAAAGAACTGTTTACATACAGCACTTTATTTTTATCTACCATAAATACCCCTTTTATTGCTGATTATCTGTTGGCCTACCACCTGTTGACGGATCAGCAGCCGAACCAGCAATATTAGCTGGTATTCTTATTTCGTCACTACCATCTTTTGGTTCATAACGTAATTCTTTTCTTGCTTCATTAGCTGTAATTATTCCACCATTTACTAATGCTTGATAGTAAGCGGCTTGGTCTTTTAATTCTGGTTGCAGTGCAGATACCGAAGCAGTAATTGCGTCAACATCATAACCGTAATATCGTTCTAGTGCAGACACGAACTTACGAACTACTGGCATTACTGTTTCTAAATAGAATAGTCGTAAATTAGGCGAAATATTAGCATTGTTTCCACCAGCTAATAAAATAGGCGGTATCCCAATACATTGCATAATTAGTTCGTTGTGTGTTTTAATAGACTGATCAAAGTCCATGTCTTTGAAGTTTTGGTTTGATACATTAGCAGGTTTCAGTCCTGAATCCAAAATTACAGGACGCTTGCCGCCTTGTTTAGTTGAATATTTCTGTAACCAGTATTGTATTGTTTTTTCTTTTGCAACTTGTGAAAGTGTATTTTCTGAAGTTAAAACTAAACCAAATACAGCTCCATTATCGAAAAAGTTCTCTTGAAACTCTTTCATTGCGTATAAGGTAGCCATTGATCGTTGTGCTGCTTCTAAGCGCGAAGCGCCTCGATATATCGATTGTGAATTCAAATCACGGAAGTGAAATACTTCTGATTCTTTAAAATCAACCATGCCGTTGTAACGATAGCCACGAATAAACGTTTTGGTATCAGTTAAGATTTCTACCGAACCTGCAGGCAAGTGATACATAAATACACCATCAAAGTGTACGAACACATTACCTTCTAGGATTAGGTCTGTAAAAATTGCTTGGCGAAATTCTTGCGTGCTTTGATAAGGATTAGGTCTAAAGTTTAAAAGTGTGTTCAGCGACTTTTGACGAACTCCAGCAACTACGCCTTCTGAAATCTTATCTTTTACGTCGTAATCAAGTGAAGCAGCTGCATTAACAAGCATACTTACCGAACGATTAACCGACTCTAATTTTTGGAAAGCTTGACGGTATGTTACCTTAGCTTCTGAACCAATTTGTGTACCTGCTTCTTGAGCAATACGTGTTTGTGCTGGATTAAGTTTTTCAACAATCCAGTCTGTAAATCTTGACATAGTTTTCCCTTAAGTAAACTCACTGAAAAAACTACCAAAGCTCTTTTTAGGTATTACAACTGTTTCAACAACTTCGCCTGTGTGTTTTGATCGCTGTGTCTCAATCCAATGAGCCTGTTTCGGTTCCGAACCAGGACGAGGAGCTTTACCGTAAACACTATGCAGCGCTACATGATGACGATTACAAAGGGTGTAAACTTGCTCATATAACTCTGTATTATGCTCTTGAATAAACTCGTCTCGCACAGCTAAAATACCTGCGTCTGTTGAAATATCATAGCCCTTGGCTTCGGCCCATTTATCTAGGAGTATAGTAACTGAGTGTAGGTGGTGCAGTTCTAAGTCTTGTGAACCCGAACATATAAAACACCGATCTTTCTTTTCATAGGCTGCTTTAGCCCTGTCGCGAACCCATTTTACAGGTATTCGCTTATTTGTATTCTTTGCCATTGTTTTTAATGTGCTGGATAACATCTAAGTGGAACAAAATGCACCACAATTACCTAGTATTATAGCCTAAAAGCAACAAAAAGTCAATGCACAAATTTCTGCTGCTATTATACAGTATAGGTATACAGTGCATAACGAACTGCATCAGCCATGTGACTATAATCGTCGTGCATAGGTCGTTCACGTTGGAGCCCCTCACGTTGATCCCAGCGGTACTGGTCAAACATAGCCCGTACGTTAGTGCAATGTGGGGCAACTTTTAATCGACCTTGCTGTAACAATGTCTGCACATACGCGATGCCTGGTAGTACATCTTTTTTGGCTTTGGTAGTTGAAATGTTGTAGAGATAGGCAAGGTCACCGGCAAACTGTGCAGCTGCCGAGTCAATAAATGTAACTTCAACACCATGACGCTCATTCATTTCAGTAAACGCTTGAGCATGCTCTGCAGTAGTCTTTTCTGACATTAGGTATTCGTCGACAATATAAAAGCAATCACGGTTCCAATCGTACACGATAGCGCAATAAGCAGTAGCGTCTCGGTAACCAGGGTCGCATCCAGCAAATGCTTCGCCTTTAATATCTTCTGGAATTTCAATAACATCTGTATCCTGTAATGTGTAAATCTGACCCTCAAATACGGAAAATGAGGCTAAGTATTCTTGTTCGAACTCGGACTTTGACATTGATCGACGTGCTTCAGCAACGTCTGACTCAGCCATGCGAGTATTTTCTGTGTAATCAGCTTGCAAGCTAATCCACTCGGGGAAACCTGGATCAAAGCCACGATTCCAAAATTGTGAAAACCAGTTGTTACGACCACGAGGTGTGGAGATAAAAATGGCTTTGGCTTGAGGCTTGTCTAAGGTAGGTCGCAGGGCAACATTAAAGGCGGCTTCACCGCCTTCGCCTAGGGCAGCCTCGTCAAATATAATTAGGTCATATGATCGACCAACAGTACTATCAACGGTACTAAGAGAACCCATACGAATGGTAGAACCGTTGCTGAGTTCGATAATTTTGTCTTTGAGGTTGTCACGTGCGACTTCGAGGTCGAAGTGCTTGATAAGTTTGCGTTGGAGTTCAAAGGATATTGATGATAAGTTATAGTTTGGTGAAATGATTAAGACATTTGACCCTGGGACTAAGGTAACAAGTTGCCCAATAATATTGGCAATATAAGTTTTGCCTAAACGCCTGGCAAGGGCAGCACAGATAAACCTGTACTTGGGATCGTTGACTGCGTTAATTAAAGCAATCTGTGGACGATTGATCGTATCGTATACATCTAGTAACTTTAAGTAGTTTGTTATGGGTAGCTTAATAAACCTCTGTTGAGGATCAAACTCTTGTATAACATCAACATTGATATCTGGTCGTGAGACTACTAACATTAATATTTTCCTGAGGCAAGTACAATCTTGCAGATGTGTTCTAGTCGCTCAATATGTTCATAAGCACGCCAAGGTGATGTGTCAACAGCAATTACTCCGTGTCTGTCCATTCCTACTATGTTGTACTCAACGCTACCACTAGTTTTGTTGTAGCCTAGTGCATTAATACAAGAATCTGCTAGTTCTTGTGATATAGGTGGCAGCATCGGAACATTTGGTGCTACACTAGTATATCGGCTGAGTTCTGGGAATTCTTTTAAGAGTTCAGGTAGTTGAATACCTGCATACATTGCGGCTACAGTATATGTTGGGTGAAAGTGTAAAATTACTCTGACTTCAGTATCAATCTTCTGCTGAAGTCCAAAGTGCATTGGCAACTCGCCTGAAGGCTTTAAATTTTCGCTAATGTCTGTATACTTTAGTGGGGTTGCGTATAAACCGTAGCCAGTGGATCTAAGACCCATCTTTTTAAACTGATCAGGCTGTAAGGTCTGTTTACGTGTTCCCGTAGGCGTAACGTAAAAGTGGTCACGATCTTGGTGACGTATTGAGGCGTTGCCGTCTCGACTTGTAATCCAGTTGCGCTTATAAGCATCTGTTATTACTTCACAAATTGTTTCTAACATTGTTATACCTTAGGTCCGCTAAATATTTGAGTGCTGTCTGTGCCTGTACCGAGTACACAAGCTAGTTGGTCATTAAATTGAATAATTGTCCACGTACGAGTTTGTGGGTTAACAAACACGCTGTACTTTGGTACTTCCGCACCAGGCTCAATACCTAGCCACATAGGTGTTTCCTTATAATCATTGCCCGCTAGTCCCTGCAGCAACATTTTAGTGTCCACACAACTTACAGGCTTTTGTACGATGATTGGTTGTGCTGATCCTAGAGCGGGTATTAGTAAAGCTAAAAGTAAAATATATTTCATTGTGTGCTTAGACGCCTTCACCAGAGATCAGCTTTTGTACTAACTGTGAGTATTTTGATCCGTCTAAACCTTCGTTGATTTGAACGTTGACTTGCTTTTGTGGCCCGGTAGCTTGTTGCGCTTTGGCTAGCTGAATCTCGCGATCTAACAAGTCCATTGACATTTTATGGGACATTTGCAGCAATTCTGCAATGTCTTTGGTAGACCCTGTTTGCGATTCTTCTAGTTCTGAAAACTTTTGCTTGATTAGTGCATCCATAGCACGTCGCATCAAAAAACGATTGTTGTAGCCTGAGTCAAAGAATACTGAATCAATATATGATTTTACTTCGCGTCGGGCTAAAAGGTTGGTGACGATTTCTGGATCTAGGTCTAGTTCTTGGGCAACGGCTCTGGCATCATTAAGTTGCAGGTAGGCATTGGCAACTTCTAAGGCTTCGGGTGAGATGCGTACTGTTTCTGCAGGTAAATGAGTAGTCATAATTATGTCCTTTTGTAGTGATTATACCAGTTTAGGGAGATTTAGGCAAGTCTGGATTTTGGCACCTTAGGGTGTTTGCAAATTTTCCTTAAATAGGCCGTGTCGGGGGGCCCATATACCCTAGGGGGTATACGTGTCCGATAACCGCCCCAGTCTGCAAACAAAAGTATTCATTTAAGCTGGCACGATTCTTGCTAGTCGGGATAGCATAGAGTAAATAGTTATGCAAAATTTGCATAAAGGGGTTGACCTCACAAAAAACACGTGTAAAATACATTCAAGAGGGAAGCAAAGGGCAACCCCCCCAAACTGCAAACAAAGGTACTCAAAATGGCAAAATCTATTAAAACCCCAATGGAAAAGTTCTTTTCTGATTCTATTAAATGGGCGAAATCTAGATCAAAAAAAGATGGTCGGGGTTTTGATCTTAGAATTACCCCTACATTTTTAGAGGGTATGTTCAAGGGTCAAAATGGTTTGTGTGGGTTAACTGGGCAACAAATGGAATTGGTGCGAGGCGGTGATTGGTATGGTGATAAAAACCCAATGGTAGCTTCTATTGATAGAATCGACCCTTCATTAGGGTATACCCTAGATAATATTCACCTTGCTTGCACTAAGTGGAATACGCTGAAAGGTGACATGAGCCTAGATCAATGGTTTACCCTGTGTCGCATGGGCGCAACACATAGCACTCTGCAATTATTGAGCAAGCAAGGTTGGCAGGGTTAACCCGAAAGGGTTTTCCCTTAATAGATAATATAATCGGAGATAATAAAATGACCAAAGACGAATTAAATAACTTTGTATTAGGTGACGTATTATATGCAAAATATAATAACGATCAGGTAATAGAATTTAAAGCATTTTGCGATAAGCATGATATTGGCTTTAATACTATATCTGAGTATCGTTCTGCTATTGCACAATATTATAATGGAGAATAAAATGGATTATCAAATCGTTCGTGAATATATGATGAGAAAATACCCTTCTGCATTATATAGTATGGCAAAGGGTAATGATTGCATTTGGGTTATGATTAATAACTTGAATATGTATTTTATTGTCAAAAATAATAAGATAATCAGGATAGATATTGATTAAGGGTAAACCCTTATAATCAGGGAAAGACCCTGATCCCAGTAGGGTTATCCGCTTTGCGAAGTGAGTACCCACTAACATTGGGCGAAGTGAGCGCTCACTTCTGCGATTTGGGCGCACGAATTTCGTGCGCCAGTGTGGTAGTTAGAATTCTTTCCGTGCGGGCGTTTCCGCAACCAGTCGCTTTAAGCGACTGTTGTTTTTTTGCCACAGTTTTTGTTACAAAAAATGAATACCTTTGTTTGCAGGATTTTTTAGAAACCAAGGTACTCAGTTTTGGGGCGCCAAAATTATACCACACTGCCCACGGCTTGTCAATAGGGATAAACCCCTATGTTGTATTTTAGCACACTTGAACTTTTTTGGTTTTTTCTGCTATAATAAACACATGATGAAAGGGAAAATGACAATGACTAAATATGCAAACAAATTAATTCAAGATATTTTATGCGCTATTTTATTTGTTGCTATAGCCTTTTTGCCATTGTGGATATGGCTTGCATTAATGAAGCCATGATGTTAAAATTCATTCTTACTAGGAGAAAATAAGATGACTACCAAAACTGTAAACTACACGCCCGAGCAAACTGCTCGAATGGTTGCCGACTATCAAGCTGGCACTAGCGTTGAAACCATTGCTGAAACATTCGGCAAAACTGTTCGTTCTGTTGTTGCAAAATTGAGCCGTGAAAAGGTTTATGTTGCTAAAGCATACAAAACGAAATCAGGCGAAACACCTATTAAAAAGGACGTTCACGCTGATTTTATCGGTGACGCATTAGGCTTGACTGAAGCTGATACAGAATCACTCACTAAAGCAAACAAAATTGCTTTAATGAAAATTGCTGATTTTATCAAGGCTGAAAAAACCTTGTAAACAATGGGGCTTTGCCCCTTGTTTTTCAAAATGAAATTGTGTTATAATTTCATTTTGAAAACCAAAAAACCATTAGTCTGTTTTTAAACCATTAGTCTGTTTTACCATGCTTGAATTTATTTTATACCTATCTGCTTTTGTTGCGTTTGTTGCAATTAAAATTGTACTATTAAACTGGTTCACAAAATGATCAGATCAGATAAAACCCGCTTGTTTCAATTAATTTTGCAAGATACCTTTAAACTAAAATATAGGGTTAACTTTGCAAAAAACAAAGTTATTCGTTTTGATGGTGACTTGTGCATGGGAATGTATGAAGGAACAAAATTTTCAGAAAAAAAGATAAACCACAAAATCAGGCTTTCCACTAGTGAAATAAAATCAGATAGACAATTATTTTCCACACTAGCACATGAATATGTTCACGCATGGCAAATGGAAAATAATCAAGACTTAGCGCACGATAAAAAATCGGGTTTCACGCAATGGCGAGAATATTTTCACAAAAATTATCAAATTGATTTGGTTTCGTTTTGAATACCAAGGTTTGCAGAAAAAATTGAATACTCAGGTATTCAAGTCTGCGCCGCAGCGAAGTAAGTACTCACTTCGCTAAATGTGGTCGCTTCAAGCGACTGTTGCTTTTTAGCAACAGTTTGCGCCAATTATACTAGTATAATTGAGCCCGTGTCAATAGGGATAAACCCCTATGTTGTATTTTTGCACGCAGGGTTTTTGGGCGGTTTTTTGTGTATAATCACAGAATACAGAAAAGGATTACAGAATGGCTAAAATTAAAAAGGTTTCAATTTATGATATGGATGGAACTATTGTTTGCAGTTTGCACAGATACCGCACAATCGTAGATGAAAATGGCGAGAGAATAGATTTAAATTACTGGAGAGAAAATCAGGATTTAGCATTAAATGATTCTCTGTTACCATTAGCCGAACAATATAAAATGGATTTAAAAGATGAATCGTGTTATGTCATTATTGCTACTGCCCGTGTTCTTAATACCCCTGATTATACATTTATTAATCAGATATTGGGTGAACCTGATTATATTATTTCAAGACCTGAGAATTCTAATATCTCTGGTGGTTTATTAAAAATTAATGGTTTGGCTAAATTCTTTAATTTGATTACATTTAAAGATGCTGAATTTACATTTTACGAAGATAATACAGATTATCTAAAAGCGGTTTGTGACAGATTTAATATAAGGGGTGTATATGTACCAAGTAAACAAGGGCATTAATATTGATTATGCCGAAACATTAATTAAAGATTTTTTAGCCGAAGGCTATAATCTTTATGATATTGTAGATATAATGCAAATACCATTAAGACAGATTTTAGATATATTAACTCGGAGAACACATTAATGATTAAAACATTTTCGCAGATAATCTGGCATTTTATATTTGCTAGACCTGATAAGATTTTAGTAACTATTATCTTGCCATTATTAATGCTGGGTACTTGGGATTATCACAATAATATGCAAGAATATAAAAGATTCATTATGGACAAATGAATACTTTTGTTTCCAGCAAAAATTGAATACTCAGGTTTTCAATTTTAACTGGTCGCTTAAAGCGACTGTTGTTTTTAAACCACAGTCGGCGCCAATTTTATCACATAAAATTGGGGCGTGTCAAGTTTTTTTAATAACTTATTTTTTGTGTGTGATTAAAATACAACATGGGCTATTAATTTTTTCTGCTATAATCGGATTCTACCAATAAAGGGCTATATGGCAAAAAAGCAATACTTTTGTATTCTAGACACCGAAACTACAATGGGCGATACTGTGGCAGATTTTGCCATGATTATCTGTGATCGTGAGGGTAATATATATAATCAATGTGCGGTATTAGTTAATGGGCATTATAATACTATGGAATTATTCCATGATAAAAATGCAAATGATATTTGGGGTTATCAGGGATTAACTAAGCGCAAAATGGGTTATATTGCCATGTTAGAAAATGGTATTAGAATGATTGCGTCAGTTTCTGCTATTAATAAATGGATTAATCAGGCAATCGGCAAATATAATCCTACACTTACTGCATATAATCTCGCTTTTGATATTAATAAATGCGCTAATACTGGAATTGATTTATCAGGGTTTAATAATAAATTCTGCTTATGGCAAGCCTCAGTTGGTAATATCTGCAAAACCAAAAAATATAAACAATTCTGTTTAGATAATCACGGTTTTAATAATGTTACTAAGCATGGCAATATGACATTTAAAACTAATGCTGAAATGGTTTGCGGTTATATTAATAATAATTTGATTATCGAGCCTCATACCGCATTAGAAGATGCCCGAGATTTTGAATTACCTATTCTCACGCACATAATCAAAAAACGTAATTGGCAAGATAATATTATTCCTTATGATTGGAATAAGTTTCAAGTAAGAGATAATTTTAAGGCATAATCAAAATGGAAAATATAGGTTGGATTGGTTCAATATTATTAGCATTTTGCGGATTACCGCAAGCAATAGAATCATATAAAACAAAATCCTCCGAGGGATTAACTTGGGGATTTATTTCAATGTGGTTTATTGGCGAGATATTCACAATAATATATGTATTCCCTAAAATGGATTTACCTTTATTATTTAATTATTCTGCTAATTTATTATTTTTATCAGTTATTATTTATTATAAAATAAAATCAAAATGAATACTTTGGTTTTCAAGTCAAATTGAAAACCAAAGTATGTTGTTAAAAAACAACGGTCGCTTAAAGCGACCGTTGTAAAAAAACCACAAGGGTAAACCCCTATGTTTTTGCCCTAAAAATCGTGTAAAATTTGGCTATGGACAGAAAACAGCTTACAAAACAACTAAATAATCAGACCTTGATTATTTGGGATAATCTGTGCGAATTATATCCCCGATTAACTAAATATAATCCTCCGATTATCAAAGTTAATGCTAGATTATATCGGACTGCTGGCAGATGCCATCAGGAAGATAATCTAGTTGAATTAGGTTATTTGTTTTTTACATATTCTCCCGATTATGCAAAAACTATGACTAATATTATCTTGCCCCATGAGATAATCCACCAAGCCGATTATAATCTGTTTGGATTATCAGAAGCAAAATGCGGTCATGGTAATAAATGGCGTGAGATAATGATTAACTATGGTTTAGAAGATAATCCATATCATTATATGAAAGTAAAACCATGATTTTTAATATTATTCAATTACTAAATATAGTTTCATGGATTGGGACTATATCAAGCATTATTGGCGCATTTATTGTTGCCAGTAAATTATTTTTTCTAGGATATTGTTTCTTTATTATAGGATCATTATCTTGGTTAATGGTTGGATATTATCGAAAAGATAAATCATTAGTTACCCTTAATGGCACATTCTTTTTGGCTAATATCCTTGGTTTATATAATTCATTTTAAGGAGAAAATAAATGAAAACGATTAATTACACCCCTGAGCAAACTGCTCAGATTATCTCTGATTATCAGAGCGGATTATCTGTCGAGATTATCGCAGATAATCTCGGAAAAACTGTTCGGAGTATTGTTGCTAAATTATCTCGAGAAAAGGTTTATATTAAAAAAGAATATAAAACCAAAAACGGAGAATCTGCGGTTAAAAAAGATATTCACGCAGACGCTATTGGGGCGATTTTGAGATTACCCGAAAATGATATTGAATCATTAACTAAAGCAAATAAAAATGCTTTAAAAGTGATTTTCGAAGCATTGGCTAATTCAAAGCCAATATAATCAGATAATGATTATAAGCCGATTATTTATAATCGGCTTTTTATTATCTCAAAGCGAAGTGAGCACTCACTTCGCGGCGCCAAAATTGGTGTGGCATAAAAACAACGGTTGCTTGAAGCGACTACTACTTTCGTACTACTTGGGCGCAGAAAAATTCTGCGCCAGTGCAAAAACTTGAGGAATTTTCCGCGGTGGTACGTGTGCGCCGATTATACAGTGGTAAACCTTGTGTTGTCAAGTGTATTTTCAGCGGCGGCCAGCTCACATCAAAAACTTCGCACTTGTCCAATTTTTTGAAATTTTGTATAATAATACATATTAGACAGAAAGGACTCTGAGATGACAGAACATGAATTTTACGCACAAATTCAGGAAGACTACTTCCGCGAATTTGCTGGCACGGAACTATTGGAAGTTTTTGTAGATACCAACACACACCCCGAATTTTTTGAATTTGACGATGTTCCCTTTTAATAGTATAATTATATCTTAAACAGCGCAGAAACCATTTGAAAGGACATATGATGACTAACCAACCCGTAAACTATACCCCTGAGCAAACCGCTCAGCTCGTTGCCAACTACAAAGCTGGCGCTACTGTCGAAACATTGGCAACAATGTTTGGCAAGACCACTCGCTCAGTGGTAGCAAAACTCTCCAGAGAAGGAGTTTACCAAGCCAAGAACAAAGCCTCTGGTGTTGCTCGTGTCAAGAAGGCTGACCTTGTTGACGCAATCGCCAACCGAGTTGGTGTTGCTCCAGAGACTTTCGACTCACTAGAGAAAGCCAACCACGAAGTACTGGAAGCAATCCTCCAAAACCTGCGTTGATTGCAGCAGTTGAGGGTCAAAAAATATTGACTTGATCTTCAACTGTTTTTCAAGTATAATATATATTAGACAGTCGGGAAGGGCTTAATGAATACCAATGCAAGTTGGTGTCCGTCTGCAAATGAATCTCACCTCAAATCTTCAACTTATCAATAGTCTGTTTTGTGAGTAGTCTGATTGCAACGAGTGTCTAATTTCTTACTTGAAGTAGTTGTGCAAATCGTGTATAATTACTTATAAATTGCAGAATATGGGTAAACCAAGACCAGCTCTCCTAGAACTGGATAAGTTTTTAATTGCGACTGAAGGTCTTAAGTTGCAGCCCTTTATAATCCTCTGATGAGCCGATGTAATTTCGGCGAAACCCAAGACTTCACAGCACGGTCACGGAGAGTTCCCAACTCCCAACCTGCTGTACCTTAGGGTCAGGACGAAACCCCTAGCGTGTACCACTTGCTGGTGTTAGGAAAGTAGTAGTACTAGGCAGCATGTCCCGCCTCTATCCCATGCCGACTCCTCTATGAGTACGTTACTTAAACTAGGAAATGGTTCAGAGTAACATATATTATAGGAACTCGGGGAGAAAGAACTCCTTAAATAAATACAGCTATCATCTAAACCAAAGAGCAGGACACTTATCCTGTAATGCGGGCTAATCCCGCTAGCGACTGAGTGGTGTTGCGCAAACCATTCTGTAAAGGCGCACAAGACCTAGCTACGGGTGCTTAAATAATGGTGCGAAATGACCCTAAACTGCGGAGGGTGCATAAAATATATCCAGTCAGAGACAACTGCACGAAATCACTGACCCTAAACTGTGGCGGGTCGTAAAAATAATTGAAAAAACAGTTGTGCGCAACCACACAAAACTATGTTAGCCACGGATATTTTCGACAGGGAGTTCCCAGTTGAAAACTGAAACGTGCAACACTCACCTAGACAGCTTCGCGCGGGATTCATCACCCAAGGCTGCATGTGGCAACTGCCACAGTTTAGGGTCAGGCTGGTTGATTACCTTAATAGTCCTGCTAGAGTTAAAAAATATCGGTGTTCCCTATACTTCGAAGGATATTTCAAAAGCCCCTACAGCGAAAGTTGTAGGGGCTTTTGTTTTGCTTAAAATTTTTTGCGGTTGCTGCTGGCGCCATTATACTCTAGAGTGCAAAAACTTGTCAAGTGTGAATTCTCAGCTCTCTGACCCTAAGCTGCAGCAAATGCACACAGTTTCAGCACCCTGAGAAACACACGCAAAAAAGCCCACTTAAAGCAATTTAAGTGGGCTTTTCTTCGATTAGGCCGATTTAGCGCAGTTCTGGGTCAATTAAGTGCAAATAAGTCTGATTCTGTGCGAGCTTGTGCTGATTTGGGCGGTTTAGGGTCAGAGTGTTGCAAACGGTGCTCGATTAATTTAAGCACCTGCTTGTTGACCTTCTCCAAGGACTCCAAGGTCTCCTCATCTACCTCCAGCAATTGTGCAATGCGTTCGATGTGCTCGGATTTTTTTACTGGGACCTCACCACGCTTGTTGACATACGATTTTTTGAGGTAGACGCCCAGAGAGCTCAATTTAGCAATAACACTACGTTCGGGTACATCTAATTCTGTAGCAATTGTGGCTACAGGTACACCTAGTCTATAGTCTGTGATCAATTTATCTGTGATTTCTTTAGTATACTTCATGTTATAAATTCCAGGGTAAGTCGTAGCTATTATCATCTGAACCAGGCTTTTTACGACTTGACTTTTCTTTTACAATAGGTGCAAACAACTGCTCTGCAACTAAAGGGGATGGGATTGCGTCCCAGTTATGTGGGTCTAGAACCATGTACTTGGTTCTATTGGTTGGGTGAGCACACCAGATTTGTGTGAGCATAGTCTGTGCTAATTCAGGTAATCCACCGATTTTTGTAGAATTAACACCAGTTAGTCGGTATGTTGAAGCTGCGTTTCTTGTTGTGCCTGCTTTTTCACCAGTCTTAAATACTAGTCCCAACTCTCGAATTTCAAGTAACTCTTCTCGTGTTGTTTCAGGTACTTCACATAACATAGAGTTGCATAAACTTTCATTAACTACCATGTGAAGAGTAGACTTATCCCACTTCGAGTATGGAATAGAGTGTAGTAATTTAAAAGCATAAGGAATTAAGGGAACTAAACTACAGTAATTCCTACCATCGCCTTTGTACTGTGTTTTAATGTAGCTGCTTCTAGCATCTAGCATTAAAAAGAAGTAGAGTCCTTTATCCCAGTCTTGAGAGAAGTCAAAAATAGCATTAGCTGCTTTCTTACCATCTATCTGACCCTCAGCTGTTAAAATCTCCGATAGCCACTGTTCTGAGTAGTTTCTGGCAATCCAGCGAATAATTTCAGGCATGGTATATAATTGCAAGGTAGTATCCAATCCATACTGTGGAATAAACTCTTCTACAAGAGCCCTTTGTCGTGCCTGCTTAGCTACTTTTGGTCTGTCCAATTTAGGGTCAGCAACTTGATCTGCAAAGCTTGTTTCACTAGGGGCTTCGTGGGAGTCTGCATACTCCTGCTCTAGTCTGGCTACTTCAGCATTAAATTGGTCGTCTAGGATTTGCTGTTGGGTTGCAACCGCCAAGGCCGCTGCATCCTCACAGAGTCGGAAAGCCTTGTCAAATGGCACAGATTTCAGTTCCCGGGTAATTGTTCTTGTTTGATATCGCATAGGTAAAAACCTCACTTTATAAGTGTTTAAAAAAAGAAATGTTGCACATGCAACAAAAAATAGTAGTCCTCATTGAACAGTGTTATCCATGTGTGCACTTGAACTATGACCCTAAACCGCATCAATTCGTCGTAATAGTGTAAGGTTTCACTATAACTCCTCATGGGGTTGGGTCAGTGCAAGCACACCAGATTTATCTCTTCTCTAGAATCTATACATATATTATAACACAAAAATTTTAAAAAGCAAGTGGTATTTTTATCAATGCTCATGTTCTGGAGTGTAAAATTTTTTTCTTTTAGTGTTTTTGTTATAATAATTATAACAGTTTGTGGTATGTGTTAATTATACTACTTCCAGCACAATAGTGCAAGCTTTTTCAATATCTTGCTGCACAGTTGTGGGAAACTAGATTTTGCTTTGTAGCACACAGTGGAGATCAGGGTCTGGTCTAGTTGTAAGGGCAATTTAGCGTAAGAGCTGTTGTGTCTTGGCCAAGATATTTGATTGCTGCGGTTTAAGGTCTAGGTACTTTGAGTATTCTAAGGCTGCGAGAATTGCAAGAAAATCTTCCAATTCGGTAACCAGCTCCTGTTTGTTGGAGGTAGTCCTGTCAGGATGACTGGAGTTCTCACCAAACCTGCGGATTTTAGAAACCGCTTGAATTACCTCAGCTGCTTCCTCCTGCAGTTTATCTAAGAGATAGTTGGTTTGTGCTTGACGGAGGCTTGTAGGTGGTAGGTTTGGCGTTGCTGCCTGTACCTCTTGAGTTGGGGATTTGAGTGCTGCATATTGCGGCAGGGTATACTTAGGAATTTCCATGTTCAAAGCTTTCTGTGATTTGATTGTATATTTGCTTGAAGCAATCGGCTCGTTGTGATATGGCAACCGCTTCATCAAAGGTTGTAAATGCTGCAGTCGTTGGCGTCTCCTTGACGAGCCTGCAGGCTTCTAGTAATACTAGGTTTGTGTAAAGTTGTAGGTCTAGCCTGCCTGTGCTTGTGGTTGCTTGAGTAACCAACAGTTTAATGTCTACCATGATGTGTAATCCGTGATTGTTTTAGTGATGGTTACATAGTCGTCGTGGATGTATGTTCGCAACTCAGCTTGAAGTGTTTTGCCAATGCCACTGGAACTATCCCAATGGAGGGTAACCATGTGTACATCCGAGTACTTGCTAGCAAATTCTAGGATTTCCTTGAGTTCTGTTTTGTTTAAGTGTAGTTGGTTCATTGAGTTTCCCATGTTATTTTGGGGTTGTGTTGTTGGTATGCAGCAACCAAGTCTTGTAATGTCCATACACTCATGGTCTGCACATCGTCTAGCCAATCGCCAAATCTTCGCCAGTCTTCTGACAGCATAGGGGGTACTCCAATTTCATCACCATAAGGCTGGTCGGGTATGCCACGAACATCTATGCGACCACAAGAGTAACTTTGGGTAATGGTTTCTGAGGTATAACGCTCGCTGTGATTGTACAGCATTGAGTCTTCTGTTGCTGTCTTATGTTCAACTTGGGTAAGGCCACGGTCTCGGTACCATTGCATCGACACTGGTCCCATCCAGTTTGTTGAGTAAGTTATCATTTTGATGTTTTTCTAAAAAGTCTAGTAAGGCTACTTCAACAAACTCGTTGAAGGTTAAGTCTTGTTCATGTGCCATTTTAAATAGCACTAGGAGTTCTTGATCTGTTAAATCAAGTTCAATTGATTCTGTTCTGTTGTCTGCTAGTGTAATCATGTTATACTTTCAAGTCTATGTTAGTGCCTTTGTCTAACCCAAGGCGTAAGTTGCGTTGTACTCTGTCAAGGATAATCTGCTCAAATTTTTTGATTTCTACACGAGCACGATACTCTTCGTCTTCTCTGTCCCTAAGCCGTAGCTTTTGGGCATGATAGTTGGCTAAGAGTCTGTCTTCAATGGTTATTTTCATGGTTTAACTTCCTTTGCTTGGTGAGTTTTACACCAGCCTACGTTAACCACACTACCCTGCTTGCAACACCAGTCGTTGTATTTGCGAAGCGGCAGGGTGGGGCTGCGACGTCCTGCTGAGTGGTGGTGCACACAGCCTTTGCAATGTTTTGTCATAGTGTTCCTTGTTTTAATATAATATTATAGCACAAAACAAAAGGGGACTCAAGCCGATAATTATCAGCCTAAGTCCCCTTGAGGTCTCGTGGTTAAGGTTTTGAGTGAGGAAAAGGCCAAGCTGCCTGTGGGTTTAGTGGTGTTGGCTCTGGTTCAGCTTGAGTTGCCTGAACCCACTGTTCTGCCATATCCATTGGTACTGGATAAGGTTCAGGTGCTGGTGGAATAGCCTTGTCTACCACTGCCTCCTGCCAACGATATACAAGCCAGCAACAAAATAAGCAAAACCCTACAATAATAAGCGTTGTTTCAACTGTCATAGTTTAATCCCATAAGTTTTCGTAATATCTACCAAAAAGTCGGAAGCCGTTAGAGATACGTGCTTGCTCAACTGCCATAGCGTCGTAATCACACTTATAAGTGTTGTTTGGTCCGTCTTTCATCTTGTGCATAGTGGGCTTGCCATTGCTATCCCACTCGCAAGGCTCACTAGTCCAGTCATGTACTCCACTAGAGTACTTGTCCTGCCATGTTCCTAGACGCTTTGCTTCAAACGCAAAGATCATTTCTTCAAGTACCCAGTCCCAACGTAAGAAGTGGTTGGCATCAGTGTCCCACTCGTTGACTTTATCAGGAGCACTAGTGCTTTTGAGTTCTTCAGGCACATCACCGTCATCTACAAATGGTGCACCATGCTTGCTAGCTTGAAGTTGTACAAGCATTGGGTGGATGATAAGTGCAAGAGTATGATCCATGCCCCAGGTATCGTACTTGTCAATGCGTACATAGATTTGACGATGACGCTTAGACTCAATCCAGTGACAGAACTTGTTAAGCCAAGTATCTGTACCATCTTTGCGTTCAGCCAACCAAGTGCCAAACTCATGAACCCAGTCAGGCTTACGCTTCATGCCGATTTCATCAGGCACTTTACGAGCCCAAAAACAGAGTGCTTCAGCAATCTGGTAAGGTCCGATCCAAGTTGTGTATTTGCCGATTACGACTTTCATAGTTTGTATTCTCTTTTCTTGTCAAACGCTTGTTGTTCTGTTAGTGTGCCAATTTGATAGTGTTGACTGGCTGCACCTGCCTTAAAGGCTTCACGCATCCAGTAGTCAATAATGTTGATGTTTTGTGAGTTTTGAGTGGTTGAGTATACCTGACGGCGGTTTGAGCCCTGCTCAGGATATGCTTCCTCATAAAACCATTTGATAAATTCGCGGTCTGTGTTCATTGTTGTGCTTCCGTAATAGGTGTTACTGAGTCTACTGCAACATATACTGGTGCATTTTCTGGATAGCCATCAAGTAGTACTATATAAAGTTTACTACTATTAGGCAAAGTTTTATAGTCGTATACTGTGCCAGTAAATGTGCCAGCAATAGTGCTACCAGTTACTCGTGTTCCAATTTCAATCATATTAGCGACCGCCTTTATGCGATGAGTTTAAGTTTAGTAGTAAACTTTTATCAGTAACTACAATATAGTTTGACTTAGGCATTGGCACAATGCAGTGCTTGTGCTGCTTGGCTACACGCTCGCCACAAGGCAAACAGGTATGCCTGCCTAAACGCCAGCGTAGTGGGTTAACAGTATCCGAACAACACACGCAATAAAACATAGTTTTCTCCTAATCAGTAATATATATTATACTAAAGATTAAAACACAAGTCAACTCTGATTTTTTCGAATTTGTTTGATTAATTCACTGTGCATCTTACGCATAACACCAATGTACTGTAAGATAGGTGCACGCTGACCAGGCAGCCACTCAGGGCTTAGGCTAAGCGCAAGTTCTTCGTCTTCGGTAACTAGGATGGTTTTTAGTGTTCCGTCACGCCACCGTAACTTCTCACAGCGTATGCGTACAGTAGGCATGCTAGGCTCTAGGTTACCCACAGGAATCTTCTCATCAACAAACTGTGAGGGGCGATTAACAGCTACTCGTATCTGACCCTCAATCTCAAGTCTCTCCAGTAACCATAAGGGCAGGTCAATTGGAATGATTGGTTCAAAGTCCGCAGTGTATAAGATTACAATCATGGTTTTTTCCTTAATGTCCAGGCATTGCCTGCTTTTGGCTCCCAGAGTAAGGTGTCTCCAACTTGCCAACCAGTCTTAGCCAGCATCTCGTCTGTGAACTGAATAAAGTAACCTTCTGCGTCTTCCTGTACATCAACAATCCAAGATTGTTGTAAGGAGTTGTTGCTGGGTTCTATCATATGTACTTGCCCTTTTCTAATCTTCCACACTCAAACGCTGCACGCATCCAGTTTTGTATAAACTCAGTGCGCTCTAGTTCGTTGGTGAGTAGTTCTAGGTGTTGAAAAAATCGTTCTGAACGAAAGCTGTAGTTTTCAATTTCATCAAACCAACCCTCAAAACTTTCATAATGATATTCTACCATACTGCCTCCTTTTCAATCAATTTGCGGTGCTGAATCCAACCACGCAAGTTGCCTGACCATAGGTCTGAATTAGCTGATACGTGTGAGACGCCTGCTTCCCAAGTTTCAGGTTCAAACCTAGACATTGAGTCAATGTTCATAGGCGTTGCTTGATGCTCGATTGGCGAAGCATGAACAGGATCGTTCTCAATTAGTTGTTCCCAGATACGAAACGCTTTGGTAAACCCAGGGTCATTCTTGCGATATGAAACCTGAGCGCAACAACTAGCGCTAATGATCTTAGCATCTTCAAGGCTGAGTCGGTTAAAGTTTTCATCAAAATACTGTAATTCACCAGTGGGTACATATTGAGCAGTTGTAATATAGGGAAGATGCCACTCGCCTGGCTTTAGTGGGACAGGTAGGTGTGTTGTGTAAGCTACTGTCATTGCTTCTGCTAGTGCCTTGATTTCGGGCTGTGCGTCTGCATGATTGCGTAAGTGAAAGAAGTTCTTCCACTCAGTGCCAGAGATAACTGTTTTCATAGTCATCCAAGGCTCTGTGATGCGATTGGCAATTTGTTTGTGTACTGCTAGCTTGTGCGCTAGGGCGTCTGCCCAGTGTAAGGCATCGTCTTTGGCTTGATTCCAGATATGGATGGCGTTTTTAGATTCCGAACCAGTTAATTCTTCACTGGCTTTCATGCCTGGTTGGTTCTTACCCCAACTAACTGGCATGGCGGGGTTTTCACGAATAAACTCGTGCATAGCCTTAACAGGAATAGCACGGCTAGACGCTGAATTCTTTGACAACATACGATGTGTGTTAAGTTCTGCTAGGATAAACCTTGGATACTCAATTTCCATAGTAGTCATACGTACACCTTCAGGACATACGCTATCGGCAATAACTTTAGCTGTGATTAATTTGTGTTTCATGTATTGGGTGTGTTAAAATTGTCATTGGCACTTGAGACCAGTCTGCTACGTCTGGAAACAGTGCACGATATTCGTATTGATCGTCTCTGTAAACTTCAACCCATAACTTACCTTTGCCAGCAAGTTTCAGATCATATTCAATTAGTTTGCAGGTTTTACGTATTTCGTAGTATTCTAATTTTTTCATATTACTTTCATAATAAATTTTACTATGTGGTAAAAGATTGGAAGTATTAACATTAACCATAGTAATCCTACAGCTACATAGAAAAACCAAACAGCTGCTGCAATAAGTGCGTCTAGTAGTTTGTCAATCATACCACAATAGTTTTAAATGGATCAAATCCAACACCATCATTTAAGGCATTGTAGTAGCCGTGTGGGTTGCATACTAAACGAGTATTGCCAAGCGTAAGGTCTACGGCATCGTGTGTATGTCCAAACAACCAAGTAGTGTTTTGCATATCAGCAATCATTGACCCTAAATCGTTAGCAAAGTAGTCATTGATTAATTCAGTACCTTGCCAACGTGGCGCAATACACTCACGAGCAGGTAAAAAGTGTGTGACGACGACAACTGGTTTATCTCCACGCTGTTCATAGCTTTGTTTGATATAGTCCAAATGCTTGTAGTACAGGTCATAAGCATCACGAGTTTTGAAGTTTTTGATCTGACGAAAGTCATTTATCATACGACCGCAAACACTTTGTGAAATAGGATTATCTGCAAAGTTAGTCCATAAAGTAGCACCTGTAAACATTACGCCATCAATTGTAATTGTACCAGGACGTAAAAAGTGTGCCCCACGAGTACGCTCACAAAAGTCTAGTAATTTATCGTCAAAGTGTTTTAAAGTGCTTCCATAATATTCGTGGTTGCCAGGTACATAAACAACTTTAGGAAAACCTTGATCTAAAAAGTGCTGAATCACGTCGGCAGTATTTGTAGCACCTGACGCAATATCACCAGCAAGCACAAGCACATCTTCGCCACGATACTCACTCATGGGATGAGTTTTGTAAGGTAAACGGAATTCGGTGTGTAAGTCGCTGAGCAGTCTGATTTTCATAAAATTTTCTCTGTTAATGCACTATTATAACAGAAAACAAAAAGGGCAGCAAGCCAAAAATATTTAGCCTGTCTGCCCTTTTGCTTAATTGTAGAAAGTATGATTACCTATTCTGGCAACTAATTCTTTAGTCTTGTTCCATTGCGGTTGTACTGTCAAATTATGAAAGTATAGTGCCTTGAAGTTTGGTAAGTGTGCTGTACCTATGACGACGGCTTTAGCAATTGCTTGAGCTTCACGCCAAGCTTCTCCACCAGGTTCACGATGTTTTTCCATAGTCCACGAAAATTGATGTTTTGCATATACGACTCCACAAATATTTGATTGAAATTCGGTGCGATGTGTTACCCGATTAAGTGTAACTTGTGCAACGGCTATTTTACCCTGCATAGGCTCGCCACGAGCCTCATAGTAAATATTTTTAGCTAAGCATAAAAGTTCAGCATTAGTAGCTTTTACTGTTTGGTATGCTTTATTTATAGCTCTTTCAGCTTTACCCAGAGGTAGAGCTATCAATACCCCCATTAGCACTGGTATTACTGCTTGTTTTAATGTTAATTTCATCTTGTAACCTTTTATTCTGTTCCTGAAGACGACTTATAGAATCCATTAAATCATTACGTTCTTTGGTAAGCTGAGCAATAGCACTAGTACCAAAATTAAGTTGATTTTGTAGATTTTGAAGAGCTTTAGCTGCTGCTAATGCTGTGCGATTTGGTGGTCTAGGTTCTGTGTAAGTAGTCCCATCAGGTTTGGTTATTGTAACTGACTCTCCATTAACCAAGTTGTTTATTAATATATCGTAGCTCATGCGTGTGAATTGTGTAAAGGAATTTTTAATTATATCACAAGACCAAGCATTGCACAAGTGTGTTTTTAAGGTCTGCGCCAACCACGAAATGAAATTGTCTTGAAAAATATTTGCCACAGTGTTATAATAGACAGACTCGGAGAATTTTAATGTCAACTCAACCAAATTATACAGCAGAACTAGAAGCGCTAATCTTAGATGTGCTGTTACCCGTTTATGAACAACATTGCCGTCAACGTGGTATAGCCTCACTACGAAGCGAAATAAATCCAGAATTGTTAAAGCAGTTACGCAAGAAAAAGAGTGTTCCCCGACTATTTATGCCTAAAATCAACGATAATTTTTAAAACCATGCCTAAACAAGAAGAAATAATTACCCTAGTAGACCCTGACACGGGCGATACCATGTATGTACATGCCAAAGAACAAATTGAATTAAAAGCAGTTGTAGGAGAACCTTCTAATACACGAAAACCTACTGAACAAGAAGCTGCCAAAATACTTGACTCATTAAAAAAGCTTAATCAAGATGTTTTTAATGATGCTATGAAAGAGCTTGCACCTACTGGCACAGCACTAAAATTTGATGATGGTAAACTACCACTACACTTACTAAGTACTGAAGCAATGAACCAAACTGCAGCAGTCTTAGCATTTGGTGCAGAAAAATACGCAGAACACAATTGGCGTAAAGGATTTGTGTGGAGTAGACCTTTAAGCGCAGCAATGCGTCATATTACAGCGTTCAACGCTGGAGAAGACAAAGACCCTGAGTCAGGACTGTCGCACTTAGCTCACGCAGCTTGTTGCATTATGTTCTTGCTTGAATTTGAAAAGACTCATAAAGAGCTAGATGACAGATATAAGCCCTAATTACAAGCGACTTGCTAAAGTATTAAATAAAACGCGCAAGTCTCTGACCCAAACTTGCTACGAGCTGGGAATAGATATAGACGATATAGAAGACCACGTACTTGTAGAAGTAATTGATCAATGTTCTCATTGTAATATATGGTCGCAACAATTAGTAAAAGACTTAGATGACAACCCCGTATGTCCTGTTTGTGTTAGATTAACAGGATTGTAACTTAGGAAAACAAATGCAAATGCAAACGATAGTAGATAACTATCTATATGGATTTCAATTAGATAACATTGATAATGAAGCACTTTTTAATAAATGTTTAGTTATAGAAGATATAATTATTAAGACTACTTCTCCAACTGAAAAAGGTTGGCACGGTAACCTTACAAGTGCTAAAAATCAAGAATACAATTTATTTACTTTTCCAGTAAAAGAACTAAATCAACTTTACCACGAAATGGTAAAAAATATTTCACCACTGCTAGACAAAGATACGCCTTATGTATTAAAAAGCTGGATGAATGTTTTTCGCAAAGGCGATAAAGTTAAATGGCACGCACATTGGGCTCCCGAATATAAAGTTTGGCACGGGTTTTATTGTGTTAATGTAGGGGAAAATGAAAGCGCTACTAACTATAAAATACCAGGAATTGAAGGAATTGTTGAAGTTCCTAGTGTTAATGGACTATTAGTAGCAGGAAAAAGTGATGACGACAGACACTCTAGCACAGAGTGGCAAGGCGAAAAGCCTCGTATTACATTAGCATTTGATATTTTACCGATAAAATCAGCAAATCCTAATGAAAATAGGCACATGTATGACTTGCATTTATATCACTATATACCTTTTAAAGTATAGACTTGACAAAACAGTTTAAAACCGCTATAATAAACAATTACTGACAAAATATACACAAAATGTTCAATCAAAATATTAAACGCATTGGCTTTGCCTGCAAAGTTCAGATTTCAGAGTCAAAAGCTGACCCTAAACTGAATCAAAGCGGCACAACTATTAAATGGCTTAGCTCACAAACACCTACTCGTGCTCGTGAACGGCTATGGGATTTGATGCGTTCAAACGTAGCAGCTCTTGCTGCACAGATTGAATGGCTTGGTAAGCAGCCACACGAGCTGCGTATGTTTCGTATTACATCAGACTTGCTAACTGCATATACTCATGACGATTATATGGCATTTTACTTTCAACCTGACGTAGTCCAATTCCTAGAGTCTAACCTCAGCAAAATAGGTGATCGTGCTAGGGAATTGGATATTCGTCTCTCATTCCATCCAGGTCAGTTTTGCGTTTTAGCGTCAGAACAACCTCATGTAGTTGAAAACTCAATTACAGAGTTTGAGTACCATTGCGACTTAATCCGCTACATGGGTTATGGCAAAAAGTTTCAAGACTTTAAATGCAATGTACACATCGGCGGCAAGCAAGGTCCTAAAGGTATTGTTGCAGCACTTAAACGTCTTAGTCCCGAAGCACGGAATTGTTTAACCATAGAAAATGCAGAGTTTACATGGGGTCTTGACAGTTCACTAGAACTTGTAGACCATTGTGCACTAGTCTTAGATATTCACCACCATTGGATTCATTCAGGCGAGTATATTACTCCTTGTGATGACAAGTTTAAACGTGTAGTAGATTCATGGCGTGGTGTAAGACCTACAATGCACTACTCAGTATCACGAGAAGATGTACTAGTAGATCATGATCCTTATATTAGACCAGATTTAGCATCGCTTAAAGCAAGTGGCTTTACTAGTTCTAAACTTCGTGCTCACTCAGAATTTTACTGGAACAAAGCAGTAAATCAATGGGCTCTAAGTTTTCAGCCTCATGCAGATATTATGTGCGAATCAAAACAAAAAAATACAGCATCACAGGAACTATATGAACAGATTTGAATCTGGAACTAAAAATGCAGAAATCTTTAAAACAACAGCTCCTTATCGTAATCCTTATCAAGGTAGTGCTCCTCGCTGGCTTTTTGTGTGCAGCGCTGGGTTATTGCGTAGCCCAACAGGTGCTGCATTAGCAATTCGCAAAGGATTAAATGCCCGCAGTTGTGGTAGTGCTGTTGACTATGCTTTAATTCCTATTAGTGCTAACTTAATTATGTGGGCTGAAAAAATTGTGTTTGTAAGCGAAGAAAATTATCACGAATCACTTGAGCTGTTTAAAGACCAGCAAATGTTACACAATCTACTAACACTGAGATCACTAGTACTTGATATACCTGACCAATACAACTACAACGACCCTGACCTGGTTATAGAGTTTGAAAAGCAGATCGACTGGGTTCGCGCATTTGGTGGCAAAACCTACTATTAATTTAGACTTGACTTTGTTTGCTTTTTAGAGTATAATATAGACTACTTTGGAGAAAACATGGCTGGGTATACAAAAGAATTTTTAATTGATGCTTTTATGAGTCGTTACATTAATTGCGACCATTTACCAATAGAAAAATTAGAGCGATTAGAAAACATGGCTAACGATCTTTATGATCGTGTTGGTCGTGACTCTTTCCGTGTGTACGCTTGCTTAGATGCAGAAGCTATTCGTGAATATAAAAATAAACTAACAGTATGAAAATAAAAGACTTAATCAAAGAATTACAACAACACGATCCTGAAATGCAAGTTGTACGTGCTGGATACGAAGGCGGCGTAGATTTTGTTTCAGCTATTAGATGTTATGAAGTAGCACTAGACGTCAATTTAGACTGGTGGTACGGCAAACATGAACTCGTAGTACATGATCTTCAAAAAGAAGAACTCAGAAGCTACACTAAAACACAAGCAGTGATGATATCATAATCCATTGCTGTGTTTATTGCTCGCGTCCAGCTTCACCGTTGGAGCTTTGTAAACCAAAGTGGCTAAGCATCACGTGCTCGGTTTAGTCTATAGTTTGTGTTCTGTATATAGCGGGAAGTAATTAATCTTTGTAAAACAGAATCGATCCCTTAGCGGGGGTGGCAGTAAACAATAAACACAATAATGGATTTTTATGAAAAAGAAAAAATTACCAAAAATGCGTAACCTAGTGGTTGTGCATATGATTAAGCGTAAATGTGGGGCGCATACAAAGACTCACAAACAACTTCGTGGCGTATTAAATCGCAAACTAGAGGATTAGTATGCCATGTATGAAGTGTTCAAATGGTAAGTGGAAGTATGGCGCAAACGGTAATTGCCAGTTTGACACCTTAGAAGCTTGCCACGCTGCTGAAGCAGCTATACATATTCAAGAAGGAAAAGATATGTATCCAGTACAACCTACAAACCCATATCATTGTGCTACTTGCGAATGTGCAAGCTGCAAAAGTATGTACCCTAAATATAAGTAAGGAATCTTATGAAAATCAAATCTATGCAAACACCCGAAGGTTTACCCTATACCGAAGGTTACGCCGAAGTAAAAAACCCTAAAACTGGTGTAGACACTAGTGGTTTAGCTATGGGAAGCGTTGAGCTAATGCCAGTAAATATCACTGTTGCCCCTGGAACTACACATGAAGGCGACATGGGTCGTCTTGGCAAGTCAGAATGACTACAGCAGATTTTAATAGCAGAGTTATCAAGCTATTAGATACGTATGTAGATAACATACAGCAACAAGTAGAAAAAGCCAAACAAGTCAAAACTGGAGACTCAGTTAGCTGGGGCAGCAGTGGCGGCACTGCTCGTGGAAAAGTAACTAAAGTAATTACTAATGGCAGTGAACAAGTTCCTGGTAGTAGTTTTAAAATTACTGGTACGCCCGAAGACCCAGGCGCACTTATCAGAGTTTACCGACCCGATGCAGACGGCAAATACGAAGCAACAGATACTATTGTTGGACATAAAGTTAGCACTTTAACTAAGATTCCAGCACTCTAATAACCCCTCAGGTTTAAGGAAACCAAGAAAACTATCCTTACAGCAGTCCGAGCAAGGCTGTGTAAATATTTCTCGGACTTTTCACACACAACACAAGGAACTTTATGTTTACACCTCAATTTTATATTAACTCTTTTCAGAGTCTTAAACACGACTTTACTAATAAAGTCATTACTGATCCAATTTTAAATAAAGCAGCCAATGACTTTATTGATGCTCAAACAGCCTGGGCTAAAATGGTAGTAGATAACACAACAACTGTTGCAAAACACTACTTTGACAAACAATCAAACATTTTGCAGAGTACAAAGGATTCAAAATGAATCCTTTTGAAATTCGTGCAGAAATGCTGAAAATGGCACAAGACTATTTGACAAAACAACAAGAGATTAACTTGGAATTTGCTCAGTATACTTTTGAACAACTTGTCAAAGAAGGTAAAAAAGTTGCTGAAGACTGGCAGAGTTATGCTCCTAAAATGCACTCATTAGAAGATGTAGTTAAAGAAGCCAACAAGTTATATGGCTTTGTTAAAGATGTTAAGTAATCTAATGCAGCGTTTACAGGACATATTCAAGCCTTATACGCTAGATGAATTTATTGCTGATGGTAATCCACAAGATCACGCCGATGTTCAACGATTAGAGCGCATCTGGGAAGATTATCAAAGCAAGAAATTGTTTAATACTTGTTATTAAAAACCGCGGTGAGTCAGGGTAAAAGCAAGTCTCATAAGCTCCGCTTAGAAGGTTCGAGTCCTTCCGCCGCAACCAAACAGGACTCCGTCCCAAACAGGTGAGAAGCCTGTCCTAAACTAAGGTTTAGGTTTGTGTACAAACATATGCAAACCTAAACCTTATTTAATTGGAGAAACAAATGTCAGATGGTGGAAAAGGTTCTAAACCAAGACCCTTAAGTGTAAGTGACCAAGAGTACGCAACTCGCTGGGATGCAATATTTGCTACCGATAGCGAAACTGATAAGCCTACTCGCAACAATCAAGAAACTCAACAAGTGCAAGAATTCAAAGTTGACAATTCTGGTAAAAGTTTGTTATAATTATTCTTTAACGACAAGGATAATCTATGAAAGCTAATCCGTTAATGATTATGCCTGCTTACGGCAGACAATATAAAACTACTGAAGAAGCTAAAGCAGACTGGAACGCTGGAAAAGATTTTAAAGTTGTATGTGGACCATACCTTTCAATCCGAAACATAGATTATCTTAAAGACAATCACAGTTCAGTATGGCTTGACTTAATCACAGTCGTAGTTAGATTAGTATAAAACACGCGAGTATGGGGGAATTGGTAGACCCAGCAGACTTAAAATCTGCCGTGTAAAGCGTATCGGTTCGACTCCGATTACTCGTACCAAAACAAGTCCCGTTCATCTAGAGGCCTAGGATACCGCCCTTTCACGGCGAGCACACCAGTTCGAATCTGGTACGGGACACCATTTTTTAGTAGCGAATTCATTGGCTATTGCATGTAAGCGTTATTCTCCTCCCTGACGCTGAGGCGACCTGGAATTAGCGACCAGGCGCTACTAAAAAATGGTCTTAAAGTGTTCACGGACGCACACAGCACTGTCACTGCTGTAGATGGGGATCGTTACCCCATAAGACCGCCAATTACGCAGTTGTTAGTGTAACGGTTAACACCACGGATTGTGATTCCGTTAATATGGGTTCGATTCCCATACTTCTGCCCAAATTATAGTGCGATGGCAGAGTGGTCAAATGCACGGGATTGCAAATCCTGAAAGTCGTCAGTTCAAATCTGACTCGCACTTCCAATATAAAGGTAACTATGGACTTAATTCCTGGCTATCATGCCAAAACTACAGATATTTGCCATTGGGTTATCCAAAACTACGAACAAGTTACAGACAACATGACTGTTGTCGCTTGGGTCGCAGCTTGCCAAGAATATCTAAAATCACTTAACTAAAAATATATGATAGAAGACATTAAAGTTAGTTATATTTATTGCCCTTATGCTGTTACTAGATTTGAACAGCACAGCAGTATTAAAGGTTCTTTATTAGACAGTATCGACAAAATGCCTAATAGTCACCAAAATAATAATGGTAGTGAAGTAATATCTAAAACTGATTGGAACTTACCAAGACATATTGCAAGAAAGTACTGGTCAATATTAGAGCCTAGTTTAACAAAAACTATGTCTAAGGTTTATAAGAAATTAAATATTACTGAATTCAAGTACCATAATTCATGGTTTCAGCAATATTATAAAAATGACTACCATACCTGGCATATTCATGGTGAAGTAAATTGGACTAATATATATTATCTAGAACTACCTAATAACGATACTAAAACCGAAATATTAAATGAAGACAATTCAATACTGATACCAGACATTTATGAAGGATCAATACTTACTATGCCTTCAATATTATGGCATAGGTCACCACTAAATATTAGTGATAATAGAAAAACAGTAATAGTATTTAATACTGTTACAACAAATTAAAGAGAATATAAATGATAGATGAAGCAAAAATTACATTAGGTAAACAGTATTTTACTAAAAATACTGGTAACATTTATGAATTCTATCTGTCTGGCGAAATTGAAGAAGCTAGTGAGTATACAGAGTGGTTTGACACTATTCGTAATGCTCGTAGCACAGACACAGTTAAAATCTATATTAATAGTAGTGGCGGTGATTTATATACTGCACTACAATTTTTACGCGTTATGTCAGAAACAGATGCTCATGTAATTACTTCGGTAGAGGGTGCTTGTATGAGTGCTGCAACAATGGTATTTTTACACGGAGATGAGTTTGAAGTAACCCCTCATTCACTATTTATGTTTCACAATTATTCAGCAGGTGTGTTCGGCAAAGGCGGAGAAATGTTTGACCAACTTCAGTTCGAACGTGCTTGGAGTGAGAACTTCTTAAGCGAAGTATACAAAGACTTTTTAACACCAGATGAAATTCAATCTATGTTGCACAACAAAGATATTTGGATGACTTCAGAACAAGTTATGGCACGAATTGATTTACTATTAGCTAAAGCGGCTGCACAGCAGGAATTAGATGAAGAATCTGTGGCGGTTGTGGAGTAAAGCACTAGGCGAAAAATCTGGTAACACGGACTGTGAAGCAGATAAAGTAGCCATAGTTCGTACTATAATTGTACTTACTTACATAGTAACAAACTTGTTTATTGTAGCAGGCGTTATAAGGCATTGGTAATGGCAAAAACATTTGGTAATTTAAAATCTAATAAGCTAGATATGTTAGATAAGCTAACAATGGGCAAATTTGCTGGTTGTAGAGTATGTGATATTATAGCAGATGATTTTGAATATCTTATTTGGCTTAACAAACAAGGGTTTGTAAATTTTACAACTCCTGTTATGACTGATTTATTATCTCGTGCAGGATTTAAAGAAGTCGAAGAACATTACAAAAACGAAGTCGAACCTTGGGAGAGCAAAGATGTCCCCTTTTAAATATTCCACAGCTAATATTTATGAAGTATTAGTATGGAAAATTGATGAATACGGGTTTGTACAAGTAAAAGTACTACCACTAGAAGTATAAGCGGGATTGGTATAGGGGTTGTGCCCTAGTCTTCCAAACTAGAGAGATCAGTTCGAGCCTGATATCCCGCTCCACAAACGAGTCGCGCTTGTAGCTCAATGGTTAGAGCAGCGGACTCATAATCCGTTGGTTATAAGTTCAAATCTTATCGAGCGCACCATGAAATATGATTATTCTGATTGGTTTTTAAAACACAAAGGTTTAAAGCCTGAACAGAAACATAGTGGAACAATTACAAAATTTGTTCCAGACTACCCTCCAGAAAATAGACCTAAGTTTATTTCTGATAAACTATTAAACTCAAAACAACTAACCCAGCGCTAAGCTGGGTTTTTTGTTTGTAAAAAACATACTTGAACTATTGTACTATTTTTGTTATAATACAAGTTCTGAAGAAAACTTTAACACAAGGAAACACAATGAAAATTTATTTTGGTAATGCCAACGACGATATGTTTGGCGATGGTCTATTTGAAGTAAACGATAACCAGTACTATTATGGCGTAGAACACGGCACAGGTCCTGGTGGTTTAGACGAAGTTCGTTTGTTTGATGGTTGCAATCGCTATTTACCTGTTCATGTTGAAGCCATTCCTGAGTTGATTGCAGCTTTGCAAGAAATTCAAAAAATTCAACAAGCAGTTAAGCAAGCGCAAGAAATGACAGAGCGTGCTGAAACTGACATTGAAGGTTATGTATACAGTTCTTGGAACGATGAATTTGAAGTAGATTTTGACACGGAGTAATTAATGGCATCTTCAGGAAGTAAAGCTAAACAAGCATACGCAGCATTGTATAAATCCAGCACACGTTGGGCTACCAATCGCAAAATTAAGTTAACACGACTATTAAAACAACAACCTAATAACGAACAGATTAAAGACGCATTAGCAAATATTAAATATCGTCGTCATACACCTACTACTAAAACAGTATGGTCACATGATAATATTAGGATTGCAAAACTATTCAAAGAGTTTACAGGTCGTGCTAGTGCAGATTTATTTAGCAGTAATCCTAAAGTTCAGTCAGGAGCACTTGCTTACCGACGTGATTGGGATAAAGTAAAGGTTATCGAAGGCAGAGTTAACTTTAGTTTGGGTGCTAGAGCACACGATTCTAAAGGTAACTTAATATGGAAGTAATTGAAATCTATCTTTTATTTGCACTAACAACAGGTATTACAAGCTGTTATGTTTTCTTATCTCCTGCTGTATCACTTGCTAGAGATCAAGGGATACGCAACAGTTTTACAGAAAGTACTTGGCTAAGCTACTTAATCTACATAACTATAACTACTATTACCGCCCCTTTTAGTGTTTTACCGATTCTTATACCAAGTTTTGCTGAACGTTTCAAAGCTGGTCTGGAACGCTCGGTAATGGAAAGTCAAACTTAAAATTTTACATTTGACCCTAAACTGCAAAACGGGTATAATATATACTTAATTTACGAAAGAAACGCATACTATGAACTTTTTAGAATTCACTTATACAAAAGCAGACGGCACAGAATCAAAGCGTGCTGCAATTCCTTTGTTTGGTCCAACTAAATTTGTTGAAGCCATTGATGTTTCACAAATGCCTGAAGATGAGTTTGCAGTTTTTTGTCGTGAATTCTCGGCATTGAAGTCAGCACAGCATGAGCAAACTATGACAATGCTTGAACAGTTTGATCTTAAGCATAACTATCGTAAGTTTAACCCTGAGCAAATGTCAGACATTACCACAGATTATGTCTAAGTTTAGAACATGGGATAGCGAAATATTAACAGATGCAGTTAAAATAAGTTTACAGATTCGTACTAAAATTGAAGAAATGTGTGTAGCCACACATACTTCTCCTGACGGCTTACCAAATAGTCTAATCCCAACAGACAATTTGTACAGTTTAGTTTGTGCGTATGAAGCAGCTTATAATGCGTTAATTGAAAACGACCTGATTAAAACAGGTAATCTAAAAACAGATAAAAATATACACTAAAGAAAGAAAACAATGGCAACTTGGACAGAAGAACTCAAAGCAGAAGTAATTGCTAAATACGAAGGTGCAGGCCCAACACCTGAATCCTCTACTGAAATTATCAAAGATATTGCAGAAGAAATTGAAATGTCGCCTAATGGCGTTCGCATGGTACTAGTACAAGCTGGTGTTTATGTGAAAAAAGAAGCGGGTGCTTCCACAACAAAAACAAAAGCACCTAGCGGTGAAGGCACAAAACGTGTGTCAAAAGATTCTTCAATCGCTGAACTTCGCACAGCTATTGAGGCAGCAGGCAAAGAAGTTGACGAAGACATTCTTAGCAAACTGACTGGTAAAGCAGCAGTGTACTTCTTATCAATATTGAAGTAATTCAAGGCGGCTCTGTGCCGCCTTTTTTCGTTTTAATAACAAAGGAATAAAATGGCAACACGTAAACGTCCCCAACTAGAAACAGAATTGATGACTGATGTAAATATTGCACGAGTCATTAAACTACTTGATCCTGTTGAAGAAGGTAAGAAACCAATTACCAAAAAAGACGCGTGTGCTATTTTAGGCATGGCTTATAATACTACCAGACTAGGTACTATTATTGATGAATATAAACAAAAACAATCTCGTATTTCAGAACGCAAGTCACAACTGCGTGGTAAACCTGCAACGCAAGAAGAAAAAGTTTATATTATTTCAGAATACTTAAATGGCGAAACTGTGGATGCTATTTCAAAAATGACATATCGCAGTAGCCGTTTTATTAAAGATATCCTAGAAGGTAATTCAGTACCAATTCGTGTACCTGGATCAAGCTATTTTACTCCTGAAATGATTCCAGACGGCGCAGTTCGTGACAGGTTTAAAGTTGGTGAAGTAGTTTATAGTTCGCGCTATGACTCTACTGCACGCATTGATGCAGAACAAAAAACAGACAAGCATGGTTTTGTTTACAGAATTTGGTTGCTTGCTGAACGTTGGCAACAAAACGCATATCAAGAAGCAGCTGAACTAGCCAGTCTTGAGCATTTACGACAAATGGGAGTTAGAATATAATGGATGCTAATATCCTATATGAACGATTAATCGAAGAAAACATGGAAAAAGGCTTTCAGGTAAAGTTAGTAGTCAATGAGTTCCGAGATGTAATTTATGTTCAGCTACGCAAGTACTTTTTAAGTTATGAAGGTGACTGGGTTCCTTCACGCGAAGGTATTTCAATTCCAGCATCTATTGAAAATATTCATTCGCTACTTTACGGACTGTTTGACATTTGTGCTCAAGCCGAAGGCAAAGAAGTTATTGAATACTTCTCAGACAAGATAAAAGAAAAATAAACTTGAAACGCTTAGTTTAAAATGTTATAATAATACTTATGAACAAACTTGAACAATATTTAAATCTAGCTTCACGAGCCTACTATAGTGGTGCTCCGATCATTACTGACGACCAGTTCGATAGACTTGCAGAGTCTATCGGATATAATGCCATAGGTGCTAAGCAACACGGCAATGTCGAGCGTCATGTTTATCAAATGTATTCACTGCAAAAGTATTATGAAGATGAAAATCAAAAGCGTCCTTTGGATGGTATCAGCGATATTGTTACTACTGCCAAGCTCGATGGTGCTGCTATTAGCTTATTGTATGTGGATGGCAACCTTGTACGTGCGTTAACTCGTGGTGATGGTGTTGAAGGTCAAATTATTACTGACAAGATTCTTAGTCATACTGGTTTAGTACCGCACACAATTCCACTAACAGGAATCTATCAAGTTACTGGTGAGATTGTTGCTCCAAGTTATATTGAAAATGCTCGTAATTATGCAGCAGGTTCTCTTAACTTAAAAGATTCAACAGAGTTTAGTACCCGTGCAGTAAGTTTCTTTGCATATGGTGCTCAGCCTAGTATTACAACAACGTATCGAGCAGAGCTGAACATATTAAAACAGTATGGTTTCAATGTAATCAGTGAGCCTGACTTAGACAAAGTATACCCTTGCGATGGTGTTGTGTTTCGTGTAAACGACACACAAGTATTCCAAGACTTAGGGTATACTAGCAAACATCCCCGTGGTGCATATGCTAAAAAAGAACGACAGGCTCATGTTGAAACAAAACTCCTTGATGTTGAATGGCAAGTTGGCAAAAGTGGTAAGGTTACTCCAGTTGCTATTCTTGAGCCTGTTTATATTGGTGATGCTCTAGTCAGTAGGGCTACTCTTAATAATCCTGGTTTTATTGAAATGCTGGATCTCCAAATAGGAGACACCGTAGCCATAATTAGATCGGGTGAAATTATCCCTTGCATACTACACAAAGTAGATGCTTAAAATTTTTGGCTTAGGGCAAAAGAAATTTTCACTTGTCCTAGGCGACTTAATCTAGTATAATAGATACTTAAATTGATAAATAAACTATGAGAATCGAAATACCAACCGAATGCCCCTGCTGTAATTATCCTTTAGAACTGGTCAACGATCAGCTCTTTTGTAGAAACACGGCTTGTGGTGCTCAGTTAAATAAAAAGGTCGAACACTTCTGTAAGACTCTTGGTATTAAAGGTATGGGTTCTCGCACAGTTGAAAAACTTGGCTTGTCAGATATTACTGAATTGTTTTATCTTGATTCAGAACAAGTTGTTGAATCACTCGGAAGTGAAAAAGTAGCACTAAAACTGTTAGACGAAATTGAACGCAGTAAATCTGCTGACCTAGCAACAGTTATTGCAAGTTTTTCTATTCCATTAGTTGGTTCGACCGCAAGTAAGAAATTGTGTGAAGTAGTTACATCTGTAGACGAGATCAGTTACACTACTTGCAAGCAAGCTGGACTTGGCGACAAAGTTACACAAAACTTAGTTGCTTGGCTTGAAACTGATTTCCAAGAGATGAGAGAGTTTTTGCCTTTCTCGTTTAAATCTCAAAAGAATTCCAGTACAAATACTAATCAAAAAACTATTTGTATCACAGGAAAATTATCTTCTTATAAAACTAAAGCAGAAGCCTACAAAGCATTAGAAGAGGCAGGCTACACACCAGTAGAGTCTGTGACGAAAGCCACAGATTATTTAGTTGATGAAGAAGATAAAGGTAGTTCAAAACGCAAAAAAGCCGAGTCTCTCGGTATTACAATTATCACAAACTTAAATAATTTCTTGAAAGAAATAAAAAATGACTGAAAAAACAAAAAAGTGGTCTGACGAAGCCGTTGCTCAATTAACCAACATGGTTGGTGGACAATCCCCCGTTAGCGTTAACACTGTTGAACAAGCCGCTGAAGCCCTTGGTTTCACAACTCGTTCTGTTGCTTCTAAACTCCGTCAAATGGATTTTGAAGTAGCTTCTATGGCTAAAGAAAAGACTAGCGCATTTACACCTGAACAAAGCGCTGACTTGTCAGACTTCGTTGTTAACAACGCTGGTAATCTGACTTACAAAGAAATCGCCGAAGCATTTGCTGGTGGCTCTTTTTCCGCAAAACAAATTCAAGGTAAACTCTTGGCTTTGGAATTGACAGGTTCTGTTAAGCCTGCTGAAAAAGTTGAAGTGGCTCGTACATATACTGAAGCTGAAGAAGCTAAGTTTATCGCTATGGCTGATGCAGGTAGCTTCATCGAAGATATCGCTAGTGCATTGAACAAGACAGTTGCTTCTGTCCGTGGTAAGGCTTTGAGTCTGACACGCAAAGGTCAAATTGCTAAGATTCCCGCACAGCGTGTTTCTCATGCAAAAGAGACAGTTGATCCTGTTACCGCTTTAGGTGATCGCATTACTGGTATGACTGTTGCTGACATTGCTAAAGCTGTTGACAAAACAGAACGTGGTCTTCGTACATTGTTGACACGTCGTGGCATCAAAGTTGCTGACTATGATGGTGCTGCTAAGAAAGCCAAAGCAGAAGCCAAAGCTGCTGCTTAATCTAGTTTTATAAAACGATTGGTCGGGAGTTTTCAAAGAGCTCCCGACCTTTTTTACTTTAGAGAGTCGAGTATGAAAGTTAAACTTACATATCATGACAACGACTCCTTTACAATAGAAGAAGTTGTCAAACAAGCCGTTCACAACTATGGCAAAGCTGTACAAATAGAAATTATGCCTGAATCGACTATGGCATATGACCATATCTATTTTGGATTACAACAACTAATTACGCATGAGCAGTTGAGTCTACTATATGACAAAGATACTGCTTATCAACAAGATATTAAAAAATTAAGAGAGTCTGTTCTCTATAAAGTCACAGAAATTATTGACCAAGTTATTATTGATAACGAATCGAAAGTAGGGTAATCTTGGATACATCAGCAGTAGTCTTAAATAAATTGCTAACTGAGCGAAACCTAGATATCTGGGCTAAACTTAAGTTAGTATTTTTGGACGCTGCGTACTCTTCCTTGTACGGTGCTATAAATAAGTATTACGAGAAATACAGTGCCGTTCCGTCATTTGACGATCTTGAGCTAACCTTAAGGGAGGGTCCAGCGTCCAAGACGTTAGCAACCCTTCGGTTAACCGAGGTGCCTGACGTTTCAGCTGAAGTAGCGCTAGATGCGCTAATAGATCAGTATACACAAAATGAAACAGTAAAATTATTAGACAAATTTGTAGACAAACTACCGCTTTACGATTCAAACGAAATAAAAGATAACTTAGCAAGCCTAGCATTAACAATCGAAGAAAAGACTCACACCAGTGAGAAAGTATTTACAATGGCTGACATGATGATGTTTCGTCATCCTGATGATTTGGAGAAAGAACGTGTTTATTTGGGTCTTAATAATACTTTTGACGCTGTGCTTGGCGGAGTGGCTCGCCAGGAACTCATCCTCGTCGGAGGAAAGCGTGGATCTGGCAAATCTATTACTAGTAGTAATATCTTTGTTAATCAGTATGAATCTGGTAATAGCAGCATTTACTTCTCAATAGAAATGACGGCTCAAGAGACAATGGAGCGTAACATGGCTATTTTAGCCAATGTGAACCTGCAGAATCTCAAACAACACAAACTAACTGACGATGAAGTTCTTCGAGTAGTAAAAGCCCGAGCAGGAATGTTCCAAGATGCTGATCCTACTATTACAGAATTTATGCGTCACAGAGATAGATTTAAATTTGAAGAACATCTAGTACGAAATCATACACTTAAAGTAGATAATCAAATGATTATTGTTGACGATCGTGATCTTACCCTAAGCAGTATTGACCTGCATATTGGTAAAGCCAAAGCAAAGTTTGGCGATAAACTAAAAGTTGTAGTTGTAGATTACATTAACCAAATTGTACTAGAAGGCACGGATCAATATGACTGGAAACCTCAAATTGAAATATCCAAAAAGCTCAAAAACCTTGCGCGAAAGTACGAGATCGTCCTTGTATCTCCGTACCAAATCGACGCAAGTGGTGAGGCGCGATTTGCCAAGGGCATCTTGGACGCAGCAGATATCGCCCTTACAATGGAAGCGCATGACAAAGAAACTAATGCAATCTCGTTTGAGACCACTAAGATTCGCGGGGGCAAGGAAATGGCATTTACGTGCCCGATCGACTGGGATACCTTACGCATTAGCCCACAGTCAGTGGATAAACCTGCCGCTAAGGAAGTTGTTAAAAAAGCTGGCAAGAAAACACAATCTCAAGATCTAAAACAAGACGACACAAACGCTGACTTACCATGGAATTAAAATGAGCGATCCAGTACTAGAACTAATTAATAAAAACAGTTTAACATTTAGCGTGTCGGGCCGCGACTACCTTATTAAATGCTTAAACCCAGATCACGAGGATTCCAATCCTAGTTTTCGTGTTGATCGAGTTACTGGTGTTGCTCATTGCTTTAGTTGTGGCTTTAAAACAAACTTATTTAAATATTATGGGGTTTTTACTAATCCTGTACCTATGAAGATTGCGGCTCTCAAGGAAAAATTAAATGAGCTAAAAACAAGCCACTTAGGACTAGAGTTACCTAACGGGCACACTCCTTACCTAAAGCAGTTCCGTGGAGTGAGTCCCCAAACTTTAAAATACTTTGGAGCATTTTACACAAACGTAGTTGAAAAACTACAAGACAGAATTATATTTCCTGTTAAAGACATTACTGGTAAAATAGTAGTGTTTGTTGGTAGACATACTCTGTCAAACGGAAATCCAAGATATATTAACTACCCTAGCGGTGTTCGTATGCCAGTATTTCCTGCACATCTTCCAAGCGGTTATCAATCAATGGTAATTGTAGAAGGGGTGTTTGATATGCTAAATCTTTATGATAAAGGTTTAGAAAACGTAGTATGTGCTTTTGGCACAAACACATTACAAAATGACACAAAACAAAAACTTTTGCCGTTTAAAGCACAAGGTATTACTCATATATATCTTTTATTTGATGGTGACGAGGCAGGCGATAAAGCTGCCAAAGCCCTAAAACCTCTAATTGAAGCAGAGAACTTTATTGTAGAAATTATCAAACTACCTGATGACAAAGATCCAGGTGAGCTTGATGTATTTAAAGTTCGTTCGATTGCCGAATATATAACCAAATAGCCACAATACGCTATAAGAAAGTATTAAAATGAAAAAAATTGCATTAATTGACAAAGCCCCAAATCGTACAAAGTATCGTGAATACTTTAACTTTGATTTTGACCATTACCACATGAGTTCAGTTCCTATTACTAAACTACTTAAAAAAGATGTAGACTTAGAAGTAGACTTAGAGCCTTATGACTACGTTATTCTTGTAGGTGCAGAAGCTGCTAAAGAATATGCTAAAATTACATCAGTAACTAATATGGCTGGCCAATTAGTTGCAGATAAGTTTATTGCTATTTCAAATCCTGCAATGTTAGCTTTTAAGCCAGAAGGTAAACCAGACTTTCAACGTGCTTGTGATCGTATCCATAAATATATGGAAGGCACACTACGTCCAGCAACTGAAGGTGACTTCAAAGGTATTGATAATACTCAAGAAGCCCGTGAGTTCTTATTGGAAGTTCTTGAAAATGCTCAAGGCTATGTTGCACTAGACACAGAAACAACTGGGCTTTATCCTCGTGATGGATATGTGCTTGGTGTTTCCATTAGTTATAAATCTAAACATGGCAGATACATTTTATGTGATGCTATGGATGAAGAGTGCATAGAATTACTGCAAAAGATTTGTAATACTTTTTATATTGTATTCCATAACATGAAATTTGACTATAAAATGCTAGCCTATCACTTAGGTTTAACATTTAATCGTAGCCGAGTACATGATACAATGGTTATGCATTATGTATTAGACGAAACTGACTCACATGGTCTAAAGTCACTTGCACTTAAATATACAGACTATGGTGACTATGACTCAGAGTTAGACGACTTCAAAAAAGAATACTGTGCTAAGAATGGCGTCTTGCAAGATGACTTTACTTATGACCTTATTCCTTTTAACACTATTAGTCGTTATGCTAGTATTGATACTGCCGTAACATACGACTTATTTATGAAATTTTGGCCTATAGTACAGGCTAATGATAAATTACGTTTTGTATACGAAACTATACTTGTTCCTGGTACACTGTTCTTAATGGACATGGAAGAAGTAGGAATCCCTATTAGTCAAGAACGAATGGCAGCAGCTAATTTGTATCTTGACGAAGAAATTGAGAAAGCTAAGCAGGTGGTATATGGTTTTGAAGCTGTTAAGCGTTTTGAACAGGATACAGGAAAGATATTTAATCCCAACAGTGTTATGCAGTTACGCGTTGTTCTTTTTGACTATCTTGGTTTATCCCCCACTGGAAAGAAAACTGCTACAGGTGCAATCTCAACAGATGCTGAGGTACTCGACCAGTTGTCAGAAGAGCACCCACTCCCTGCGGCGATTTTAAAGGTTCGACAACTTGGAAAAATCCAAAACACCTATATTTCAAAGATTTTACCAGAGCTTGACCGTGATGGTCGCATACGTACAAATTTTAATCTTATATTTACTACTAGCGGTAGGCTTAGTAGTTCTGGGAAGTTCAACGCTCAGCAAATACCTCGCGACAATCCTATTATCAAAGGTTGCATCAAGGCTCCAGAGGGTTTTAAGATCGTTTCGCAAGACTTGACCACAGCTGAAATGTATTATGCAGCTGTGTTGTCAGGCGACAAGAACTTACAAGAAGTATTCTCTAGTGGCGGAGATTTTCACTCAACTATTGCTAAAATGGTGTTTGATTTGACCTGTCCTGTAGAAGAAGTTAAAAAGAAGTATGGCGGCAAGCGTCAAAGTGCTAAAGCTATTTCATTCGGTATCTTGTATGGTTCAGGCGCTAACAAAGTATCTCAGACTGTATCTAAAGCTACTGGTGAAGAATATCCAGTTGACAGAGCCAGAGAAGATATTAAGCAATACTTTAAGAAATTTAGCAAACTAAAGCAGTGGTTAGATACCAGAAAATCATTTATTGAACAAAATGGATATACTTACAGCTTTTTTGGAAGAAAAAGACGCCTTCCTAATGTATTTTCCAGCGACAAAGGAATTGCCGCCCACGAAGTACGAAGTGGTATTAATGCAGAAGTGCAGTCGCTTGCAAGTGACGTTAACTTACTTGGAGCTATGCGAACTGCAAACGAAATTGCAACAAAAAACATTGACGCAAAAATCTTCATGCTTGTCCACGACTCAATCGTGGCATTGGTTAAAGAAGAGCACGTAGATCAATATTGTGAAATACTAAAGCGTAATACTCAGCACGATTGGGGTTGCGGTATACCTGGATTCCCTATTGGCGTTGACCAAGATATTGGTAGTGATTATAGTTTTGGCGATTGGGAAGATTACTATGAAGTTGCAGGAGATCGTATTTCCCGTGTTCAGGCTGGGTGAGAAACAACCTGAACAAGATAATGGCATAGTATACTATAAATCAGAATATAGTGATAAGGATACTGCTGAACACACAACAAACTATAGGTTTGTAGACGATAAGTCCATCAATAAGCCCACATTAGGTTTACGAAGACTCGCTTTACAAGGTAAAGCAACGTTGTTTCCTATAAGTTCAGCAGTATACTTTCTTGTAGATATTATTAAGTTAGCAAAATCAACAACATGGTTTATTGATAGCCACGGACAGGTTTTTCAACATAAAAAATCTACGCGCGCCAAACTAACAACAAAGAAGATTATTAAAGTTTTACCTGCGGATGGCATAGGGTGTGTATTAGAATTAGAAGGTGTAAGTCACCGATTCAAAACTATGATACAGCCTGAAAGCTACCATCAATATGCAGGAGTTTTATATATGGATAATAGCTATCTATTCTACGGATACTATGAGTATCCACAAAAAGATACTTGGAGATTAGTATAGTGGCAAAAGCAGTTATATCAAATAGAATATACTTAGATAATCCAGGCGTAGAACATACAAAACACGTAATTAAGTCTCTTACCTACAAAATACACAAAGATACTGGCTCAAAGAAATTTGCTAGTATCGAAACAATAAAAAATTATAAGTCGCTAATCAAGGGTATTCTTTCTATTCCACAAGGTCGATTAGATTTAATTCCTAAAGATTACGAAGTAATAGATAAACGAGTTTTAGTTCCTGCTCCTTTTCCTGTCCCTAAATTTGAGTTATATGAAGATCAACAAACAATCTACAATGAAGTAGAGGGTACTTGTTTTATTAATGCTTTACCAGGTTGGGGAAAGACTTTTACGGCATTACATCTTGCTAGAAAGTTTGGACAGAAGACCTTGGTTATTACTCACACTGCTGCCTTACGAGATCAGTGGGTTGAGGAAGTTGAAACTCTATTTGGTTGTGAGTGCGGGATTATAGGCGGCGGTGATTTAGACTATGAAGATCATTTTATTACAGTTGCAAATATACAGACTTTAGTTAAGCATACTGTTGAACTTTCCAAAGAGTTTGGAACAGTTATCTTAGACGAAGCACATCACTGTCCTGCGACTACATTTGCAGCAACAATTGATGCTTTTCATGCACGTTATAGAATAGCTCTTAGTGGTACTATGATCAGAAAAGACGGTAAACATATCTTATTCAAAGATTATTTTGGTACAACAGTACTAAAGCCACCTGCTTCTAATACTATACCACCTACTATACACATGGTTAAAAGTGGAATTACACTTAAACCAAATGCTACTTGGGTAGATAAGATTACTGATCTTACTCAAGATGACAAATACAGACAGTTTATTTCAGATATAGCTAAAATGCACATTGCTGATGGGCATAGTGTATTAGTTATTGCTGATCGAGTAGAATTCTTAGAAAAGGTAAAAGAGTATGTCGGTGAAACGTGTTTGTTGGTTACTGGGGGAACCAGTTTTGAAGATAGACAACGAGCAAAAGAGCAAATCCTTGCCAAAGAAAAAATGTGCATTGCTGGTAGTAGGCAAATATTTTCAGAGGGAATTTCAATCAACATCCTAAGTTGCGTAATTTTAGCAGTTCCTATGTCAAACGATAGTTTACTAGAACAAATTGCTGGTAGGATTATGCGAATGCATGACGGTAAACTAGACCCAATTATAGTAGACATTCAATTTGCTGGATACGCTGATAAGAAGCAAAATACAGATAGGTTAGGGCTTTATCTCCGCAAAGGCTGGAAAGTATTAGCGTAGATAAAATTTCACTTGTCAAATGATATCTAAAATGGTATAATATTTATTAAGTTTCAGTATATGACCCTTTTCTTCAACCTTGGATTGCTTGAGTCCGAAACACAATGTGACTCTACAAAATTAGTTGAAATTTTAAGATTGCATTTTATTAGAAAATCTATTCCTAAAAACCAATACAGTAAAATCAAACCGATTTTTAACTTAAAGGGTAATAGTTTTCTAATAAACCCTGCTCGTTTATTTACTGATACCAGCACAGATATTGTACATAAAGCACAATACATAAGATTAGCGGGGCGTAGAAATTACGCCATATATAAGCATTACGGTTACACATATCTAGACCTATCTTTTTATTCAGATATTGACTTAAACGCACTAAAATCAAATCCGCTACTAAAAATAACAGAAAACAAAATTCACTTCAAATACGAGGAAAAATAAAAAAATGGCACTTAGTTTTAAAAATACCAAAGGTAAAGCACAATCAAACAAAGTCGAATCTTACGAATACAAAGACGGCGAAAATACAGTCCGCTTAATTGGCGGAGTTCTTCCACGATACATTTATTGGCTGAAAGGCACTAATAACAAAGATATTCCAGTTGAATGTTTAGCGTTTAGTCGTGAAAAGGAGAAGTTTGACAACATTGAGAAAGATCATGTTAACGAATACTTTCCAGAAGCAAAATGCTCTTGGAGTTATTCTGTAAATTGTATTGACCCTAAGTCGCAAAAAGTTGTTGCACTTAACTTGAAAAAGAAGTTGTTTGAGCAAATTGTTACAGCGGCTGAAGATTTAGGAGACCCCACTGACCATGATACAGGTTGGGATGTTGTATTCAAGCGTGTAAAGACAGGCCCTCTGCCTTTTAATGTTGAATATACCCTACAAGTTTTGCGTTGCAAAGCCCGCCCACTAACTACTGAAGAGCGTGCCTTGGCAGATGCTGCTAAAAACATTGATGAGAAATTTCCTCGTCCTACAGAAGCAGATGTAAAAGCCTTGTTGGAGAAAATTACTACCAACGCAGAAGACGGCGAAGCCGAAACTTCTGAGCAAGAAGCAGTCAAAGAACTTGGTTAAAAAACTTAAGCCCGCTAAACGAAATGCTTAGCGGGCTTTTCTGTCTCATAAGGCACTATGAAAGTATTATTTACAGCTGACGTCCATATTAAATTGGGTCAGAAGAACGTACCTATTGAATGGGCTAAAAATAGGTTTAATATGCTTTGGCAACAACTAGAAGATATGCAAACAGAATGTGATCTTTTTGTTATTGGCGGAGATGTTTTTGACAAGCTTCCTAACATGGAAGAATTAGAAACATATTTTGATTTGGTTAATTCATGCAAGATTCCTACTATTATTTATGCAGGAAATCATGAAGCAGTTAAAAAGGATACAACTTTCCTTACTAACCTAAAACAAGTAACCAATCGCCTAAATCCACAAGTAGAAATTATTGATGACTACTGTAAAGTGGAAAATATGGATTTTATACCATATAATAAATTAAAAGAATTTGAAAAGAATCCTTTCCAAATTCGTGGAAACATTTGCTTTACACACGTTCGAGGAGAGATCCCTCCACACGTAAAACCTGAAATGGATCTAGAGTTATTTGCTAGTTATGATGTTGTTTTAGCAGGTGACTTACACAGCTATGAAAACTGTCAGAAAAATATCATTTATCCTGGCAGTCCCGTTACTACTAGTTTTCATCGTCATAATGTGGATACTGGTGTAGTTATACTGGATACCGAGTCTTTAACTCACGAGTGGCGTAAACTACAATTACCACAACTTATTCGTAAGACAGTAGCTGTACACGACCCTAAACCTCAAACTGACTACGATCATACAATCTATCAAGTTGAAGGCGATATGCAAGAACTTGGCGAACTCGAGGATTCAGAGTTAATTGATCGCAAAGTAATTAAGCGTGATACAGATAGCGCACTAATCTTAGACAAAGAAATGTCTATGAGTGAAGAAATTCGTGAGTATCTTGCATATATCCTAGAGTTGCCAGAAGATACTATTGAAAACGTATTAAAGGAATTTCAAAATCATGCAGACAAAATTGAATCGGAATAAAGCAGAAGTTTGGTCACAAACTAATTGTCCTGCTTGCCAAGAAGCCAAACGTTTACTAACATCATACGCTATTGAGTATACAGAATGTATGATTGGTGTTGGTACATATACAAAAAAAGATTTAATTGAAAAAGTGCCTAACGCTCGCAGCGTTCCACAAATTTTCCTTGATGGTGAATATGTTGGTGGCTTACAAGAACTAAAAAAGAGACTAGCCGTACATGATAACTATAAAACAACTACGATGGGCTAACGCCTTTAGTTACGGAAAAGATAACAGCATTGATTTTATAGCAGCTCCGCTTACACAATTAGTAGGCCGTAATGGGCATGGTAAAAGTTCTATTGCCCTTATCTTAGAAGAAGTATTATTTAATAAGAACTCAAAAGGTATTAAGAAAGCAGATATTCTTAATCGCCATATCAAAGATAAAACTTATACGATTGAACTAGACTTTAATCGTGATGATGTAGATTATACAATTAAATCTAGTCGTGGTACTGCTCAAACTGTTAAATTATTTAAGTCGGGTGTAGACATAAGTGCTCATACTGCTACCGCAACTTATAAAATGATTGAAGATATATTAGGCTTTGATCACAAAAGTTTTGCTCAAATTGTTTACCAATCAAATGCTTCAAGCCTAGAGTTTTTAACAGCTCCTGATACTGCTCGTAAAAAGTTTCTTATTGAGATTCTTAATTTAGGTAAATATACCAAAGCTGCTGAAGTATTCAAAGAAGTAAGTACTCTGCTTACCAAAGACATTGCAGCAGTACAGTCTCAAGTAAATACTGTTTCTAGTTGGTTAAACAAGTACGAAAAGACTGATTTAACACTAAAAGAAGCTGTCCCAACTCCTGAGCTAGATACAAATCTAATAACTACAGCGTCTACACTTGAATCTAGTATAAATACTATTGAGTCTACTAATAAAAAGATTTTTCAAAATAATACTTATAAGCAGCTACAGTCCAAAATTAAACTATTGCCGATTCCTGAAAAACCTGAAGAAGGTGTAGAAGGGTATCAAGCAGAAGTAGCAAAACTATCTAAAACAGTAAGTGATGCTCAAAGTTTTGTTTTAAAAATGAAAGCGTTACATGGAACTTGCCCTACTTGTTTAAGTGATATTGACGAAGAAAAAGTATCTGAATTAATTAATCAAAAAACTGAAGAAGCTGAAATAGCTGCTATAGAAACTATGGGTTATACTCAACAAATAGTTCAAATTAAACAGCAAAGAACTGCTTGGCAAGAAGCTCAAAAAGCGCAAGAAGACTGGGAAAAGTATCATGCTTTAATTGATACGGAATTACCTGAAACTTTACTAGATAAACAAACATTACAGCAACAATTTACAGAGTTGCAAAACTCAATTGCAGCCACTAAACGTAAAATTGTTGAAGCAGAGCAACACAACAAAGAAGTAACTGCACACAACACTAAAGTAGATTTAGTATCTAAACAATTGGTTGAAATGAACCAAGAATTGGAAACTTATAGTGGTAAATTACATGAATTAAGCGAAAGAATGAGTATTTTAAATGTTTTAACAAAAACGTTTAGTACAACAGGTTTAGTAGCATATAAAATTGAGAGTTTAGTAAAAGACTTAGAAGAGATTACAAATAAATATTTGGTTGATCTAAGTGATGGCAGATTTCAAATCGGTTTTAAAATAAGTGCTAGCGACAAATTAAATGTTGTTATTACTGATAATGGCAGAGATATTGAAATACTGGCTCTTAGTGGTGGCGAGAAAGCAAGAGTTAATGTAGCTACATTATTAGCTATTAGAAAACTAATGCAAACATTGTCCAGTTCTAGAATCAATCTATTAATACTGGATGAAACTGTAGAAACACTTGATACTGATGGTAAAGAAAAATTAGTAGAAGTGTTACTGCAAGAAGAACATTTAAATACTTTTCTAGTAAGCCATGGCTTTAGCCACCCATTACTAGAAAAGATTAATGTTATTAAACGTAACAACATATCCCAAATAGAGGTATAATATGATTTTAGAAGAAATTGAAGGTAGTGTACGTATTATGTATGCTGGAAAAGTATTGTCTGTAGGTGATTCTGCTGATGATTATAGTAAGGGCGTATTTGTAGTAGGTGCGGGTAAAGCAATTTTTCGTGTAGACCCTAGTTCTACATTTGAAGTTAAAGGCGTAGAAGGTGAGAGTTATTCAGAAGCTGCACCTATTCCTGCACCTATTCCTGCACCTATTCCTGCACCAGCTCCAGCTCCAACACCAGCTCCAACACCAGAAGCTGTAAAAGAGCCTACTCCGCCAGAGGCATAATATGACAACAGAATATGAAATAAAAGTAACAGCTATTGCTACAAGTACAATTAACGGACTGGATGGAGTAATAAAGCGTGTTGATTTTGTAGTTCGTGGAACAAAAGAAAATCACGTATATGAAATACCAGAAAGTGTGAGTTTAGCAAATCCTGCACCAGATACGTTTAAAGCACTTTCCAGTGTAGTTGAAACAGACGTTATTAATTGGATTACTGCTAACTATGATAATTTAGAAGGAACAAAAACACACGTAGAGTTTATGTTAGATAAACAAATAGCTCAGGGTGGGTTAATACCAACTCCACTACCTTGGATTACCAATTAATGGCAGTGGATCCTAGAGCCAAAGGTGCTAGAACAGAGACCACAGTTCGTGATCTACTCAAAAAGCACACTGGTCTAGCTTGGGAAAGAGTACCTGGATCAGGTGCTCTTGACCCTAAACATCAGCTTAAGGGCGATTTATACGTTCCTGGGCGAACCAACCTTTGGTGTGTAGAAGTTAAAGGCTATGCGGAAGACCACCTTACTTCACACTTACTAACATCCAAGACTCCGCAACTAGTAGAATTCTGGCAACAGACTACTCGTCAGGGTAAGCAAGTAGGCAAAAAACCTTTACTGATTTTTAAATTTGATCGCAGCAAAGTATTTGTTGCTTTTGATGAAATGCCTAATTCACAAAACTATCGTTGCCTTTACTATAACCACGAAGATCATGAATTCTATGCAGCACTGCTAGAAGATTGGTTAAAGTGGGAGCAGCCAGTATTTGTAACTTGACAAAACAACTTAACAGTGGTATAATAACAGATTAACACACAAATAATATGTCAAAAACATTCTCAAAAATTACCGAAACAAACAATACTCTGTTAGTTGTTGACTCACTTAATCTTGCATTTCGCTATAAACATAGCGGTGCTACAGATTTTGCCGAAGATTACTTACGCACAGTTCAAAGTCTTAAAAAATCATATAAAGCATCTCATGTAATTATTGCTGGCGATATGGGCTCTAGTTCTTATCGTAAAGCTATTTATCCTGAGTATAAACAAAATCGTAAAGATAAATTCGCTGAACAAACTGACGCTGAAAAAGCAGCATTTGAATTGTTCTTTGAAGATTTTACAAAAACACTAGAACATATTGCTGAAAATACCGAATTTCCAATTTTACGTTTTCAAGGCGTTGAAGCCGACGATATTGCAGCATATATTGTATCAAAAAAATCAAAACTCCCAGTTGATGATATTTGGCTTGTTAGCTCAGATAAAGATTGGGACTTATTAGTTCAACCTAACGTATCAAGATTCTCATATGTTACACGCAAAGAAGTTACAGTCGATAACTGGAATGACCATTATGACTTTAATCCCGAAGATTACATTAGTATTAAGTGTCTTACTGGCGATACTGGCGATAATGTTTTTGGTGTGCCAGGCATTGGACCTAAAAGAGCAGTTGGCTTGGTTAATGAATATGGCAGTACCTATGACATTATTGCAAGCATCCCTCTTAGCGGTAAATATAAATACATCCAAGCCCTAAACGAATGTAAAGATACATTGGCTTTAAACTATAAATTAATGGATTTAGTTACCTTTTGCGAAGAAGCAATTGGTACTGAAAATTGTAAACAAATTGATGAAACCTTAGAGTTATATTTAAAATGAACGGAACAACACTTATTACAGCAGGCGCTTATAATGCAAATACTATGACATACGGTTCAGTATTAGAATGTATGTTAAAGCCAGGAGCTAAACTTCCTGAACGTGCACATCATAGCGATGCTGGAGCAGATTTATTTGCGTACGAAAGTTTGGAAATTTATCCAAATGAGCAAAAACTTGTTGATACGGGTATAGCAATTAAAATTTCACAAGGCTTTGCAGGCTTTGTGTATAATAGAAGCTCTCAAGGAAAAAAGGGAATTACTATCCCTCACAGCGTAGGCGTGATAGATAGTGGTTATCGTGACACAATTAAAGTTTTGTTAAAAAATATCGGTGATGACCCTTATAAAATTACGGCTGGTGATAGAATTGCTCAGTTGGTTATTCAGAAGGTTGAACTAGTAGGCTTTAAAGATATTTGGAACGACTCTACCCGAGGCACAGGAGGCTTCGGTTCAACAGGAACATAAAGGAAATCATGGCAGTAAGCACTAGAGCACAAGTAATAACACGTCGTACATATAATAGGCCCACTTCAGACGACGGAAAACAATTTGAAACGTGGCAAGAAACAGTAGCCCGAGTTATTGATCACCAAGAATGGCTGTGGCAACGTGCAGCTAAACGTGATCTAACAGATGTAGAATACGGAGAACTGTATGATCTTGAACAGCTAATGCTGGATCGTAAAGTTGCCATGAGTGGTCGTACATTATGGTTAGGCGGTACAGATGTAGCTAAAACTCGCGAGGCTTCACAATTTAACTGCTCATTTACACACGTAGAAACTGTATATGATGTAGTAGACTGCTTATGGCTTTTACTACAAGGATGCGGAGTAGGATTTAAACCAATTGTTGGTACACTAAATGGCTTTTCAAAGCCAATTAAAAATATTCGAGTAGTAAGATCGACCCGTACAGCTAAAGGTGGATTGGAGCATAATGTTGAAACATTTGATCAAGAAACTAAGACTTGGACTATTCAAGTTGGGGATTCTGCGGAAGCCTGGGCAAAATCTATCGGTAAGCTTATTGCTGGTAAGTACGCTGCTGATACTCTCGTACTCGACTTTAGTCAGTTACGCCCTGCTGGGGAAAGGTTAAAAGGCTATGGATGGATCTCAAGTGGCGATAGCGCTATATCAACTGCATATGTGGCTATTGCAAACATCCTCAATGGCCGTGCTGATAGTTTACTTACTAGGATGGATATTCTCGACATTATTAATCATCTTGGCACTATTCTTAGCAGCCGCCGTAGTGCAGAAATTGCTTTGTTTGATTATGGGCAACCCGAATGGGAAGAATTTGCCGTAGCAAAGAAAGATTGGTGGTTGTATAACAATTCACATCGTCAACAATCAAACAATTCACTAGTATTTAAAGAAAAACCCTTAAAAGCTGACTTGCAAAAGATTTTTGATCTAATGCTAGAAGCTGGTGGATCAGAACCAGGATTTATCAATGAAGTTGAAGCTCTCCGTCGCGCTCCATGGTTCAAAGGTGCAAACCCTTGCGTGGAAATCTTACTCGGTAATAAATCATTTTGTAATCTTACCGAAACAGACATTGCTAAATTTAAAGGCGATACCGCCGGACTTCACAACGCCATTAGGCTTGCAGCTCGCGCTAACTATCGCCAAACTTGTGTAAACTTACAAGACGGTATTTTACAAGAGTCCTGGCATTTAAACAACTATTTTATGCGATTATGCGGAGTTGGTTTAACAGGTATTGCTAAACGCCCTGATATGAATGGTTATGACTATGAGTATCTAAAGCGTACTGCAACTGGTGCTGCTATTGGTATGGCTCAAGAACTTGATTTACCTAGTCCTAAAAATATTACTTGTGTTAAACCTTCAGGAACGCTATCCAAAATTATGGATACCACAGAAGGAATTCATAAGCCTCTAGGAAAGTATATATTTAATAATGTTCAATTTAGTAAATTTGACCCTATTGTTGAAGTACTGCGCGATGCTAATTATAACGTTGTTAATCACCCCACTGATGATAGTGGTGTACTTATTACATTCCCTGTTGAGTGGATTGATGTACCTTTCCACAAAACTAATGGAAAAGAAGTTAACCTTGACACAGCAATCGAACAACTCGAAAAATATAAATTAATTCAGACCAGTTGGACGCAGCAAAATACTTCAGTAACAATTAGTTATGATCCTACAGAAGTTCCAGCAATCATTGATTGGTTGTTAGACAACTGGGATTGTTATGTAGGTGTTTCATTCATCTACCGCACCGATCCAACTAAAACAGCAAAAGATTTAGGATATTTGTACTTACCACAAGAAGTTGTGGATGAGCACACATTCCGAAATTATGTGCAACAACTTACTCCAGTATCGCTAGAAAATGCCAATAGTTTTGATGAAATTATGGGCGAAGATTGTGCTACAGGAGCCTGCCCAATTAGGTAATATATGGAACAAGAAAAAGATACACTTATAACACTAAAACTTACGGTGGAAGAAGCAAATACAATTTTAGCAGGACTACAAGAATTACCTGCTAAAGTTTCTAACCCACTAACTAATAAGTTAGTAAGACAAGCCCAAGAGCAACTTTCTATAAAAGAACCCGCTGTTGAAGAAACTAAAAATGTTTGATATTATTTCACGATTGCGTCCTATTACTTTAGATGCATTTACTGATCATGCAGGAGTATATCATCATAACCCTGTTGTAAAGGCTACCGAAATATACCCTAACTGGTGGAAATCTTTAAAATCTCACTGCGAAGTAGCTACTGAAAATAGCCCAATCATTACACCAATGGCTACTGCTAAAGTATGCGAAGGTTTATTAGACATGTATAAAAATATGTTTACTATACCGCTGTGGACTGATTTAATACTAAAGTATGATGAGCACGGCAATTTTGCGTGGAAAAGTTCCGCTGAAGACACAAAGATTGGTCATCATCCTTCTGCTCAGTTTGAACACGAAGAGTTTAATGATTTAATACATATGAAAATTACAGTACCTTGGCAATTACAAGAAAAATCAGGAATAAATTTTCAATTATTTTATTCCGACTGGAACAAGCCTAGTGATATGTTTAAGTTTAGAATCCCTGGTGGTGTTTTAAATTATAAATACCAATGTGGTGCAAATTGTAATATGTGGCTACCTAAAAAAGTTAATGCAGACATTAACTTATATGCAGGAGAACCTTTGCTTAATATCTTACCCTTAACTGAGCGAAAAGTTATATTAAAAACTCATTTAATTGACCCAAAAGAGTTTAAGGATATGGCCAATAAATTTGCTTATTCTAGTAAATTTCACGGCCGATATAGACTTCTGAAAAAGAAACTATTTAGCTAACAAAAAAGCCCCTATAGATTGCTCTATAGGGGCTTTTTCTTTTGGAACAGAATTTTATAGTAACGTGCATTTTGACTCCTGTAACCAGAAAATTAAGGTTGTTGTGACATATCAATCATGTTATAATACTTACGGTTAATAAACTTTAAAGGAATAAATTATGAGAACATACTGGGTATATAAGTACAATGAAACGCCTTATAGTAATAGTAAAGAATACAATGATGAAGCTACTATGGTTGAAAGTAATCTAAGAACCATGAGACGTGCTATAGAAAATATAGATGAGGTAATCAACGACAAAGACAATGTGCCTGAATGGGTACAAGAAAAAATTGCTGTAACTAAGTCAATGCTGGTTAGTGTATCAGAGTATATGCAATCAAAACAACGTAGTAAAAAAGAGCTATATTGATTTTTTGGTTTAGTGGATTGTTGTTAGCGGAACATAATTTCTTAGTAACTTGCATTTCTACTCCTGTAGCCAGAAAATTAAGGTTGCTCTCATATATCAATCATGTTATAATTACTGCAGTTGCCAAGGTTTTGGTAACTGCGCGTGATACGCAGTATCATTTCTGCTCTAAAAGGAATTTCTATGGCGGATGAAACTGGCGTACCAGAATTAAATTCAACAAATAACGTTGGATATGATATGAGTGCGCTTCAAACTAAAATTGATCAAGCTAATAACTACTATTCAAAAGTTATGGGTGAGATTACAAAACTAAAGGATAAAAACATGGCAGAAATTATGACTCCAGGTATGATTATGGGCGGCGGTAGCGGTGGTGATGGGTTATTTGGCGGCGGTGGCGGTGGCGGTTTAATCGGTGGATTGATCTTGGGAAGTTTGCTTCGCAACAACGGTAACCTTTTAGGCGGAGATGGTGGCGGTGCAGCAGCAGGTGCAGTTCTTCGTAGTCCTCCAGAACAAACTCAAGCTAATATGAGTTTAATGGCAGCAATTGGTGCTGTTGATAAGTCAGTTGCTGTTTCAACAGCAGCATTTGAAGCATCACAAGCTACACAATCATTGGGCATTACAACCCAATTAGCAAGTGTAGCTAGTTCGCTTACAAATAACATTAGTGGTTTAAAAGATGTGGTTAACCAAAATGCAGTTTCCTTAATGCAAGGGCAAGCTGCAATTAACCAAAACATCATGGAAAATCGCTATGAGTTAAGCAAAGACATTGCAGCTGATGGTGAAAAGACTCGTGCTTTAATTGTTGCACAATACGAAGCTACATTAAATCGTCAACTTGGCGATGCAAATGCAGAAATTATTGCACTAAAAAATCGTGCAGCTTTAGATAGTGCTACTAGCGGTATTACTCTTACAAATACCAATAACATCAATCAAATGCAACAACAATCACAACAACAAGCTCAGTATGCACACTTGGCAAACTTAATCTATGGATTAGGCCAAAACATCACAAATGGTGCAATTAATGTTGGAAGCGGCACATTGACTGCTAACCCAACTAACACAAATACTAGCATCCGTTAATATTTAATGTGTTTAACAAGCCCCGCAGCCACAAGTTGTGGGGCTTTTTTATAAGGAATAAATATGGATCAACGACAAAAGCAGAGTATGCCTTTTGGTTGGCCTATGGTTGGATTTATACCACCAATATTACCTGCTCCTATAGTACCTTTTTGTCCTCCTAAATTCGACGATCTTGACCTAGTTATAAACAGTAATGTTATAGGTCCACCAGGTCCACCTGGTCCACCAGGTCCACCTGGTCCACAAGGACCACAAGGTGAGCCAGGTAGCCTAGCGGACGTACCTGTTACATTAATAGATGAAACTGCTTATGCGGCAACAACAACAGAATATTTTTTAGGTGTTATTTATGATGGCTCAGTTACGATTACTTTACCTGCGGGTACTGTGGGCAAAGTTTATGTTATCAAGGATGCTGTTGGAGACGCTAACACGAATCCGATTACTGTGGTAACTACTGGGTCAACAATTGACTCACAACCAAACTACCTACTAAACACAGACTGGGGCTCAATTAGCCTAATCTATAACGGCATAGAATGGAATGTAGTATGAGTTATAATCAACCCCTAGCCTCTACCGCAGACTATGGAGTAATGAAAGTTGGAGGTGGCTTAAGTGTTACAGATGGAGTAGTTAGTGCAGGAAGTGGTCTGTTAAATTACGGATTCTACAGCAACGGAACACAAACCAATCCAGTTGCAAATCAAGTTAACATAGGTACATTTAGCACTGCAGGGCCTAACAATGGTGTTACACTAATAGGTAGTGACATTTTGCGAGTAACCAATGCTGGTGTGTACACAGTGCTATTTACTACCACAATGGCAAAAACCAGTGGAGGTACTAGCTCAATGAGTATTTGGTTGCGATATAATGGTGTTGACGTACCTGGCTCACGACAAGACTTAGAGTTAATAAACACACTTTCAATAATATTTACCAGCGGCAACTTTACTCTGCCAATGGCTGCTAACAGCGATCTACAGTTTTGTTGGTCTAGTGCAGACACAACAGTAAATCTCAGTGCACTACCTGCTGGAGTTACGCCTACGCGACCCACAGGCAGTAGTTTAAAAGTTACAATGACTAGAATTAGTTAAAAAGGAAAAATCATGGCATTTAATAGCCCCTTAAGTTCAACCACCAACTATGGTGTAGTTAAAGTTGGAAGCGGTGTAAACGTAACCAACGGCGTTATTTCTGTTGTTGGCAACGGCACAGTTAACACTAAATTAGTAAACAATGCAGCAAGTCCTTATACTCTTGATAGCGCTGGCGCAACACCTAACTACTATCTTGGAGTAGTTGGCACAGGTGCTGCAATTAGTATATTATTAACAGCAGGCACAGAAGGTCGTGTAGTAGTAGTAAAATCAGAAGCTGGTCAAACCAGTGATTTTACAATTACTCCAAACGGAGCAGAAACTGTTGAAAATGCAGCAAGCTATACCGTTTTAGCCGCAACAGATGGTGCAGTTACACTAATATTTAGCGGCACTAACTGGAATGTTGTATAATGGAAGAACTACACATGGCCCTTAAACGGGCTTTTGCAACAACCTATGCGTTTTTAGTAAAAGCAGAAAACTTTCACTGGAATGTAACTGGTGTTAACTTTGTACAGTACCATAAGTTGTTTGGAGATATATACGACGAAGTTCAAGACGAGTTAGACGACTTTGCTGAAACTTTACGTGGTCAAAACATTTATGTGCATGCAAGTTTTCAACACTTAAAAGAAATGTCCGATATACAAGATACACTAGAAATTCTTCCTCCAAAAGAGATGGTACGCACATTGTATATAGATAACGTCAAAGTACATGAAACACTACTAACAGCATATCAATTAGCTGAAATGTATAAAATGCCAGACTTATGTGCATTTTTAAGTGAACGTATAGAAGAACACCGTGAACACGGTTGGAAATTATACTCGACATTGCAAGAATGAAAAAAGCCCCTATAGATTGCTCTATAGGGGCTTTTTTATTTAGTACGCAGGTTTTGGTTTCTTACCAGGAACTTTTGGCATTTTTGGAGGAGTTTTGGGTTTAGTTGCCATAATCGCTTTCTATATAATTGTTAAGTGGGAGTATCTTCGTCTGAATCTTCGTCATCAACAGTCTCATCTTCGTCATGCATACTGTGTAAATTACCAAATACGTTAACAAGCATATCACGATAAGGTTGGTCTACCATGTGTAAGTCTACTAGGTAAACGTCTAAATGATCATTTCGTAAGAGTTCTGCGTGATACATAAACTGACCAAATGCTTCCAGCTCTTCGCTGATATACTCATTTGCGTAGTTTTCAAGTACCTGAGCAGCTACCATACGTGCCATTTTAGGTACAATACCTTTTTCACTTAGTTTTACTAGGTGAAGTGCTTTGCCTTCTCGTGCACGCATAATTTGATTGCGTTTAGCAGTACTCCAAGAGTATCCACCATCTCCGCCCCACAAGTCCCAGGCTACTCGACCTTTGCTTGGAAAACCTTCTTCACCACTGTTAAATCCAGTAGCACGTTTGTCTACTTCGTGTCGGCTAAAAAAGGAGAACATTCTGAGCACAGTTGAAGCTGTAAGAGGATCACGATCTTTTAGTTGATTTGCCCGTGCTAATCCTACCAGTGTACCTCCCGGCTTACCATCCGCTCGCCATTTTAGTGCGCGTTTGGCTGCGCTTGCCATGCCTGATGTAGGCTTATAAGTTGTTGCCATAATTTAATCTCTATAAGCTAATATAATTTGTTTACACATTTTAGATCGTACAATATCATCATCCATGAATCTGACAACTTCAATATCTGGAATACAGTCTAAACGATGAATTGCGTCTGATAGTCCTGAATCAGGAATATCAGATTGATCTACATCTCCTGAGATAATCATTTTACAATTTTTACCAATACGTGATAACAGCATTTTCATCTCTTCTTTTGTAGCATTTTGTGCTTCATCTAAGAGAACGATGCAATTGTCAAAAGTTGCACCCCGCATAAAACCCAGTGGTTTAGGCTCAATTGTTTTTGCTTTTAGTGCATACTCATAAAAACCTTTGCCAAGGCTACGAGCAAACACATTATCAAAAGGTTCTAGATAGGGAGCGTATTTCTCCTCTAGTGTACCTGGTAAAAATCCTAGCCCACGACCTGTTTCTACGTTGGGTCTAGTCAGAACTATCTTCTGAATACGTCTATGAAAGAGTTCTCCCGCAGCATATGTTGCTGCTACATACGTCTTACCTGTTCCAGCACTTCCTACACCAAATACTATTTGATTAGATTGAATTGCTCTTAGATATTCTGCTTGTATAAAGTTTAAAGGTTTTACATCTGTAAATCCATACTCTACTGGGTTACGTTCCAATTGAATTACATTGTCGCGTCTTGCTCTTTTACCACTTGCCATAAACTTCCTTGTAAGGTTGATAAAATTGATCTGCCTATTTATATTATAGCAGACCTAGATGTGTCTGTCAAATATAAATTTACTTCTTCTTAGCGTCTTCAACTTTAGTACCTTCAAGTTTTTGGTGTACTTTAATAGTTTTGCATTCTTCTTGAGGTTTGCCTGCTTTGTCTAGTACAGGCTTTCCAGCTTTATCTGTTTTTTCTTTACAGACTTTTTTGGTTTCTGCGGCTTCGCAAGCTAATGCTGACACAAGTGCGAAACTAGCAATAACAGCTACAATAAATTTTTTCATTTCTTTTCCTTAGTTGATGCAAACTTTTCGCTTGCTGTAAATCCTAATCCTGCAATTACAATAAACATCATAGAATCAAATAGTTTTGCGTCTATGGGATAACCAAGTATCATAGCTATAAAAGCACCAGCACATAGTAAAAAAGCTAAAAAAGTAATTACTCGTTTACTACTAACGGCTGAGTCTTCTGATAACATAATTTTTACGTTATCCATTTAAATCTCTGGATGTGGTGCTTGTTGTGGAGCGGGCTTTCCGTTAATATAAGTAATATTAGTAACAGGAGCAGCACTAGTTCCATTAAACCCTGCAGTTGTTGAGAATCCTGGCGAAAAGGTTGGTTCAATCTTTACAGGATTAGCTTTAGCATAAGTATTTGAATTTTCTTGCGCTTGTTTAATCATGTCACGTTTCATTTCCATTTCTTCTTTGCTACCACCTGCTAACATAATTCCTGATAATGTACCTGTTAAAAAGGTAGCAATAGGAATAATCATCTCAAAGAACTTTTGGTCAATCGGGCTAATAGCGTTTAGCGGTTGAGTAATAAAAATAATGGAGTACAAAACTACAAACACAATGCCAGTTAATGTAAGGGCCAAACAAATCCCAATAAAGAATTTTAGGCGCGCCATTAGCTGATCTTCAGTATAAATAATTGGGTTACTTTCCACGGGTAGCTCCTTGTGTTTGCTGAGGTGTGCACGCAGTTGTTGCTGCAAATGACTGATTAGTTGTTTGAGTTTGTCCATCTTTGGGAGGTCCTAGTCTTGGATCGCGTTGGCCTTTGAAAATATGCTCTGGGCAAGTTCTGTTAACGTCACAGATAGGTACTTTACAGTAATCTTTTTCCCAGTTTGCAGGGTCTTGACATGGGTAGCGATAGCTGTCTTTACCAAAAAATGCTAAAGCTAAAGGTATTGATAACAAAAGTATTGCCCATTTAAATAGTTTTAAATCATTGTGCATTTATAGCCCTATTTTTCCTAATAATAAATTAACAATTTTATCTGATAGATCGTCTGGTAAAAATTTTAAAAACCCTAAAGCATAAAGTGCTACACATCCGTAAGTGAATATTTTAAAACACAAATCCGCTGTTTTTTGGTACTCATTCATCGGCCACACCTATTACCTGTTTGGCAGTATTGCATTAGTTCGTATCCGCCAATAAACATTATAAATAAAACAAAAGCAGCTCCACCAAGTATCATAGCCCATTCGTTTAATTCTTCTTCTTTTTGTTTACGTGCTCGTTCTTGAGCATTAAAAAGTCTTAGTTCATTAGCATCATTGGCATCCATTTCAGCCTGACGTGCTTTAATCTTGTTCCAAACATCAATTTTGCCTGTTTGCATAAACAACATTTTTAGTTCTTCTTCAAATGCTCTGGCTTGTTCTAGGGCCATCTCAATTTGTAAGGCAGTGCCCATGTTGTTGCCTTTGCCAGACTTCTTTGCTTCCATTAAAGCTTTAGTTGCCGTGCTTTTAGCATCAAACATTTTGCCAATCATTGGTGCTAACGACCCTAAATCGTTAGCAACTGCGCTGGCTTTTTTAACCATAGAAATGGCCGTTTGTATCCCCGCTAGTGCGGTCATTGGATCTATCATACTTACCCCCTATCGGCGTTTTTTACGCCATTCTAAACAAATTACTTTTCGATTATATACGTCTCCAGTCCATGCCCACCTAACACATTCATATTCTTCAGGTTTGGCATAACTTAATGTTAATGAAACTAACCAAGCGGCAAGCACCGCTTAGGCTCCTAGTACATGCTTGGCATGTTCATAATGTTTTATACGATCTTCTAGGCCAATAGTACCGCCATTGATACGTTTAGTTAGTGTTAAGATATCGTCTTTATCTGCCCACTGATTTAAGTTGTTTGTTTCCCAGAACCAGCACGCCGATTGTGCTGCACCTTCAAAGGTTTCCATATATTCACTAGCAGCTTCAGCTGTTAAGTTTATTGAAGCGGCAAACCAAAAGTAATTGTCTTTGCCAGTTAGCTGAATCAGTCCACGACCCGAATAACGATAGCCATCGCCTGTTTCAGGTCCGCCATTACCCATCCTATTAGCATAAACTAAGTTAGCAATTTTTTCTGGTTTGTTTGCATATTGTTGAGCCATTTCATCAGTGGGAAAGTATTTGCCAAAAATCTTCCTGAGCGTAACTGCACGATAGTTTAAGTTTTCTTTGATTGCACGAAACCCGCCTGACTCGTGTGCGCATTGCGCTAAAAAAGCTGCCATGCGTTGTGGAGTGTTAATTTCGTATTCTGGTAATAGTTGTACTAATGCACGATGCCAGTACTCTATATGTGGATTTTTATCAACAATTTGTTTTAGTTGAGCAAGTGTTAATTCCATTACTTCACGCTTTCATAAATGGTTTTTTGTTCACGATACCAACGCTGCCAGGCTTCTAATTTCACAGCGCACATATAGTATTCGGTATAATTAACCGTTACAATTTTTGCAACATCTGATAATTTGGCTTCGTCTTGCAGTTTTTGCAAGTTAGGGCAAGGCTCTTGTACTAGTGCACCTGGTGCTTGTGGAAACTTTGCGACCACTGGAACAGTTGTGCAGGCACTAAGTAACAAAACTAATGATAATATTAACAATTTCATTTTGGTGCCTCTGCTGCACGGTTGTGTACAAGTACAAATTCTTTGGGAATAACACAAGTTGTGTCATACTTAACAACTTCGCGGTCTACATACTTAACAATGTCTTGACCACGTTGTTTAACAATTTGCGTTTTTACAACAGTTTTTTCTACAATATCAGTATTTGTTGCAGCTGACTTAGCTTCTGCTTGTGCAACCTTAACTTCTAAGTCTTTGATTTTGGCTAGCCAAGCATCATTATTTGATATAGCACCTATCATAAAAATGCTAAACAAAACTACTGCAACGCTTGCTAATTTAATTAACTGCGCGTTAGGTAATACTTTAACAAAATGTGTGATTAAAAGGGCGGCTATGCCTGCTATTAATGCTAAGTAAAATATCCAGTTGGGTAAAAATTGTAGTATCCACATTATTTAGGTCCTCCGTAATGATACCAATAATCTATCCATTGTTGTTCATACTTCAGGAAATAGTTCTTTATGTATGTACTCATGTACTTGATCATCGTTAAATCCTAGTGTTTTCAATACTCGTGGAGTATGTGGGTTACATTTTTGTTGCTGACAGTAATAATTTTGCTTTTCAGTAAAATTATGTTGTGCTACCATATCTTCGTATTTTAGTGCTGGACGATATTTTGATATACTGTCCAAGTAGTAAATTAACGACTTCTTTGAAATCTCTAGTATAACTGCAAGTTCAAAATCAGTATTAATATTACCTGCTGCAACCATGCGGTTTGAAAATATATTTCGTGCCCATTCAGGCAGCTCTCGTGGTTTTGCCCACGAAGTAGGTTCTACAAACTCTTGAAACCATTTGCACATTGGGTGCTCAGGGTCGCCTGTAGGTGAAAAATCTAAAAACGCTCCTGTGATTTTATTTGTTCCTGCTACAATGTCAAAGCCGTAAATAGGGGCTGCATCGTAAACGTGCGGGAATATACACAAGTGCATCATATAAAGTTTTTTGGATTCTGACACGTCAATAACATCTAAGTTACCACGTCGGATCCAAGCACTAGAAAAATTCTTAGTGTACCAACCAGAATCGTACTCTGTTGGCAAAGGAAAAGCTCGTGCAGCAAGAATTGTTTCCAATTCCGCTGCATGAGCTTTTAGTTTACTGAATATTGTGCTCATTGGCTAACTCTGTAAATAGTTGAATAGCATAACCAAAACAATGAATGGCTTCAGAAGCCATTGAGGTATCTAATTTGTTTCGCAAAGCTTGAATTAATTCTTTGCGATTTTCAAACTTATACATACGGCCATTGCCAGGAACACATTTTTTAATCATTTGACCGCCATACATATCGCCCATATGTCGTACGTATAGGTGCGCTAGTAATTGATCATCTGTTAGATTGCATGCCACATAGTGAGTATACTTGTGAGTGCTAGTATATAGTTTGACGGTTGTTATACTTAGGTCGTCTAAATCTTCACGTATTAAGTCAGCTCGACATAATCCTGGCAAGTCTGTTAATAATCCACGTATACCAGCTACTGTTTCCAGTGTATGGTATACTGCGTGCTGATTATATAAAAAATCCCCGTATATCTGATTAGTAATATTTTTTGATAAAACTAGTTTAGTAAATGGATGGAATTCTGCTTGTTCATGAATTTCATGAGTTAACTCTTTTAATGTAGTCATTTTAAACTTTGGGTAACGGTTTTCGCAATGGAGGTTCGGGCCACACAGCTTCTTCAGGATGTGTTATATTTGCATATATTTCTGGCATTTTTCTTAAATACCGCCTGTGCTCTAACCATTTTGCACGTTCTGCATCAGTTAATTCATTATCTGTTAACTGTGACCAATCACTCATAAAAAGCATTTTGTCTCTGCGTCCGCGTATCCATTTATCTAATTTTTCTTCCTGAGTTAATTCTTTTAGCACATAATTTCTAGTCCAATTACCGTTTGGTAATTGTTTATACCCATTATCAGATATAATCTGCTCAGCAATACCAACTTGAAAATTTTCAAAAATTGCAAAACCATTTGCTAATATTTCTTGTTCGCTAACTGATTCAGCTTCTTTGTTTAATAGAAAACTTATAGTAACTTGCGCAGAATCAAATTGCATAGGGTGATCTATAGTGCCACCTTGTCCGTCTATTTTTATATATAATTTCATATTTTATTAGTTAACCAATGTTATAATACATCGTCTGTTAAGGTACCTGGAAATTCTCTGCCTTTGCCCCAAATAATACGGCAACCGCCTTGAGCACCTGGGCCGCCAGTATAACCATTAAATCCGTGAGTACCACTACCACCTCCGCCACCACCATAAGTACCGCCTTTGGCACTAATACCATTCCATGGTCCAAAACTAGTCCAGGGTGTTTGACCATAGTCACCATTGCCTCCACCACCAGCACCACCACCACCACCAGCACCAAAGCTAAAAGTAGTATTGTATCCTTGCCAAGGGCTATAACAATAAACAGTAGCACTGCCGAATCCATTAGGAAGTACTTGAGTGCCACGTAAACCAACGCCTCCGCCTGCAGCTGTACCACCAAAACTTGAGTAATAACCACCACCACCGCCGCCCCAACCAAAACTAGGTTGGTTGTAATTACCGCCTTGAGCAGTGTAACCACCAGCGCCGCCACCGCTATTGTCTCCACCAAAGTTGCCTCCAGCACCGCCATTGCCACCACCATCGCCTGTGTAGCTACCACCTGCACCGCTACGCCCTGGCTGACCAGGACCGCCTCGTACGACAGAACTACTTAGTACATAACTTAAGGTACCTGGACTAGCCCCAAAACTCCACCAGCCGCCTCCACTACCTACTTCAACGGTAATTGATTGACCAGGTTGAACTGGAATACTATTTTTCCACCCTAAGCCCCCTCCACCGCCACCGCCATTGTCCCAAATATATGGACCACCGCCTCCACCGCCTACGGCCACTGCGCTAATTGTTTTAACATTAGCGGGAACCGTCCAGCTATAAGTACCAGGACCAACATTAGTGCCAAACAAGGCTTGTCCAGGGGCTGCTACTACTTCAGCAGCAGCAGCCCCTCCAGCAGCAGAGCTTAGTATAACTCCAGAAGAAACTCTGTTTAGAATTGTCATGTTATACCTTAATTATAGTTTGATTTTGCACCAATTACATGTGCTACAGCATTATTCAAAGTAATTATAGAAAATACTACTAGTTGAATTTGATTACTGCTTTGGCTAGGAGCGGTGCCGCCTTGCCATTTAATACTTACTCCAGTACCGTTAACAGTTAGTGTACTAGGTATTACCATACTTCCATTAGGGCTAATAAAAGTAACTGTTATTACACCATTTGAAGTTAAGCTAACATTAGTTAGATTTACAGTACTACCAGGATTACTAGTTATGTAAAAAGTACAAGAATCTGTTAGTGAAAAAGTATTTGTTTGAAATGTAGGAGTACTAATGATCTCCTTTATTTCACATACTGTTAAGTTTTCAATTATATTTGCACTCATTATCTATCTCCATACTGCGTTGCGCAAGTTGTCCATAATGGAGCTAAAGCAGTAGCTAAACTTCCTGTATATGGTAAATAAGGTCTTCCGCGAGCTAAATGTGATAACATACGCATATCACAAATTACTCCATTAGTTCCCGTAAAAGTTTCGTGTAACTTATAAAAATAGTTGCAGTCTTTAAATCGATACGTAGTTTCATACCAGTCAGTACTAGTTAAGGTAACTAGTACGGTTGTATTTCCAGGAATAGTTACTGATCCTGTTAGTTCTTTTGCTCTAATATTATTACTAGTTAAGTTAGCCACACTTGTTCCAGTTACAGCAGTAACTGTACTATATTTACCAGCATTAGGAGTAAAGTAAGCTATTTGAGCACCCTCTTGGCCACTACTCCAATAATTAGATACAACACCACTTACACTTACCGAAACACTACCTGAATTAGTATTACGAATGGGCAGACATCTAAGAGTATGTCCTGGTTCGCCTTGACTATTATCATAGTGAAATACGTCGCGCATATACCCTACACGATTACCGCTTGCAAATTGTAATCTACGGGGTAACTCATTTTCTGAGTCAGCTCCTTGCATACGCTCAGTGGTAGCACTAGCGTTACTATACCCGTCGCCCATTAACATATTCCAAAATTGAATAGCAGTATTATCAGTGTGTACTGAATAATTTGTATAAGTAGTCCAAGAACTACTTGAGCCCCATTCACCTGTTGAATAAATATTTTGACGGTCAGTATGCGAAGATACTGTACCGACGTTATAAGCACTTTCAGGAGCAACTAAGTAAGTTTCTCCTGGTTGATAAATTACAGGATTTTCAAAAGACAAGTTTCCTTGCCCATCAGTTTGAATAAATTGATTGAGGGCTCCGTTACCTATTGGTAAACTAAATGCAGTTCCACTAGGTTTTTGTATTTGATCAGCAAAAATTCTTGACATTTATCTGTCTCCATAGTTAACTGCACATTGTTTCCAAATAGCTGAAATTTGTGGTGTAAAACTACCTGTATAAGCTAAATCTACAAATCTACTACTATGTAAATTATGCAACATACGTAAATCACAAATAACGCCTGTAGGAAAGATTGTTTCTAGGTTATAAAAGAAATTTGTGTCACGGAATCTATATGTAGTCATATAATGATCAGTACTAGTTAAGCATACTAACACAGTTTTACCTGCTGGTATAGTATAACTGCCAGTTAGATTTAAACTTTGACTACTGGTAGTACTGTACGCAACCTGAGTCCCTGTAACGGCTGTTACTGTACTATACTTAGTAGTATTAGGTTCAAAAACTGCTATACAAGCACCCTCATGCCCGTTTTCAGTATAATCACTAGCTCGTCCACTAATAGTAATTGTAATTGGTGATGCGGTAGTATTACGTACTGGCATAACTCTCCAGCTATGACCAGCATAGCCAGTAGCATTATCATAGTGAAAGAAATCCCTGGCATAACCAAGGCGTCTACCTGCGGCAAACTGTAATGTTCTTGCAAATTGATGTTCTGAATCACTACCCATCATACGTTGGGTAGTAGTATCAGTCCTATTAGCAAAACCATCCCCTAAAACCATATTCCAGAATTGAATAGCATGGTTATCTGAGCTAATAGCATAGTTATAAAAAGTAGTCCAAGGACCAGTTGTCCACTCTTCACTAGAATATGTATTTTGACGATCGCTATGAGTAACAATACTGCCTATAATACCTTTACCTTCTTGCATAGGTATTGCTGTTAGAGATTGGGGGCCTGTATAATCCATAGTAGACCAACCCAGATTCCGACTACCATCAGTTGTCATATACTGACCAATAGTTCCATCTGTTGCAGGAATATTAAAAGCTGCCGCAGTATTATCAATTATGTTAATTGTTCCACGCATTGCTGAGTGAAATTGGCAAACATAATATAAAGTATTCGGGGCACCGTTAGGTACTGTAAAAGTTATAGTACCTGAAGATGCTCCTGGATTTGTTACCCCGCTAGTATACACGTCTCCAGAGCTGTAAGCACTGTTTACTGTTTGTATATGAAAAGGGTGTCCAACGGCATTCACGTTAAAGGTATAAGTAGAACCTCTAACTAAGGTTAGTGTTGGGTTAGTTGCTGTATTAATAGTATAAGAGCCTGAACCCGAATTAGTAACCGCAAGCACACTAGGACTACTAGGCACTGTTAGTTTTTGTATTTGGTCTACTATAATCTTTGACATGTTTTAACTCCTATTATAGTACTGGTGCAGCAGGAATTGTAACCTCAAGTGGAAACCCTGTTTGATTTGGAAGATTACGCAAAGCTTCTCTATAAGTAGTAATACTAGCTTGTTGAGCAGCAGTAAATTTGGCAAAACGATCTGGTAGTACTAAACTATCCGAAAGTGCTAAGGCTTGGTCACGTTCCCAACGCATTTTATTTGCAGCAGCCGCAACGCGAAGTGTAGCTAATTCAGCATCACATTCAGCATCTGTTGCAGCACGTACAGTAGCACCATCTTTAATAATACGACGAGCAGACATTAGTTCATCGCTGCAAACTGTCCAGTCTGCTGGATTTTCTCCAGGTGGCAATAGTCCCAAAACTTCTTTTGCCATATTTTGTTCATTGAATTTTACAAACATTTTATCTATCTCCAAAATTAGTGGCAGTTTTAGTCCAAAGAGGTGCTAAAATACCGGTGCCATTACAGGTTCCTGAATTAGGCAGGTTAAAGTTACTTGTGTATAATGAGCTTAACATCCGCATATCACACACAATATTTGCATCAGCAAAAGTATAGCTAGTATTTAAATAATAAAAATAATTTGTATCTTTAAATCTATAAGTAGTTTGATATGAATTAGTACTTGCTAAACATACTAATACTGTAGTATTAGCAGGAATACTATGAGTACCACTAAAAGCTTGAGGGCCGTTTGTATCACCACTACTTTGCGAATAAGCAAGTCGAGTAGAAGATACTGTAGTCACAGTACTATATGTACTAGTATTTGGCGTTAATACAAACATGCAACAGCCTTCATATCCAGAAGAATAATAGTCACTCATTCTTGCATAAAAAGGAACGCTTATAGCTGATGCTGAATTATTACGAATAGGCATAATTCTAAAAGTATGTCCCGCGTTACCTGTACTATTTGACCACTGTAATCTATCTCGTTTATACCCTAAACGGTCACCATTAGCAAACATTAAAGTTCTAGAACCGCTACCACGATCGTCATCACCTATAAACCACTCGGTAGTACCTTGGGGTACTCCGTCACCTAATGCCATATTAATAAATTGTATTAAACTAGGGTCATCATGAGCAGTATAATTTGTATAAGTACTGCCACTAGGCCCCGATGAGGACCATGAGGGCGAACTATAAGTATTAGCACGATCAGTATAACTGGATACAGAACCAACTATACCTTTAGCTTCTTGGGCAATTATTGGTAAAGGTACGCTTGGAAAACTGTAACTATTACTGAATGTTAGGTTACCTGCGGCATCTGTTTTTAAAAATTGACCTGCTGTGCCGTCAGCAACGGGGAACGACACTGCCGCTCCCCCTGGTCTTTGAATTGTATCTACTACAAGTTTTGACATTTAATATTATCCTTATTTTGAAAGTGCAAATCCAGTAGGATTCATAATCGTATGGTAAGCACCATCTTGTATCGTATACGTAGTCGTACCACTTAATGTAAGTGAACCCATACTAAACGCTAACTTGTTAGGCGGTAATGATTTATCAAAACTAATTGTGTTAGATAAGTATATTTCATTATTATTATCAACATAATTTTTAACTGCATACTCTGTTGGAACAGCAGTATTTGAGTTACCACTTAAAGTAATATCGCTGGAGAACTCATTAATAGTTTCGCCCAGCTGTGCGCCAATCGAACCCAACTTCAAACTAGTCAAACCACTTAAGTCAAATGCGTTAGCATTTAAAGTAGCACGTCCAGTTGCTTGATCAATACGGAAATATTCACCAACACGGAAGTTACCGTCTTGGTCTGTACTTACGTAATAGACACGTCCTGGAAAAACTTCATTTGTTTCATTACCTTGAGCAGCCGCTTGTATTGGCGTACCTGGATAATTTGTAGTAGTAATACCACCTGTACCAATTGACAAGAAGTCGTGACCAGTTAAACGAATTTGCGAGTACTTGCTGCGTAAAGTAGCTACGGTACCACTAGCACTACCGCTTGGTTTTTCTTGTGCTAAAATTACAGCTACTTCGCTAGCACTATTTACGTATGTTCCTGTTGTACTCTGTATAACATAAGCATACGTATCACCAGCTAGCTGAATACTTTGTCCTGGTATAGGTGCAGCTGTTAAATTATTTAATACTAATACAAAACCTTTTTGATCCTCTAATGCACCTGCACTGATAGTGCCAGTACCTCCATTAGGAAAGGTTAAACTATTACCAAAAGTAAAGTTACCAGTAGTATTCTTTAAATATATTTTATTAGCACTGTACTGTACATTAGTAACAATACCAGTACCACCACCACTACTTGTACACGTGTCGCCTACATTAATTGTACCACCAGTATAAACAAAATTAAGTTGTCTACCTATCAATGATCCAGTTATTGCTGTTTCAGATGCTCCAAATCCTTGCGATGTTGCACCCCAAGTACCATAACTATTGTTGCCATTCAGCGCACGAATAAATCCGCCACCGGTTGCTATGTAACCAAAATAATTATAATAAGTAAAGCAACTTACAATCTCTGACTTACCTTCATCTTTAACCCAGTAGCCAACACCATTATCATTAATAATAGTATAGCCATGGAAAATCATGGTTTTAGCACCAGTGTTATGAACTGTACCATCAATTAAAGCACCAATAGCACCTGAACCAATAAATGAACATTCCAAAACATAAGGAGATTTAGTAAGCACAGGAGAAGCAGGATTCAACCTAACTACTACACCTTTAATTGTAGAAGTAGTAATATCACTAGGAATACTACCAGGCACCCAACCAGTCATACCTTTCATAGTCACTTTGTTTATAATTGAGCCGTTGCTCATTAAAAACATTGATGATTGATTATTTGGTGTAACGCCATCGTCACTCAAACCAGTAGTTGGCTGAATATTTACTGTACGCTGATTATCACCAACAATAGCTACATGTGGTGGAACAACAATTGGTAACTTTTCATTATAAGTACCAGTTTTAACAAAAATTGTAGAACCTTCTTCTGCACGTTGGCAAGCATATTTAATAGTTGCAAACGGAGTAGCTATATTACTACCACTAGTTACTGCGTCACGGCCGTGTGGTGCAACATAATAAACTTTTGCAGATTCTGTAGCACCTAACCATGCTAAAGCATTTCCGGTTGCATCTGTTGTTAACGACCTGCCAACTTTAGCGCCGTTAGGATTTAAAGGAGCTGAATTAATACTATTATTTAATAAATCATAGTATAGCACACTTCCAGTATTTGTATCAGGTATAGTTTGCAATTCGCCTGAACTATTAATAACTGACACACCTAAAAATTTATAATTAGTATAAGGTATTCCGTATGTTTGTAGTTCTTTTACTTCTTTTTCAGCGTACTGAAAAGCTTCGCGTATTGTATCAAATAAATACGAACTAGGAATCTTAACAACCCGGTCAGTACTGGATACTGCCATAAAGTAAGTATTAGTAAATTTTCCGGCCGGAATATTGTTTGTGTCATATCCTGTACCAACATTAACATAATTGTTATACTGTGGAACAGGAGTCAATGTTGTAGTTGCCGTAAATCCAGAAGCCCCACCAGTATCAGTTGCAACAATATTTGCATAACTATAGTGACGCCCACCATTAGTAACTGTAACACCTAAAATACCGCTTGGTGTGGCAGCAACTGTAAAGTTAGCTCCCGTGCCTGCTGTAGAACTATTAACTTGTACTGTTGCGTACGTATAATTTGTACCAGTGTTATTTAAAGTAATACTTTCAATAGTATTACCTTGAGCTAGTGTTACAGAAGCAGAACCTGCAATAGCGTATTGATTACCAGTTAATTCTATCGTTGGTTGACTAGTATAATTCTTACCAGGATTTGTAACAGTTATAGTGCCTAGCGGATAACCACTAAGAATTGCATTGGCTGTTGCTCCTGTGCCACCACCACCAGTAATGGTCATAGTAGCATAAGTATATCCGTGACCTTGATTAGTAATTAAAATATCAGTTACACCACCAGCAGTTATTATAGCAGTTGCTGTAGCTTCGTGGCCATCACCAGTAATAGTTACTATAGGATTGCTTGTATAATCGCTACCCACATTGGTAATTTGGTAATCAAAAATTGTACTTTTACGAGTATGTACTGTTGCAGTCGCACCAGTACCATTACCGTTAATTATTACTGTTGCGTAAGTGTATCCAGTACCTGAATTTACTAGGTTAATATCTGTGATTGCTCCAGCAACAATTGTTACTGTTGCAGTAGCACCAGTACCATCACCATTAATTGTAGCACTAGCAGTTGTGTAACCACTTCCTAGACTATCCATGTGTACAGCAGCAACTGGAGTACCCAAATTAAGAGTTACAGCAACTGTAGCTCCTGTACCACCACCACCAACAACTGCTCCGCTAACACTAGTATAACGTGAACCAAGGGTATCAAGAGTTGCGCTTGCAACGTTCTTACCTGGTGGTACAACAATAGTTGCCGTAGCACCAGTACCGTCGCCTAAAAGGGTAACAGTAGAATTATTAGCGTAGTTATATCCACCATTATTAAGTGTAATTGATTGTAGTGCAGCACCTGCCAAAATTGGAGTTACTGTGGCACCTTCGCCATCACCTTGAACACTTAATGAAGTTGATAATCCTGAATATCCGCTACCTTGAGCAGTAACTGTTACAGCACTTAAAACACCTAATTTATAGCTTAATAAATTATCATTATTATCGGCCAGTTTCCAGTCATTAACATCGCGTACTAAGAATTTATTACCTGTTTTTACAGGACTAGTAATAGTTAAATCTGCGTCGCGTAATTCGCCCGCTTTAGTATTAGTATAAGTACCTGTACCAACAGTTCCTGGTGTAACACCATGACCACTTACTAATTTAATACCTTCAGCACGTTTGATATAAGCTAATGTAGCTCCATCAATTGAAATGCCGTGTCGTTGATCTTCAACTGATATTGAGCGATTGTTTTGGCTAGTTCCGCGAACAGCAGCAACATTTGCTTTTGTAGTCAAAATCTCGTCGTTACGTGTAGTACCATTTGTTAATGATGCACCACTAAAGTAGAAATAGTTATAACCATTAATATTTGATGCTGTACTAGTTACTAAAGTAGTTTTCTCGTAACGTACGCCGCTAATCCAGTACACAAACTTTGTTTGTCCAACTACGGGATAAATGGCAAGAGTTTTTGCTATTGCGTTTGTTTGATATGCTGTGCCAGTAGCAAACTTACCATCTTCGCGAACAGTAACGTCACCGTTTTTGTCGATTGAATAAACTCGTGTACCGTTATCACTAAATTCTACTACACCGCGAGTATCAGGATGTTGGTTATCGAAACCAGTAGGATCAACAGTTGTATTTGTAACTGTAGAACCAGAGATAACATCTAATACACCATCAATAACTACGTTGTTATTAATATTAGTTGTACCAGTTGCAGCACCGATTTCAACAGTAGTAGCAGCTCCAGCAATATTTACGGTAGTAGCTGTATTGTTTAATAAGTTGAAAGTTGTTTGATTGGTAGTAAGATCACCGCCTTTAACCTGCACATCACCATCAATTGTTAAGTTGTTCTTAACAGTAGTTGTACCAGTTGTGGCACCAACATTAACTGTAGTAGCAGCACCTGCCAAATTAACTGTAGTAACCGTAGTATTGGCTAAATTGAATGTAGTTCCCGAAACAGTTAAATCGCCGCCGTCAACGTTAAGATCTCCATCAACATCTAGTGTACCCGAAACGCGGGTATTTCCTAATGTTGAGCTTCCGTCAGTTGTGATAGTTGAACCGTTTGTAAGATTTAAACTACCAGCATTGATATTAACAGTAGCACCATTTTGTGCAGTATAAGTAGCAGTAACACCACTAGCAACTATTGGTCCAGTAACTGTACCGCCTGCAGTACGACTTAAAAATAAGTCTGCATAAGCTTTAGTAGCTGCGTGTAACGGATCTGTAGGAGCTGCAAACAAGGTAAGCATACCCAACATTGCGTCGCCATCTTTAGACAAGAATCCTTCAGCACCAGTAGCAAAACTGCTCCAGTCTGTATTTGTTCCGCCAGCTGGGTTACTACCGCCTAAACTATCTACATTTGCAATGAATGAACTAGCGCCTGCTTTTACAACGTCGTCTTTGTAGTACTGTGTGGTACTGTTCCAAGGACCCATCCAACGAATACCTGAGTTAAACTTTTGCCATTTATTAGCAGCTAAGTCTGTAGCAAATACTGTGGAAGCGTGTGGAAGAATAGAGATATAAGTATTACCACCGTAGGTAACAACTTCATCTGTTGCGTATTGTGTTGTAGTAGACCAAGGTCCGCTAACTTTAAATCCAGCAACAATTTTATCCCAAGTAGCTGTAACTGTAGGGTTAACGTTTTGATTGTCTGATTTTGCGCGATACAGTGAACCACCATAACCAATAACTTCATTAATTTTATAAGAAGTTGCGCTAGACCAGTTGCCTTGATAAGAGAATCCCGAACTATATACTTGCCACTTAGTAGCATCAGTAGGTAAGTTACCAGTTGTTACGCCAAGTGCAATATAAACATTACCCCCATAACTAACAATATCGCCCTGGAAGTATCCAGTAGCGTTAACATAGGTACCTTTGTAACTATTACCTGCTGTTAACAATTCCCAATTTGCAGCAACTGTAGGCAGTGTGTTAGATTGTGTTAATTTGCTACGATAAATGTTATTACCATAAACAACAATATCATTTACGTAGTATTCAGTTACAGCATTAAAGTTACCATTAAACTTAATACCGCCTACATATAGTTCCCAAAAACCAGTGTTACTTGGAGCATTATTAGTAGTTTCAACTTTAGCACGGTAAATGTTAGCACCGTATGCAACCAAGTCATTTGGTTTGTATGCAGTAGCTTCATTATAAATACCACTAGGGCTAACACCTTCTACAAATTTATCCCAGTAAACTGTATTTGTAGGTAAATTATTTGTTCCATCTTGTTTTGCAACAAAAATAGATCCGCCGTACTTAACAACGTCATTTTTCTGATAAGAAGTTGTAGGCGAGTATGTACCTTCATACTGAATACCGTCTAAGAATCTAGACCAGTATGTAGCATTAGGAGGAGTAATATTTACAGAGTCTTTGACGGCTACATATACAACACCACCGTGTGCAACGCCATCGCCAATCTTGTAGTTGCCGCTTGTGCTAAATATGCCGGTAAAGTTAAAACCCTCTACCATTAAAGCCCAATAAGCTGTGTCTGTTGGCAATACGCCAGCTGTTTTTAACGCAAATGTATATACATATACATTACCACCGTACTTAACGATATCATTAGATTCGTATGTAGTGGCATTGCTCCACTGACCAGCAAAGTGGAAGCGTAATTTTCCTAGATCAATTAGTTGACTCATATTATATTAGCCTCATAAGTAAGTGTCCTTTGTTACCCCATTCAAACTGAATAGTATCTTTTGACCAAACCCATTGTTTGTAGTCATACTTATCAATTGTACCATCTTGTGGTAGCGAGACTGGAGTGTCTCCGTCTAAAACTTCAATGTTTAGATTGCCTGTGTCGGGGTCTAGACGAAACCCGTATAACACCTTATCGGCTAAATCTGTGCCTTCATAAAATCCACCCATTATGAGACTCCTTGTAGTATTGAAAATACAACATCTAGGCTACTATTTACTTTTGATGAAACAATTAGTTTATCGCTAGTTGCAAGTACCAGTTTGTTGCCTTTCATGAGCTCAAAAGGCTCACCACTCTCTATTCGTTTATCTTTGTGGATGTAAGTATCTACTCCACCTCTTCGAATTTTAATTGTAACTGGAACTGTTGTAGATAACAAATTAGTTATTGAACATCCAATTATAATTGATTTATCAATCGCACTAAAAGCTTCTACTTCAGTAGTACCTACGGCACGTGATATTGCGTTTACAAATACTGTTGCCATATGTTACCCCAATGCAATTGCCATAATAATGGCTTTTTCTGTTGCTATTTGTTCTGTTAGAGCGGTACTACCACCGCCACCGCCACTAGATAGTGACGAGATATTACCTTGATTATTTTTATAATACAAGATACCATCTGCAGTATTTAATGCTAATTCACCATCCTCTAAATCAGCTGCGGTAGGAATTTTTCCAGTTACAGAACTTCTTTTAAGTTGTATTTTAAGTACTGGATCAACAGTTAATACAATCCTTGTACCACCGCCTATAATTGCAATACCTTCAGGATAGCTAGTACCTGGATTAGTTACTGTTATAACACTATTACTAATACTGATTCGGCCATCACCATTTCCGCCATTTACAACTATATCTGTTTGTCCATTAAAAGCTACAAGTGAGTCATATTGCACAGCTGAAATAATAGATCCGCTAAGTATTGGCATAACAGTTCCTTTTAATATTAATAACTTCCGCCATCAACTTGCACAAGTTCTACTAAACCATCGGTTACAGTAAATTGAGTTGCAAGGAACTTTGATAAGCCTTTGATTAGTGTAGTAGCAGTTGGAATAACTGTATGTGAAACCGCAGTTACTAAACCTTTTGCATTAACTGCTAGGGTTGGTACAGTAACGGAGTCACCAAAAGTGCCAACGTTTGAGTTAACTGTTGCTAGTGTAATAGCTGCTGAAACTGCTGCACTTCCATCAACTGCTGTTAGTGTGGTGGTTGCATCACCTGTTAATGACAAGTCGCGAGCTGTTTTCCACTTGGTAGCTGTTGAAGCATTACCAACTAATTCAGCATAAACATTTGTTACTGTTAAATCTTTGTTTAGTACCCAGCGGTCATCACCACTGTTGTACAAAATTGTAGCAGGAACTGTAGGTCCCCGAACAGTAATACCGCCACCATCTGCCATTGCTGCTGAAGTAGCGTCTTTGGCTAACTCAATGTTTTTGTCACCAATTGACACAGTAGTTGAATTAACTGTTGTAACCGTACCTAGTACTGTTAAGTTACCAGTAATAGAGGCATTGCCGTCAATATTAATGCTGGTAGCTGTAATGTCGTTAGAGTATAAGACTCCGTTGACTGTTACGTCGTTAAAGGTAACATTTGATGTAGGTGCAAGCGCTTGTGGTAAGCTGATTGTAACTGTGTTGTCTGTAACTGCTGTTAAAACCCCAGTTCCACCTGTAATTGTTAATGTATCTGTTAGCAAACTAACTGTGTCTGTACCGCTGTTACCAGCAATTGACAAGTTTGTTGCAACTGCTATAGTTCCTGCAGCCGTTAAACGACCTTTTGTGTCCACTGTAAAAGTAGGTATTGCCGTTGCCGAACCGTAACTACCTGCAGTAACTCCAGTATTTGCTAGTGTTAATGCTGCTGATACGTTTGCTGAACCATCAATTGCTGATAAGGTAGCAGTTGCGTCACCTGTTAACGACAAGTTACGAGCATTTAACCATTTGGTAGCAGTATCGGCATTACCAATTAAATCTGCTGTAACACGACGTGCTGTAAAGTCACCATTTGAATCGCGCTTTACTAGAGTGCCGATTGTGTTTAAATTAGTAGCCGCATCAACCATGTCGGTATAACGCTTACCACCAATAATAATGTGATTTACCGCATTTCCTGCAGTTTCAAGTCCTAGACCAATATAGAGTCGGTCACCGCCATTTGAGCCATTGTCTGTTAAACCAGAGTAGGCTAACTCGCCTGCACCTAGTACCCCAGGATTACCTGACGTTTCACTTCGTTTAATTCTTAAAATAGAAGCCATAGCTTAATCCTTTAAAATTGACCAGCTTCAAAAATTTGCTTATCTAGCAAATTAGTAGCTTTCCACATATTTGTTGCTGTGTTATAGATTAACACTCCCCCGTCTTGTAGTTGACTAAGGTCTACATCTCCTGAAGCTGCTATTGAATTAACAGCAGGTGGAGGCATCATACCGCTAGTAATAATTCTAGCAGGTTTATCGTCTACAACAACACGATTTACTAGTTGTTCTTGAACTACACTAGTATTGTTACTTTGTGTTACAATTACTTCAGTTGTCATCGTGTAACCTCCTGAACTAAGGTAAGATTTCCGTAAATAAACGGAATTACATTGAAACCATTATATAGTTCTAAACTGTATACTGCTGTTGAAAAAGTAAAAGCTTGTGTTATATTTGCTAATAACGTAATCTGTATTGTTTTATTTACGTTGTCCAAAATAATTTGTGAGTTCTGCGTTGTTGCTTCGTGAATAACTGTAGGACTATCTACTGCTTCACGAATTTGCATACGTGCAGCATAACCTGTTAATGGAACTGGTTGATTAAACTCTACTACACCACCGCTTGTATACGCAGTATATGCTAAACTATTTACTTGATTTATTTCTACAGTGGTAGTGGTAGGTATAAGAGTAGATAAGTAGTAGGCATCATCGCCTACTGAGTTAATTTCTTTCATACCGCCTGCACCTACTACACGAAATCTCCAACCTACTGGTAGATTATGCGGTGTGGTAGTGGTAACTACACAAGGTGCCGACTTTGCAATACTGGCAATTGGTACATAAACTTTTGTTTCTGATTCCCAACGAAACGTCTCTTGAAAAGTACTACCTTGATAGATTTTATAGTTAATTTTTGCTGGTTGCATTAACCCACCTTAACCTTTTTAGCTGCTGCTATAGTAGCCGATACTCGAAACTTGTTAACTTCTTCAGTTAGTGCAACAACTTCTGTTTGTAGCTGCTGATTCTCAACGCACAACTGTGCTAGTTGAGTATTTAGCAGAATCATTTCTTGCTGCAAGCGATTTAACTCAGTGGCAAGTATACCATTCTGTTCACTCATACGCTCTAGTTCTGTGTGCATTAAAGTAATTACGCTAGTTTCCGCATTAGTACTTTTCCAGTCTTTTAACAGTTTCTGAATTCCAACTGAGAAAGCAACAACTGCTAACGCAACTAGTGAAACTGTCTGAATGAGGCTGTGGTTATCAATTTCCACCATAATCAGATCTCCTTATTAGCAGGGGTTACATATTTAATTATAATCTAAACGGCAAGTCCGCCCTTTACATCTAGTTAAAAGCTTGTCAAGAAAAAAGGTTGACAAACTCTGACAATTTGATATATTATACCACAAGGGCGCATAGTTGTCAATGCAAAAAAATACCCTGCCCATATAATGGACAGGGTATTTTGGACACCACAATTTAGGGGATTTTACCAGCTTAGGCGCTATAGCTGTATGTAGTATTAATAGCCCCAGAAGGTGTCAGAGGATAAGGAGCGCTTGCTGGAGTAGCTCTTAGCGTAATATTTACATAAGGTCCGCTTCCATTATTAACTCCAGAGTATGCACTTGGATTTGCGGAAGTTGATCCTACTGGGATAGTTACGCTTGGTACTGTAAAGGCTACTCCATTCTCAACCACTACTCCTGTAAAGGTAAATGTAGTTGATACAGTTGCGGGTCTATTAAGTGTTACAAGTACAAACACATTAATTGGTCCTGCTGTTCCACTGTTACCATATCCAACGCTCCAGGTAGCCGATGACGGAGGTGTTGGTGGTGCTACATAACCGCAACTTGGGCTATTTGGGGTATCTTCATTAAAACTACCGCCACTACCATCTGCTTTAGTAACCCTATAAGTATAAGGCGCTACACCATAGGCAACACAACCTTGACTTAGTATAGTTCCATAAACCGGAGGTGCTACATATCCACAACTTGGACTATTTGGAGTATCTTCATTATAGCTACCACCGCTACCGTTTGCTCTAGTAACTCGGTAAGTATAAGGTGCTGTACCGTAAGCAACGCAACCTTGACTTAGGATAGTTCCAGCTGCTGGATATATAACTCCTTGAGTTGCACCTAAAAACTGACTTAAACTAATTGCTCCAGAAGTAGGAATTGAACCGGTGCTGTTAGCCCTAACATATGCGCCTGATTTATAGTACTCACTCAGAGAGATGGGATTGCTCCCACCAAACTCTGTTTGAATAGCTGAAAAGGATAAATTACTTGCGGGTAGAGTCATGCTTATCCTCTAAAGCTTGAACACGATTGTGTAGCTCACGATTTTGTTCCCATAAAATAGCAATAATATTTAAGTATTTTAAGGAAAGCAGGCCTTCTTCGTTTTTATTAACAATATCAGGATAGTGCTTTTCAAATTCTTGAGCAATAAAACCCATACCACGATTACCAGTATCGGTACGATCATATGTTACACCGTAAATATCGTCTGAGCCTTTAAAAGGATCAGCGATAGTTTTAATATTAGTTTTTAGCCGTACATCGGAGTATGCTGTAATATCTTGAGTTGCGTAAACAGAGCCCGTAACTGTTAGTGATCCTGTGGATAATGCTGAAGAAGTTGAAGCACCTCGCGAAGTTACAGTTGCAAGTGTATCTGCTTCTGTAAATGTTGGTGTAGACCAAGTTCCATCTCCACGTAAAAAAGTACTAGAACTAGCAGTTCCGCCATTTTCGCCTAATACTGATCGTACTTCTGCTGAAGTAGCCCAAGTTCTAGCACCATTATAAGTACCAAGTATTCTACTACCAGAACTAGAAGGATTACCTGCTAAAGCTGTATTATTAAGTTCCGAGAATGAGGTTAAGCTACTAACATAAGCCAATGCGCCTAGGCCTAGGCTACTTTGTAATGCTGAAGCTGTTGGTGTTGTTAAACTTAAATTTCCTGTTGAAGTAACAGTACCACTTAAACTAAATCCTAACCCACTTCCTGTACCACCAACACTAGTTACAGCAGTAGTGATATAACCAGCCCCATTTGTTAACTGATTAGTGTTTGTAACGTTAGTTGCACCCGCTGCAATACCATCAAGTTTAGTGGCATACGTACCAGTCATGTAACCGTTTACACCAGACGAAGCTGCTGCCATACTAATAGTAGGGTTATTTCCACCACTAGAACTTACAGGGCCTGTAGCACTAACAGACTGTACTGCGCTTGACCAAGTACCGTCTCCACGTAAGAATGTTGTATTACTTGCGGTTCCTCCACCATCAGCTAAAGCAGCTCTGGTTTCTGCCATAGTAGCCCAGGTTCTAGCACCATCATATGTGGCTAAAATTCGACTACCTGTGGCTCCTGTATTACTTGCTAAAGCAGTGTTATTAATTTCTGGGAACGATGTAAGACTATTTACATAAGCTAAACTACCTAGGCCTAGGCTACTTTGTAATGCTGAAGCTGTTGGTGTTGCTAAAGTTAGGTTTCCTGTTGAAGTAACGGTACCACTTAAGCTAAATCCTAACCCTGTTCCTGTGCCGCCAACACTAGTTACAGCAGTAGTAATATAACCAGCTCCATTCGTTAGCTGATTAGTATTTGTTACATTCGTTGCACCAGCGGCAATACCGTCAAGTTTAGTCTTATCTGTACTACTCATAGTACCTGCAGCACTAGTAGTAGCTGCGGAAATACTAATTGTGGTGCTGCCGCTAGTAGTAACGGCACTTATAGGAAGAGTACCAGTTATGGTAGTAATTCCAGAAGAGCTTGGGGAAGCCCAAGTACCGTCATTTCTTAGAAAGGTTGTAGTGTCTCCAGCAGGTGCTATAATAGCTGCAGTACCCCAGTAGAACTTACCCCAACTACTAGCGCTGGTTCCTAAGTTCATTTTAGTAGTATTGTTATCTCCTGTACCGCTAAAACTAGCTGCTCCGTCAACGTTCCGACTAAGCAATAGTCCTGCAGTAAATACTCCAGTACTATTATTAAAGCCGACAGCAATAGCTAATGCGCTGCCTGTTGTAGTCATACCAGGAGCTATTACATTAGGTAAGCTATATCCTAAACGTAAATCTGTAACTCCAGCTTTGTTAACATATAAAGCATTATCTTCATAAGTTAAATAAGTAGTTCCATTTACTGCAGTTCCTACAGTTGAGTAGTATGCTAATTGATTAGCTGCTGTACTAGTATTAACTGTGCCCGTACCTGCTGTTGTCCAAGTCCCATCATTTCTTAAAAAAGTAGTTGTTGATCCAGCAGGAGCAGTAATTGCAGCAGTACCCCAGTAGAACTTATCCCAGGCAGCAAGACTAGTACCTAAATTCATTTTAGTACCACTGCTAGCGTTACCGCTAAAACTAGGTGCTGAATCTGTTATACTAGATACTAGTATGCCTGCAGTATAGCTGCCAGTAGAGTTATTAAAGCCACTAGCAATAGCTAAGGCATTACCTTTGCTACTTATACCAGGAGCACCTACTGTAGGCAAGTTATAACTTAAACGTAAATCAGTTACACCCGATTGATTAAGATATAAACCATTGTCACTATAAGTTAAATACTCAGCACCACTTAAATTAGCTTTAGTTCCTGAAATAGAATAGAAAGGTATTTTGTACTGTGCAGCAGCTTCAATATACTTGTTGCCACTAAGATCTTTAATATCTGGTACACGCAAAGCGCTTTCAAACTGATTTTCGTCTCCGGTAACATAAGCATCTACTACACTGTCAAAACTACAACCTAATAACTGTACTTTAGTATTATAGTTTGAAATAGTCATGCGACTAGTGCTTGGAGTATATCCTCCTATGCCTTTAAATCCACAACCACTAATAACGTTATTATAACTGTCAGCCGGTGTAGAGGCATACACTAGAACACTGTATGTTGGATAATTACTGGCTACTCGTACAAAACTGCAACCATTAATATTATTTGTTACGCCTGGCTTTGCAGAAGAACTTTCAATCCATAGATCGGCAATACCTGAGTTAACTTCAAAGTAAACACCATCAAGTGAAATACCGACAGCGCTTTCTATTGCAGTAGAACCACTTGGTTCGCTAATCTTTAAGCCCCAGTTTGAAGTACTGCCTGATGTAGTACCATTACCTTCAATAGCCCCGCCCTGCATAGTAAATACACCAGGACCAAGTACCCATCCACCAAACAGTGAATTAGCACCTATCTCACAATTTAACATTGTAAGAGCATTTGGACTACTAGCGTAATTACCTCCAGGTATACGTTCGATTACAAATCCGCGTTGATTAAAGCGGAAAGCGCAAGCTGTAAATGTAGAGCTTAAAAAGTTAGCTCCATAAAAACCATATGCCCAATTTGTAAAGTGGCAGGCTTCAACATATACATAAGCACCATTGGTTATACTTAAACCTTGTCCGCTACCTGAACCCACAAACTGAAGGTCAGAAATGTGCGTATAAAGGTTTGGATTTATTGGTGTACCTGTATATCCTGTAATAACCAACCCATCGCCAGTATTAATTTGACGAATTAAACTTGCCCCAATACCATCTCCAGCAAAATGAACCCTATAAATTGGATCATTTCCTGCAATAGCACTATATGTTAAACTAGTAGTAATAACATATACTCCACGTGGGAAGTAAACTGTTCCACCTGTAGTTCTTGCCATGTTAATAGTGGCTTGAATAGCTGCTGTGTCGTCAGTACTATTATCGCCTTTGGCGCCATAGTCACGAACACTATATCGAAGATCTACATATCCACCCGAACCTGCAACAGTTCCCCAAGATCCGTCTCCGCGTAATACTTTTGTGATTTCGTTTGGAAAGGGAGTAAGCCTAACTTTAGTATTACTTGTAGTATAAGTAGGGGCGCTACCGTTATTAAACGTTCCAGTAAAAGTACCTATAGATCCAGAATTTGTGCCAGTAGCTACACCAACTGTTGGCTTTGTAAGAATAAAGCTACCAGAGGCAAGTGTTGCACCAATTGGAGTTGATACTTGCCACGTATTATTTATGCCAGCAGCAATAGCACTAACAAATAATGGTAATTCATTGAAAGTTTCAACGTCATACTCTAGTTGGAAACTATAGGATATATTTTCTAGTGTAAATGAGTATAGTAGTGGTCCAACAACAGTATTTAAATTAGTAAAATTAACTGTAATCTTTGCTTGTGAGCCGCTTCCAGTAAGTATGGCTTGAGTTGTAGGAAAGTCTATTCCACGAAAATAAGCAATACCGGATTTACTACCTGCAACTCCACTAGTGTTTGTAACTGCGTCAATTGCATAGCCATCCCCACTACCGCCAACAGAAATAGCAGATCCTGTACTGGTGCCCATATTTATGGTAACCGCGTTCCCAGTATGATTGGGGCTATTTACGTCAATTTGAAAAGCGTCTTTAGGGGCCTCTGATCCTGGTCCTGTTACATACCCGTAAAATAATCGTCCGCCGTTATTAGATACTGAAGATATAGCATTAGCTTTACCCAAAGTGTTACTTAAGATATTGGAACCAATATTAGCGCTGCTTTCAATCCAAACAGGATTTATAACATTGTTATTTGCACTAATACCAATAACTGCAGTATCTTGTGTAGTTCCGCCTGAGCCGCCTAAGGTTAAGAATCGGATATTGTTGCTGGAAAAAGCTTCTAGCCTATTAGTGCCAACTTGTTGAACGGTTGCAGTTCCAGGTGTAACAACTTTATTAATCTCAATGCGCTGAGCTGCAATATCGCCAGTAATAAGACTACCACGTGCTGTAACATTATTAAAGAAAGCATTACCAGTATCTCGTTGAATTTGCCAACCTAATGTTGTAGCATTGTAGTTATCACTTTGAATAGTAGTAGGAAAACCTTGTGTTAAATAAGGTGTGCCCCACGTTGTAGTATTTGAAGGAGTATTAAAAATGCCGTCTACTGCCCAAAGACTTTGTCCTGCTAGTGGTGTAGTAATAGTTCCTGACCAACCAGATGGATAAGTAGTATTTCCTGTAGTTTGACTATTTAGTTCGCTGATTGTTGGTGCAGCTAACTGTTGACCTTGAGTTTTATAGGCAATACGAGCACTATCGCCACGAACCCCACCTTCGCCTTCAATACGAACGGGAGTTTGCCAAGTAAATAAAGTTGCAGTACTTGATTTTGAACCAACACTGGCCCAAATGGCATCAGTACCAACTGGTACACTAGTTACGTCAGGATACCAGCCCCCAGGTGTACTAGCACTGGGTTCAGGAGTTTGTGGCTGAATAGCACTACGTTTAAATACTATAGCAACACTGCTGCCTGCAGCTCCTTGAACAGGGGCTGCAAAGGCCGGAGTTGGTGATAAAATACTATATTCAGATTCTTCAATAGCACTAATAAAAGCATACTTTACATAGTATGTTGTGCCTGCCACCAACGGAGTTGGTGTAGGCGTGCCATTGGGTATAGACGATATAATAATAGACAGGCCACTAGCATCAAATACTAGATTACTATCTGACGGAGTAAAACTTACTGAAGTAGAACACCATACTTTTACTTTGACTAAGTCATCCCTAATGTCATAGGTTCTGATACTATCATAAGGAGTATCTAATTTTAATATTAGGGAATTTACACCTGCGGATAAGCTTGCTGCCATATTTATCCCTTAAACAATTGTTTTAATTTTTATGTAGTTATAGGTAACATTATTCGCTACGGTTGTACCATAACTGCTTGTGTCACTATAATTACCGAGCTTATCTACAACTCTGCATGCTACTCTGTAAATTACTCCGTCTGCCGAGATTCGATGACTAGTCGAAGTTACTGGTATGTCGAGTAGATTTAACCTGCCTTGTCCGTTATTTATTACTTCTGGAATAATAGGTGTAGTGTCCCATAAATCCAGAGTACCGCTATCTCTATACAATCTGTAAGCATATCCTGCAATTTCTGCAGAATTAGATACTATTGTAGGATCTGCCACAATATATGTATTTTCTAAATCTAGTGCAATTGCTGGTGGAGTTTGGAAGTTTCTGTTTTTACCGTCATTATTGAAAGCAAAATCTTGTGACCAAGGACCACAAATTGTACGATCAGCGTTTGTATACCGGGCTCGTACTTTATAGTTTTTGTTAGAAGTTAAGTTAACAAATTCAAAGGTGCTGTTATTTTTATCAATCTCATACAGTGTACCAGGATTACTATCCCAAGCAGACACATCTCCATCAATTATATCAAACTGTACTTTGGAGGCAACAGCTGGTAAATCTTGCGGATTTGTAAATGCTACAATAGCTTTATTTTGATAATTTCCACTGGCAAGTTGATTACTTTGAGCACTTGTACTATTTATACTTGTAATAATAGGCGATTTTGTAATTGTAGTTTTAACAATAGCAATATTACTAAGTGACATTTTTGGATTAAATGTCAGTAAGTCTGTTAAGTCTGCTGTGTATATTTCTGGAGAATAGTCTACAAGAGTTAACCTTGCGCTGTATTCGTTACTAGGCTCAATAGCAGTAACAATACATTCTTGCGTACTAATATTTGCTAAACCTATCATAAATAAGTTATCAGTTTTTACACCATCAGTACTTAATATTTCAGGCACTGTAATTGTACTAGTATATCCAGTAGTTCCGGTGTATAAAAAGTTTCTAATAACACTACCAGTGCCAGGAGTACTAGTTATATTATTTGTACGAATAAGAATACTGTAATTAGTGTTGTTTGTTAAAAGTACTGGTTCTGTTAGTGTTAGAGCAGTACCTGTTACCGTATCTCCAACTCCAAGACCTAAGCGTCCGCTGCCAATACCCCACTGAGGCACACTGTGACTAATCTTTACCTTATCTCCACGAGTACACACCAAGTGTTCAAAATCTACATTAATTGTGTAAACTTCTGGTCGTAGTTTTAACTGAGCAAAGTGCCATCTTGCTAAACGAGTAGCTTGATCTGCGTTTGTAACTCCAGGCAAGTTAAGCTGTTCAAACAGTGTAGCACCTATTTTACCACCTTCTGTAGTTGGCCCATAACCATAGTTGTAGACAATAATTTCATTAGTTTGATAAGCTAAATCTTCGTCGCTAATAGTAATACGAAAAGCGTGTGGTAATATTGGTAAAATTTTCGTAGCTTCAAAACCCCAACTATTATGCTCAGTAAAATGCTGAACTGTATGTGTGCGTTCGGTATCAATTACAACACCCCATTTACCATCAATGTAAGTAGGGCTAGCTTTGCCTGCTGCGCAAATATCTCGCAGCGTATCCATAACACTTTGTGTGCTACTTAAAACACTGTTATAAGTAAATTTAGGTGCATAGGTTACAGTTCCAGTTCCTGGCTGTCCGCCAGTAACTTTTACTTCAAATGAATTGCCAACGACGTATACCGCACCAGTAGTTCCAGCTAAAATATTCCAGGATGCTTGTGTAGTTGTTCCTAAACTTTTAATAGTATAATAACGACCTTTTTGCATACTAGGTGTAGCTACAGTTTGTGCTACAGGATTGCAAAAGTTATGCCAAGCTGTTAAACTAGGAATGTCTAGTTCTGAAGGAGTAACTCTAAAAGCATTTGCAGGATGCATTAATACGTATGCAAATAAACTAGCAGGATTATTAGTTTCGCGCAAGTTTTCCCAACTACTTGTGGTTCTATCATAGTCCCATGTAATTGTGTGCACCAGTGCATTGATACCATCAATCTGTCCATTTACTTTATTACTGCTTTGGACTCGTATTCCTGTTTTTGCTAGATAAGTACCTGGTGGATTTACCATAGGCAACTTTTCGCTATCGTATGCTGTAACGTTTGCTAGTATTGCTTTATGGAATTTCTTTTGATCGACTTCATCTTCGGTTTCGTCTGAATTTGTACGACGAACACGTACTTGATATCTACCTCTTGGTAGATTTTCTACAGAGTGTACCCAGTTAAATGCGTCTTTGCGTCTTTCAAACCACGCACCTGTACCAAAAGTAAGAATAGTGTTTTGACTAGGCTGTATGTTAACACCGTTATTAGCTGTATAGGTAATCAGCGCGCCAAGACCCTTATCATTGGCTTGATTATTAACACCACTTAAAGTAATACTGTGAAAACCTGCTGTTAGTTTAATCAAGCCTTGTATTGCTGCAATTGTATTCTTTTCGCCAGATTTAGGAATCTGTACAGCACGTATACCATCAATTAAAATTTCGCCTTGATCATCACATGCAGCAGTTACTTCATAATAGCCTGTATATGGAAAGTAAAATGAGGGTACATTATATAACCAACTACCTCCATAGGCATTAGGATTTTCAGGAGTTGCAGCAGGAGTTGTATCTGTAGTACCCCAGATACCAAAGTCTTGTAAAAATGGACTCCACTTTCCGCCACTGCTTTTTCTGTCTATTCCTGCTACGCCAAATAAAGTTTTAGTGCTCCACACCTCTACAGCAGCAGCTGTTAAATCAACACCGCTAGCATCAGCATAAACTCTGCCTGATGTTATTTTTACAGTTTTGATTGCAGAAGTATCCCAAACAGTATCCATTCCACTACCAGTAGATTCTAGAGTTTCAATCACTGAGTACTGTAAACCTGACTTACCGCTATAGGAGTCTACGGGCTGTGATGTGCCTACTGGTGTAATGGTTCCGTTTGAACTTTGATATACTTCATATAGTGGTAAGTATCCAGGAGCTATTTGTGGCTTGTAGGTTTTTGTACCGGACGTACCCACAAGCGAAGCATAGCTGGTTTTAGCATATTCTGCTTGTATTTCCGGGTTAGCATCTTGCCCTAGAGTTTCGGTAGCTGCCCCATCAAATCTGCTTATTCCACCGCTGGGTGATAAACAGAACGTAGTGTATCTGTATAACTGAACTTCCAAACCACCAGGAGGACTCATTGTAAACAATTGAAATGCTTGGGTATCGCCTGGTTTAAAACTATATACGTTTACCGAGGAGCTTGAGTCTTCCTCGGCCCACTCACCTGCCTGATACTGCCGCATCTGAATTTCTACACCGCAAGTGGTAACGCCAATGTCACCAGTTTTAGTATTGATCTTACGCATACCTTCGGGAAAAGATAGCACAATATCAATAGCGTCTGCATTTTGCACAAGATTAACCTGCTGCCATTTTCTTGTGCCTGGATGACTAGCAGTTACATTAGTAGCGTTATTTGTTAATTCTAGGTTAACTGGGCGTTGTTCAACATCACGACCATATTGATTGTTAAAAGTCCCATCTATGCCTCCTGCGGCACCAAGTACATAGTCGCGGGCAAAACCTTGTATTGTAATAGGTCTGGGTACACTAACTGGTTCACCATAGTAGAAATCATCTATAGGCTTTGACCCAATATTAACATCTTTAATTGAAAGTGGGCCAAACCCCCACACTACAACACTGTTTAAAATATTTGTTTCTGTTAGTGACTCTACGTAAGGAGTAGCACCTAACATTCCTGAAAATCGTACTTTTCCTAGTACAACGGGTATAGCGTTAAACGGACTAGCTTGATTAGCTTGTCCGTTAAGTAAGTTCATGGCATTTGCACTGCCAGGATCATTTGTTCTGGGTGGGCGAATAGGTGCAATAACATTTTGCAAAACCATGCTGCCTACTTGGATAGATACACTTGCTACTGCAATTGCTTGTCCTGCCGTTAGACCAGTAACTCCAACGGAAGAACCTATGCTAGTACCTAAACTTTCTAACCCTGTAGGTCCAAGGGTAGCAGTAATTGCAATTGCCGCAAGTGTTATCAGCAGTCGCTTGGTTGACGTACCTTCGGCCACGCTCTTATAAGCTATTTCTTGGCCAGCTTGTACCACAGTAGTCGACCAGTTAGCTTTAGGTACAATTACCCCATCTAACATAATGACTATTTTACTAACTATTTCACTGCTTACGGTATACTTGGATTTTACAAAATCCACAAAGTCCTGAACAGTAGTACCTGCTACTGTCCAGTCGCGATATACGCTTAATTTTAATGGGTGCGGAACTCCAACCGCTTGCACTTGTGCTTGCGGAGCATACTTATAAAAAGCTACAAAACGGTTTTTCCACTTTAAGTTAGACAACGATTCAATAACTGAGTCACTGCCACTACGACAGTGTAAAAACTTGTTGTTGCCTACATATACACCCACATGCATAGGCTCACCAAGCATGTTAAAAAGACACAAGTCTCCCGCTTCTGGTTGGGCACTTTCTTCCCAGTTATCCTTATACAGCTCTACCGTTTGTAGGATACGTGGGTCAGTTCCGCCTGAGTATTCTTCTGAATAGCTGGGTAAGTCTATACCATACTCACCCTTATAAAATAGGCGAGCTAATCCCCAGCAGTCAACTCCACTTTCAGTTCTGCCATTGTCTAAATATCGTAATCCAATATATTTATCATAATTCATTAAAATAGTCCTGGAAAATAGTTAGGTGTAAAACTAAAACTAGGGAATGGCTCAGTATTGTAGTTAACCATACTTAAGTTTAAGGTAACGCTTTCAGCATTGTAACTTGCTGTTGTAATATAAAAGTTCTGCAGTGAAGCTTCTACATAGTCTAAATTACTAGAAACTACTAGTTCTATTAAAACTTTTGTTCGTGACATTAGGTGACTACGAATAATAGTAATCATCTCAGGCGTAACAAAGTTAAAAGAAATTGAGCAATCACCCATACCGCTGTCATTTTCATTAGGCAAGTTTAGGGTCATTGGCAAAAACACATATTCATTAGATCGGCTTACTACTCCATAAACTACTTCATCGTCTGTTGTAGAAGATAACCTTTGAGTATAGTTATCACTTAGTCTAATAGGTGTTGTTGGGGCTGTAGGGCTAGTATTGCCGTTTGGATCATAAATTGTCAGCAACATTATAAGCTGTTCATCTGTTTCAGACGAAAACATAGCACGAATTGCTTGTGGTGATAGTCTACTTAATCTGCTCATTATGGTAGTATTTCAAACTTTAAGGAGGTATTCCAGAAACCTGGTGCTAAGTACTGCAGTTTAAAGAACTCACCATCAGAACTAGGAACTATACGTACTTCTACGTTTGTAAAAGTACGTGGATGTGGAAATGTAAATCGTTTAACGCCCAGTAAAGTATCTTCAATAAAAGTTTCTAAGGTTGCACACTGTGCAGTTGTCATAATAAAGGATAAATCCATTGTATTAACGCGAGTACCTTTACGACGCATTTTTGCAGGACCAGCGTCCGGGTTTGAACGTATAATGTTCAAACCCAAAGACTCTGAAAATCCTTTTTGCGGTACTTGTGGTAGTGCTTGACTAGCCCATGAGGGAATTGGCATACTTATCTCCTTGCTAATGCGGGCCTATTATTAAAACTACCTGCTAGCGACTGTTGAACTGAACTTCCTGGACGGGCTACTTCACTTGCAACCATATCGCCAATAATAACTTCGATCTTACGATTTCCGCGTGAATCAGTGGTTTCTTTTGTGGTAGCTTGCTGATTACCGTAATTATTAACAACTACATCAACACTACCGCCGCCTCCACCTGCACGAACTCCCAAGTTTCCTTGGCCGTCACGCTTTAGGGGCATAATAGCTTCTGGTCCTGCTTCACCCATTAAGCCAGCACCTTTAGCAAATTTAAACAAAGTAGGAGAACTTACTATTGAATTAGTAAACATTCCGCCTTTGGCAAATGTTGTTAATCCAGTATTATAAACTCCACCCTTGGCATTTATATTAAATGCATTTGCAGAAGTAGCTAGTTGTTGTGGGGACATTGTAGGCCCGAAAAAACTACTAATACCGGCCATTAAAGCTGGTCTAAATGCACCATACACCATTTTTGACTGTTCTGCCATTTCATAACGAATTAACCCTTCAATCATTGAGTCAATTAAACCTTTGAAGTTTAATTTACCAGTTTTAGTAAACTCAATTAGTGCATTACCCATTTGGTCAAAGCTTTGCTTAAATACTTCACCATAAGCTAATTGGCGATCTGTTAAAGACTGCGTTAGGTTTAAAGCATTTCTGCGACCATCATTAGTTATTTGTAAGGCTGTTTTTTCAGAAGTGAATTTAGCTTCTATTGCAGTTTTTTCTTCAGCAAGCTGTGATTTTCTTTCTTCGTAGAATTTATCTTTAGGATCAAGCTTAGCTAGTGTGTTATCAATTGTCGCTAAAGCATCAGATCGTGCTTTTTGTAGCGTTAACTCAGATTGAGATATTTCATTAGATAATTTAGCGTATTCAAGGTATTTTCTTTGAGACTCAGCTTGTTGACCATATACAATGCCTAAGGATAATTGAACATTATACATTTCTTGGTCAGCACCTAATAGTGCTGCTGTCATTTTTAAAGCATTTTCATCAGCTTGCGATTTAGTGTCTCTAACAAGTTTTTCTTTATTAAACTGTAGCTCTATAAGTTTGATCCTATCCTGCTCGGTTTTGTTGTCTGTTTCTATTTTTTGACGTTTTTCTGTGAGATCTAATACTTTTGTTTGGAAAGCAATTTCTTCGGTGTACCTTGCTTTTTCGTCGTCCCTACTTGCAGCTTCTTGTTTACTTGCATCATTAATTTTGTTTCGAATTTCTAAGCGTTCTAAGTATTGTTTATTGTTTAATGCTTCTGCTTCTAAACTTGCTGCTGCTTTAAGAGAGTTTTCAGTACTAGCATTGTTAAGACTGTTTTGAGTATTTAATTGAGTTAATTTTTGCTGTGAAATATTATCTTCTAGGCCACTTATTTTTGATATGTCTTGGAATCTGCCACCAATTCTTTCTCTTTCACCAGTAATTGTATTAGCACCCTGTTGGGCTCGTAGGCCTATTTTTGTAGCTTGTTGCGTAGCCATACTAAGACCAACTTTTTGCAATCTAGCCTGCAAAAATGCGTCGCCTTCTTCAGTACCGGTAGATTGAAAAGGCAGCCTACCAGTTTTATCAGGGCCCTTTCTCAGTATTTCACTAAATGCTGCGAGAGCTTTGCCTTGTGCTGTTAAGCTATCTATCTCGTCTTGCGTTTCGGCTCGACCAAGAGCAGACTCAACAGTAGCAGCATCTATACTTGCTATCAAGCGTTCCTGACTACCTATTAGCTCCATGTTCAGGTCTACAGCCGCTAGTTGTATTTTTAACTCTTCGTCTTTTAGTCTAGCAGACTCAAGTGCTGCACGTTCGCCGCTTAGTGCTCCAGAACGTGCCTGAGCTAAAGTTAATGCAGCCTTAGCACTGGCTTGACCAAGTGCTTTATCAATAATTTTTGCACCTTCTGAAAAAGCGGCTCCTACGCCACTTACAAATAAAGCTCTTGCTTTGATAAACACAGAGGTATCTATAACCATTGCATCTTCGGTTTGAGATCTTAGTAAGTTTTCAAGATTTTTTTCTGCTTTTTTCTCTTGTTGTATTTGGTTTCGACCAGGCAGTGCAAATATACCTTTACTATTTTCTTGTAAATCTTTTAAAGCTTTTTGAGCATCTTCAATTTTGCCTTGGTACTGTGCCATCACGTCTCTGTTTTTGGCTACTGCATCAAAAGTACTCTTAAACTCTGTACGTATTGCTACAAACGAATTAACAAAAGCTTCGCCAAATAAAGCTGCTTTTTCTGGATTATTCGTTAAGTCATTAAACGCAGCATTTAGACTGTCAACACCTCCTTTAAGCGTATCACCCATTGCAATAGATACTTCTTGTAAACTTGAACCCAATTTAAATAATGGATTAGTGTTAGCAGTTGATTGAATAAACTCTTGGTATGCTTTATTAGAATTTTCAGTAGCTGTTTTAAAAGCGTTTAATTTACTACTACTGTTGCCTAAAGCAGTATTTAACATCTTTTGAATTTGTAAGTACTTATCTACTGTAATCTTGCCTGATTTAAAAGCTTCAGTAACACTTTTTATATCTAGTTCTTCAACTCCTAGAACATCTTTTAATTTTTGATCAGTATCTGAGCCGATATCAGTTCTACGTAGTATAGTACGGGTACTTTGTAAACTAGCTGCAAGTGTTTTTGCTAACTGAGTATCTACGTCTTTTCCAAATATTCCTAGAACTGACTCACGTAGTTCGTCATACCAACCACCTGCTGCAATAGCTTGTTTTAATTTTTCAGCAGCGTCTACAGAACCATCTGTAGCCGACGTAAGTTCATTCATTGCGTTAGATAGGGCAGAAATTCCACTTATTGTAGAAGAAGAGCCTTTCCTATTTAAAGTATCTAAAGTTCTGGTAACATTATCTACAGCATCTTTACTACCGTCTAAAGCTTTATTGAAGTCTTCTGTTTGTTTACCTACCTTAGAGAACGCAGAATCAAGCATGCTTAAAGCTTGAAGTACTACACCAGCTACAATTCCGTAAATACCAAAAGCACTTATCAAGGAACCTATCTTTTGTCCAACAATACCAACTACACCTGCAACGCGAGTATAGCCTGCTTGAAGTTTACCCATTTTGCCAGTACTCTCTACTACTGCTTTACCTTCTTCATCATAACGAGTAATTATCTTTAACTTGTTATCACGAGCAAGAGCAATCTGTTCATTTAATTTAGCGTATGCGGCTCTAGAACCATAGATAGCTTGAGTTTCTGCAGTTGTAGATCTAATACTTTCTGAGGCTAATTTATTTAATGTGCGTTTATTTATAATATCGTTAGAGCCTGGTGTAGTATACCCTGGCTCAGTACCTTTAATAAGACCTTCAGAAGCTGTATCAAAAGCTGCGGCTGCCCCCGCACGTATTGCTTTTAATTTTCCAAGGTGTAAGGTAAGCGCTTGTGCTTCAGCGTCATTTCTACCTTTTAAGTATCTTGCACGATTTTCTAAAGATTTGATTTCTTCAGGCGTAATAGCAAACGGATCTTTTCCTGCTAGTGCTGCAAAATCTTTACGTCCTTTAGAAAAACCTTTGGCAGACTTTTCTAATTCGGCAATTTTAGCTATTGTAGGTGCACCTTTTTTATACGCTTCAGCTGCTGCTGCGCCTGCACTATCCGCTAAGGCTCCGAGTTTTTCTTGTTGATCACTATATATCTTGGTGAAAACCATTCGGCTTTCGTTGGCTGCATTTTGTAAATTTTGACGATACTGGCCCAATGCAGGTATCGCGCTTTTAAGTATTGACGCTCCAATTGCTGCAATAACCGCTAACAAAGCGGTAGGGTTTTGTGTTAATACATTGACTAACGGTGTTAGTACTTTGTTTACTACTTCTAAAGCCCCTTGGCCTAAGTTCTGTAAACTAGCTAACAGCCTATCATAAGGATTTGCGCTTACATCAATAGCACTAAACTTGTCTAAGCCTTCTTTTAATACTGCTGTAGCAAACGCTTGACGTCTTTCAAAATCACTTAAGCTGTTAGCGGTTTTACCTATACTACGAGCATAGTTTTCTGTAGCAGGACCTATTTTTGTAAACAAACCCAGTTCGTCTAACAGTTCAGGCTCGAGTTTACTAATACCGCGTGTTAAACGACTAATAGCGTCTGGCATGGCGACGCCTAGTGCTTTAGAGGCTTTATTCGCTACCATACCCAGCTGTTCCATTTGCTTTGATGACAGTCCTGCAGCAGTACCTTTAGTAGTAGCTTCAATAGATTCGCGCATACTAATAGCGCCATCAGTAACACTTACTAATCTTTTAGCAATAGTACCAAGAGCTTGCCCGCTTGAAGCACCTAACTGATCCATACCTTTGATCATATTAGTAGTATCTGCTGCGTTACTTAATGCGCGAAAAGCAGCACCAGCCGCAAATAAATTAGCTGCATAAGTAGCGTATAAGCGCACTAATCCATCAAGCCCTCGAGCTTGATTTGCAAAGTCTCGGCCAGATGCACCCGTTGCCCCGGCACTACCCCTGGCAACATCATATTCGTTGCTACCCATCATGGCGTTTTTCCAACCGCCTTTACCTTTACCAGCAGGTCTATTCATATCCTTTTGAAGTGAATCAAAAGTTCCTTTGAAAGCCTTTAAATCCTTGTGACTGGCACTAATAGTGCCAAGGTCGGATAGTTTAATATATAATACAGCGGTATCATTATTAGCCATGCATACTCCTATTCGTATATTATCAAAATTTTTTGATAATTTAACTAGAGACCATTATAACATGTGAGCACTCTTTTGTCAAACCAAAAAATTTTTAACGCAAAAAAGCCCGCTAATTTTTAGCTAGCGGGCTCTTGCATCTTTTTCTTATTATTGATCTCTTCTGATCTTACATTATCAATTATACGTATAAGCATAATTACAAGTTTATGTTCAGAAACGTCAATCTCTGTTGCTTCTAAAATGTCTTTAATACCTATCAAGGATTTACCTAAATAGCTACCACTCATGGTATCCCATTCGTCACGGAGCATTTTATAGGCGTTAAACGCCTGTTGTACTTCTAGCGGAAAGTCTTCAAAATCAACTGGAACTTCAGACTCTAGCGGTTCGTTACCTAGCGCTTCGCACATTTCAAAATATGCGTCTTTGGTCATGCCAACGCTCATATTTTGAAAGTAGTTGACCAACTGCCCGTTTACTTGGTGGAGTTGGTCGTTGAAAAGTTTCCCAGGTCAGATACCTGTTCACTAATAAAAGCGTCAAAGTTACTTGAATTTTTCATTAAGTACAGTGCATTTTCAGCAGTATATCCTAGTTCGGAATCGAGATCTTTACCAGTTAAATCAACTGGAGCAAGTTGCTCTAGATAAGATAATTTAAATCCACTCCAGCCTTTTATAGCTGCTTCAACATAAAGTTGTAGAAATAAATCTTCGTTGAATTCTTCAGAAGCTTGACGGTTTTTAAAGCTGGTTTTTGTAGATTTCTTACGAATCGACAAAAGCGTTTCGCGAGATAAAAATGCCAAATCAACTACAAAACCAGGCATTCCAGGATATTCAACCTGAACTGATTTAGAAGGAACTAACAGTGTTTTTAAAGAGAGAGTAGTCATTTTATAATAATATTTTTGAAAAAGAGAGACTGGAGATCAACCCAGTCTCTGTGAAAATGCAGTAGCTAATTAAGCCGCTGCGTAATACTTAAGTGTAACTTCGTTCTTGGCTTCAAGATCGTATCCGCCAGTAGCAGTTCCAGTAGTAGAACCTTGAGCAGTCATAGTAATTGAAGTAGAAATAATCTGCTCAGAAGTAATTGCAGGAATAGTCAACTGAGTGGTTGGCATAGCAATTTCAAAGCGAGTATCGTTGTTACCGCCTACTTTAATTATAGCTTCAAATTTGTTAGAAGTACTGCTTGAACTAGCTGCTAACATATCTTTAAGCAATTCGGCACTGGTACCTGTACCTGTTTTTAAATAACAAGTTACATTAGCCGTAACAGAACGAGTACCTGTAAAATAAGTAATAGGAACATTAACAACACCTAAATTTGCAGGTGTTAAATATGTTAAGTTATTACTGATTGTTACATTACCGCCAGTGATAGCAATATTACCATAACTTGTTCCAGTTAATCCACCAAAAGTCTGAGACGCCAGTGTCATTGTAGACAGTTTGTTAGCAATGTAACGTGCTGAGGTATCTTTTTGCTGGAAATCATTTGTTCCTGTAAATCCACCACCAGTAACTGAACCCGCACCTGAGATTGTTAAAGTTGTAGGCAATTGACGCATCTCAGTGCCTTTTCCAGCCCATGCAATAGCAGCAATAGCATCTAAACCAAAGTCGATAGTTGCTGAATCAATCGCGCAATTATCGATTACATAAGTAACATCTTCAAACTGAATAATCAAGCCAAAAGCTTGGAGTTGGTGTACGTTTGAATTTGTGAAAGCTACTGTTGAAAAAGGCGCTGTTCCTGGTGATCCTGCAATGGCTGCAGTTTGTGTCCAACCATTACCTGTAGCGCTAGCCATCGAGTTCCACATTACATATTCTTCTGCGTCAACTTTGTCGTCTGAGTCAAGCGCTGTCAAACTTGTAGTGCCTTCGTTAAACTTAGGGCGAATATAGGTACTAAAACTCCAATCTACTGGTTCTAACGAAGTATTAAAACTACGTTGACCACGAATAGGTGCAGCACCTGCTTCATTAACAGTAACTGTTTCTTGACCTGTGTTTTGTGAAAAAGAGAAGCCGTCCAAAACTTGGAGTTCTCGTGTTGTTGAGGCAGTGTGACCACTTAAAGCCACCTGTCCTGAGCTATTTAAATTAGTCGTGTAAAAAACTCGACTATTACGTAGTAAATTTAATGCCATACTCTTTCCTTTATGATTTTTGGAAATATTTAAGCACCTTAACTAGATATTTATCTGTTGTCGTGCTTGCTTAATTCCGAGAGTTATACCAATGCGTAGCGCACTTGTACGTTGATTTCACCGACACCATAAGGAGCTAGTAGCCCTTCATCGGTAGTTATTGACTGAATTAATATTTCAGTTGTTGATAAGTTATTAGTAGTATCATATACTAATACACGGTTGTCGTGAATTACTTTTTCTAAGTCGTCAAGTAAGTCTTCTAACAGTTGCTGCGCTTCGCTTTCACTGCGAACATATACCTTGATGCTTACGTTTAAAAAGCCCCATGTAAAATCACTGGGCATATACTCTCTGATTTCTGTACCTGCGGTAAGATACACGCAAGGAAAATCCTGTACTTCATCCCAAAATTTAAGCTTGGGGTAGCTATTATCAAATAAATTAGTTTTGAAACTACCAGTACCGTCAATTATTTTAAACTTTTCAGCTAAGGCTTTTACAACGCTTATTCTTCTTGTCATAATGCTACCGCCCTTAATTTATTACTTACTACTTGTTCTGCAATCTGTCTAATTGATCTAGAGATTAGTAATTTAGGGTCTCTGCTACTAGGTGCTGATTGACGACCTCCGGCACTAAACGTTGCATACGGATTTTTCATATAAGAATAAAAGGCACTAATCATTCCTTCTCTGCTGGTACTTAAATACTCTACGTTGACAGTACTAGCAAATCTACCTGTACGGTAATTTAAAACATTACGGCTTGAGCCGTCTCCCATATTTGCACTAATTACATCTTGAAGTTGAGTATTTATTAGGGCTAATAGATTAGGTACAGTCTGTGTTATTTGTGGCATTTCTCTGATTTTATTAGTATCAGATTTTGTTGCTTGTACCTTACTCTTTAATTTTTTAAGAGTCTGTATTTTAGTCTTATTACTTTTTGGTTTATTTATCTGAGTAGTTTTTTTACCAATAAGTTTTGGAGGTTGTTTGTATTGTTTAGTATCTAACTTACTACCAGTAAGGATATTTAACATATCTTTTACAACTAGATCTTTAAAACTAGAAGAACCTTTGGTATTTATTAGTGCTTTACCTAGTGTTGGTGATTTAGTTAGAATGTCAGTTATATCTTTAGTATTAACTGAAAATACTTTTCTTAGCTCATCTAATACTGGCGATGTTTGATCACGACCAGATCCTTGATTTTTAACAGCACATTGTATTTCTACAAGATACTTACTACTAGACTTTATATACCCTGCATAAAATTCTTGATTAACAGCATTAGGTAGATTAGCACTATTTAAATCGTCTGCTTCCAACTTAGCAATATATTGATCTAGTACATTAACTAAAGCAGTACGTTCTTTTTTAGACAATGCATCTGCTTTATCTAAGTTATTTCTAAATTCTTTTGTTAGATTAGTGGCAACACCTATAACGTGACCTTTGTTAAAATAGTATCCAAAAGAAGCTCTACGTTTACCTTCTGCTTCAATCTTATCTATTTCAATTTGTTTGGCCTTACCTTTTAAATCGGTACGTTTATTAAGCTCTGCTATTTCACCAGTAATATATTTTTCTTCAGCTTTACGATATGCTTCTTGTACTAAGTAGTCATTTTCAAAAACGTCTACTAACCTAGAACTAATAGTATCAAATCCTATGGACTTAAATACTACGGCTTTACTTCCATTAACTGTAGTAAATGTACCTGGTACTGATCCTGCTCCACCTTGTTTCAAGCTATATAGTAAAACATCTACTTCTGCATTATCCATTTCTTTACCAGTAATAGTCTTGTACATATTTTGTACAGTCTGTTCTGTAAGATAGAAATCAGTCTTACCTGAAACTTGCTGGCTTGCGCGCAAACTTCTTGCTGAGTTAGTAATAATATTCTTATCTAGCTTTTCCAACCAGCTTTTATAAATTTGACTTTGTATAGTTTTACTAAAGTCTGCTATACTCATGTAAAGTCCGCCATATATTGATCTAACACACGTTTGATCGCTGCTGGGAAGTTACTGGAAGCAACATAATTAATTTGTGTTGTATTAGGATTTAAGTCACGAGTACTGTGTACAGCACCATTATTGCGTGAGTAGTACTCTACTAAATCTAATACGGCTAATTTTAGATCACTAGGGATTACTTCGTAACCTGCAAAATAAACTACTTTGTATCCGTTAATTTGTTCTGGGAATCCGGCTGGGCTTAAGCTAAGTACATAGTCATCACGTGCTACGTAGTCTGTAAACTTTACTAGATTAGTGTATGTCTTACCGTAGTCAGCACTATAAGCAACTGAGTTAACTGTAACTACTGGAGTTTCTTTTAATATGATCTGTTTGAAGCCACCATCAAACACTTCTGTTTTAGCCTCGTCGTAAAAATCAATGAAAGTACGACGGCAATATGTTTTTACTAAATCGCTAACTTTGGGTATTAAGAAATCAATTTCTGTGTCAGAGTTTGTACTACTAATTCCCATGTAAGCTTTGTATTCTGCTTTTGTTACTAAATTTGTTGCCATAAATACCTCGCTTGTTTTATAAAGGTACATAATACCTTTATAAAACAAGACCCCGAAGGGTCTTGTTAACAATTACACTAGCAGATCAGGTTGCTGTGTACTTGTGTGCTGTAACAGCGTTACCTAAGTTAGTAGTAACACGTGTCATACCGGTACGGAGGCTAGCCACCATAACGCGACGTTGTGTTTCAACTAATTCTTGGGTATCGATGCGGAGACCGCGCTGGTTACCAACGATAAAGTTGCCTGGGTTGACTGCAATAGCGCCTGCAATACCAGTACCTGGTGAAGCAAACTCTGCAGAGACCAACACTGGGCTTCCACCGATTTGACCGATTTGACCAGTCAACAATGTAGCTTGTGAGCCAACTTGGTTCATGGTTTGGAAGGTTGTGTCTTCCAGCAATTGGTAATATGTATCAGTATTAATGATATAAATTACTTCTGCGGGATCCAGACCCCAAGCACCCAAACCTTGACGCAATGTGCGCAACTTAGCAACGTTCATGCCAGCAGCAACAGTGTTACCAGTAGCAGTAGTGTTAGCAGCCCAGATGCTCAATCCTTTAACGGGATCAGAACCAGAACCTGCACCTAACAAGAAAGCCTTGTCAACGGCGCGAGCAACACGACGAACCATACCATCACGAATGATTGGCATCAAAGCCAACAAAGAATCTTCTTCTTCTTCGTATGCTGTATACTCGTTTGTGGCAAGTTTATATGCATTCAAAGTGATTTCTTTGAGGGTGTGGGTAGCATTGCCACCAGCTGAAGGACCGGCTGCACCAAGGGTAGCAGGAACGGCGCCAAACTCAGCGTTAGTAACCCAAGTAGCAGTTCCTGCTTCTGGATTCACTGGAATGGTCATAACGTTGGTTTGCATAGCAATGTTGCGGAAAATAGGAGCAACAACTAAGCGACGACGAACTTCAGATTCAAGGTTCAAAGAAACTTCGAGTTCCCATGTAGCTGAAGGCACGTGAGCACCGTATTTTTGCACTAAATCGCGGCCAAGACGTGTACCGTCAATTGATTTGCCAGCCATTTTAGCTAAGAAAACTGCCTTCTCTTTGTCACCATAAGACATACCGTCTTTGGCTTCTTGGAAAGACATTTTTGATTTTGTGATTGCTTCGATTTCTGAAGCTTTCTCTTTTAAAGAGGCTTCTAAACCAGCGATAACTGATTTGCTAGACTCTTCAGCAGATGCTAAACGCTTCTCAACTTCGGCCAAGAGCTTCTCAGCACCTGTGTCCACAGTAGAGATAGAAGCAACAGCGGCTTTAACGCGTGCATCTAATTCAGCTTCGGCTTTATCAGCAGCAGCTTTGTCAGCTAATGCTTTTGCTTGTGACTCGACAATGGCTTTTGCAGTTTGCTCAGCCGCTTTGCTAGCTGCATCAGCTAACATTTGTTCTAATTGTTTTGGATCCATTTCCATTTCCTTTTTGACTTCGCTGCTTGCTTCCGTAGAGGATTCTAGCCCTTTAGCTGATTCGCTTTTGGGTGCAAACTGCATTTTGAAAGATTTAAATTCTTCGTCGTTTTCAAACGACTTAGAGAGACTAAATAATGTGTTTTGATTTGCGG